CCAATTGAGTGGTGTTAAGCGATGTTGTTACTCTTCACTTCTTCTCTTCAGCATAAAAATACTATAATTGATGGCAACTTGTTTCCATCAATCCAACTGTACCCGATATTCAGTTGATTTGGAGGCAATGGTACAAGACCACTCCTACAAGGCTAGTGTAAAATACTCATACCATAATTATTTCTCCCAGGTAAAGGATTAGTCGAGTACTTGCACGCCGACCAAATGTTTTTGGGTCTTCCTCGACTCTACTAATCGACATCCATGGGACATACGCCGTCGTACCCAAACTGCTGGTTGGCTTGATAGGCCGCCCGCTGCTGCTTCTCCAGCAGCTGCTTGGCTTGATAGGCTGCCCACTGCTGCTGCTTGGCTTGATAGGCTGCCCACTGCTGCTGCTGGTGCTGCTGCTGCTGCATCTGGTCCCGCTGATGCTTCTCCAGCTGATGCTGCTCCAGCTGATGCTTCTCCCACGCCTCCGCGTCATACAATTTCCAGGTGTCAGGTTCGTCGTGGTGCTCGCATGCGGGATCTCCCGGGCCCTCAATCGCACCGCGTTGCGCCCATGGAAACTGCTCGTGATACCGTCTATCATGCGCTTCCTGTGCGGTCCGGAAGGCATCCCAATCCTTACGATCGACCGCCTTCTCCTGCTCGATAGCAACTGCTTGCTGCTCCCACTCCTTCAGTGTAGCGCGGAGGACTGCCCTCTTCCGCTCTGCACTACATTGTGATGGTGATGTTGCAGATCGTGGACTGCCTTCTGATGTTGCAGATTGTGGACTGCCTTCTGATGTTGCAGATCGTGGACTGCCTTGTGTTGATAAGCCTAATTGTTGTGATGTAGAAGAAAGCGGTATTCTTGGACTCCCTGTTGCTCAAACATTGGGAACTCGCCATAAAGACGAGCTTCAGTCTTTCGACCTAATCCGCAGACTAGTTTTATTGGCCTCCAAAAGAAGGCAGGACATACTAGACTTAATCCTCTTCGATTGGTTCGAAAGACACCTTGCTCCACCGTCTCCGGTTTCATTGCCGTCTAATAGTCCAATGCCAGCAAACAGTCGTGAAACTGCTCCTGTACTAGTAACTACTATAAGACGCTCTCTAATACGTTCAGAGAGAATAACGTCGCTTTCGAAAAAACAGGACATCTGACCAATACCCTGAGGGCATGAATCCGGACACCTATGTGTTTATCACAAGTAGTGTAGTACCCCAACAAGGAGTTCCACGACCACGAGGAGTCGACAACATAGATGGCGAGAACGGTCTCTTTCCATTTTACACACCGACGTAGGCGCACTAAGTTTGCCCTGCAACAGGCTAGATCCAAATGAGTAATGAGAAGGCTGAACAACTCCTACTCTTGGTCTGAGATCTTGAGTTTATCACGCTCCCCGGTGGTATGCCGGAGTCTGTTTATGCAGGGGTTTCTTAGTACAACCGTACGCCGGTGCTTCTGTCGTTCGTTAGCTAGTCTCCTTTCCCCGCGTGGGACTTGGACCTCTGTAATATTAGATTATAAGACACATATTTAGAATTAAAATTTCAATTTTTTTTATTTAAATATATATATTTAATTAATCTAATGAATATAATAACTACTAAAATACAAGAAATAGAAATGAATGAAGAATACTTGTTACTTAAATGTACAAATATAAATTTAAATATAAAAATTATAAATGGAACAATTGATATAATTATAAAAACAACATCAAAAGATGTGGTTGGATATACTTATCTAGAAAAAAATGATATAATTAAAGTATTATATATAAAAAAAAATAGTACAATATTACCTAAAAAAATATATGTAAATACAAAATATACTTTTAATAGTGATTCTTCAGAATCTGAAACTATTTAATTAAAAAAAACTTATAAAAAATATATAATTAATTTCTACTATCTATTATATATATATGAAATTTTCTAGAATAGTATTAGTTCTATCACTTGCCGTTTTAGCATTGGTTCTTTTTAACACTTTATCTAACAATGATAATTCTTATGAAAATTATGAAAATATTGATCTTAACGAACCTTTTGATGATACACTACCTGAATTATTAAATGATGACATAGCGGAAGAAGACAGACTTAAAGAAGACAGACTTAAAACAGTTATGCGTGAAAAAATTGAACGTGAAGAAAGAGAAAAAAGGGAACAAGAAAAACGGGCTGAAGCTTATGCAAAAAGAAAAGCATTCGAAGCTGAAGCGGCAGAAAAACAAAATAATATAGTAAAAAATCAACCCGTTAAATCTAAATTCGTACCAAATGATAACGAAATAGATGGTGCTTTATTAACAGAAGAAATAAATTTAACACCCGCAGATGTTGATAGTAAATTAATTGATGGTACCGAAAATTTAATGGCACCACTTGCTACAAGATTTCAATCTGTCAACTCAATTTCAAATGTTAATAGAAACTCAAGTAATGATTTAAGAGGAGATATTGAAATTCAATATGATGATAAATATACCCCATTTTATGCCAGTCATATTTATGGCGAACCATTACACCAAAATAATTTATAAATATTTAAAAAAAAATGATAATATTAGATAAAGATTATTTCTCTAATATTATATATTAATGTCTGAATCAAGTGAAGTTCAAAATAAAATAACTAAAGAATTTAAAAATAACGTTAAACATTGGGTAGAAATAGATGACTCCCTTAGAGAATTAAGGGTCAAAATTAAAGAATTAACACAAGAAAAAAAAGATAATGAAGAATTTATTTTAAATTTCTTAGAATCTGTTGATGAAAAATCTGTTGGTATCAACGATGGAAAACTAACAAGGTCTGTTTCACAGACCAAAGCGCCCCTTAAAAAAGATAATATTCATAAAGCTCTAGTTGAAATAACTGGAGATACAAATAAAGCAATGTCTATGACAGAACATATTATTAAATCTAGACAAACAGTAGAAAGAGTAAATTTAAAAAGAACAAAAAATCGTAAACAAAAATAATTTTTATATATATATATATATGAATAATATATATATAAAAAAGTATTTAAAATATAAAAAAAAGTATTTAAATTTAAAAGGTGGTACGTTATTACGAACTGAACGCCCATTAGATAACCTTTCTAATACTTTTATTCAAGTAACAATACACGGTAAAACGGATTCGAATAAAGATAATGTTTTTAAAATACCCGAAAATATTTTGTTAAGTATGATTGATTGCTGTGGATCAACCGCAATGCAAACCATTAATTATTGGTTTGATCCTTTCAAAGAAAATTATAATATTATGTCGAAAAGGAACTTCGCAATGCAAATTTTAAATGGACAAATTAATAGTTCAAAAACAATACATAATATTATAACTCCAGGGAGTAATATTTGTGACTTATATTTGAGTAAAACTTTAAATGATTTTACTTCAGGAATAACGTATAAACAATTTCAGGAAAATATAACTGATTCTTACCATTTACAATTATATAAGACAGAGCAACATGTACTTGAACAAATGAAATTTCTTATAAATTATGTTTTAAAACAAAATAGTATTAATTATGATATTAAACAATGTACATACATAGGATTAAATGATTATTTAATAACTCAACAAGATAACTATCACAATTTTAATTCAAGTTTACTTGAATTAACCAACCCTCACGACAATGTCCTATTAGAAGAAATAAGATCATATCTAAAAAAAACAACGCCTACAAGAAAAAGTATATTCGAAATGTTACACCAAAATATTTATTTTAAAATATTTATGTGTAAAATTGGTGATAGTACTAACCATTTTGAAGGTATGATAAATTTTTTTAACTTTATATATACGAAGAAAGATGTAGAAAAAATAAGTGTACCCGAGATAGAAATAAATGAAAAATTAATAGTATCTTTGTTTTTTTTTATAATTTTTATTTTTAGAATAAATGATATTAGATATACAAAACCAGTAGAAACAGGGGGAGGAGGCGCAGCAGGCGCAGAAGCTGAGACAGAAGGAATTAAATTATCAGTTATGTTAGAAGAATTATCTAATAAATTTAAAAAGTTAGAAGAATCATTTAAACCAACATTATATTACGTTCAATTAGTATCGTGTCAAGGATTTGAAAACGGTTTTTGTGATAGAGGATTTTGTTATAATAAAATAATACATAACGATTATGATGATATTATGAATACAATAAAGGATAGGTTATCAATAGATTTTAATCCAATACTTTTATTTAAAGAAGTTAAAAATTATTTAGAAATATTAGCACAAAAAATATTTAACGATGGACCATATAAGGGTAAAATCACAAAAGTTAAACAAATGGAACTCTTACATTTTTATATAACTTTTATAAGTTTTAGTACAGAAACAAATATAGGTAATTTAACTAGTGACACTAAAACTTTTAAAACAGACGAAGAAATAAGAAATATTTATGACGTTACAATTGTACATAATTTTTATAGAACAAATATAATTTCATATATGTTATATGTAAATAACGATTACTTCCTAACTTTTCAAGAAGATTGGAATATGCAAGATATTCCGGATTATTTCAAGCTTGATCCAAAAAAACCTATTTATATGGATTTAATTTCTAAATACGATGTGTTAAAATATATATTTAGTCATAGTAGCCTGAAATTTAATAATAGTATGTATACTAATTATTCATATAAACTATTTTTACAAGTTGTTACTACTACTAATCCTTTACAATTAGCTGAAAAGTATAACACCTATTCATTTAAGGATGATGATAATCAATTAATTGATGCTGTTTTAACTACATATTCAAACAAATTTATAATAATTAATGATAAAACTTTAGAAGAATATATACCTGATGAGGTAAATAAGGTTATTTTATTAAATTCATTAATCACTATATATGGAAATGAATTATTAACCGTAATAAAAGATAAAACCATAACATTCCCAGATCTAGATACAGAATGGGGATGACTAAATTAAAACTTCATCAATTATATCTCCTATTTTACTAAATGTTTTTACAGAAAAATCCTTAGTAATAATATCTTTATATTTATTCTTAATTTCTATTAAATCATCTTCATTTTCTTGAGGGACAAATACATTTTTAACACCTGCCATTTTTGCTCCATATAATTTATATTCTAAACCTCCAATTTTTGTGATATTACCATTTAATTCAACTTCTCCAGTCATAGCAACTATATTATTAATAGGTCTTTCTAATATTCTTGATATAAAACAAGTTGTAAAAGCACAACCAGCACTAGGTCCATCTTTTGGTGTAGAAGTAGAAGGACAATGAACATGAAATCCATTTATAAATTTGCTATTAAAATAAGAATCAAAATCTTCTATATTATATTTTTTCTGATTTTCTTTTAAATAATTAACAGCAGCTGTTAATGAACATTGTACACTTTCTTTCATTACGTCTCCTTGTTTGCCAGTAAGTTTAATGTTAAATTTATCGTTTGTTTTTTCTAAATTAGGATAAATTTGAATAGGTATAATACCACCTGTACCAGTCGTAGTAGCATAAAGCCCATTAATTATTCCAATACACGGTTTTTCGTGAATAATAGTATTATATGTTTTAGGTTTTGATAAAATTTCAGTAATTAAAGTTTTAGTTAAGGTTAAATACTGTTTATCTTTACTAAATAATTTTCTACAATATATTTTATCCAAATTTAATTTTAATACAATTTGTTCTAATTTTCTTTTAATATTTCTAACACCCGCCTCATTTGTATAATTATTAATTAAATATTCAAGTAAATTATCACTTATATTTAATTTTCTATCTATTTTAATATCATCAACAATTTCTGGTATAATATAGTTTTTACAAATACTTAACTTATCTTTTATAGTATATGGTGATACTTTAATTTCTTTTATTCTATCTAATAGAATTGGATCAATTAAAGATGAATCGTTATAAGAAAATATCATAATAACTTTATTTAATGGAAAATCAATACCCTGAAAAAATCTATCTTGAAAATTTTTATTCATATTTGGATCGGTTAAGTGAATTAATATACTTGTTATCTCGTTTGTATTACCATGTTTACTACAAGCTTTATCTAATTCATCAAAATATAAAATACATCTAGATTTACCCATTTCAACCATTTTCTTTATTATCATTCCTGGTTGAGATCCTGAATAAGTATAACCATGTCCATGTAATATTTCACCATCATTTTGCCCACCTAAAGTAATTTGGCCAAATGGTATATCTAAAGCATCACTTACACTTTTTGCTAGTAAAGTTTTACCAACTCCAGGAGGTCCAACTAAACCCAAACTAGAACCGTGACTTGATGGATTAGATATCCATTTTCCAATAATTTGTAAAAGTGATTGTTTAGCATTATCATGACCAAAACATAAATTTTTTAACTTTGATTCAACATTTAATAAATAATCTTTGGATTTGTCTTTATTATTTTTTAAAGTATTAAAAAATAAATTATCATTAGGAGATATCCAAGGATAATTAAGAATAGTTTTGACAAACATTAATTGTTTATAATATTCATTATTAAATGATTTCATTTCTTCTATTTTTTCTAAAACTTGAGATCTAATATTATTAGGAATATTTTTATTTATAATAAGTTGTTTTTTATAGTCAACGTCTTCAAAAGTTAAATTTTTTATTTTATCAATATTATTTTTAATATTAAGATTTGATTTTTTAATTTTTGATTGTAAATAAAATGTAAGATTGTCATAAATAAATGTATATAATTGAAATTTTGTATTATTTTTTTTCTCTTTTAATAAACCTAATAATAATCCGGCTATATCGATACTATCAGTATTTCCTAATAATAATAAAAATATCATATTATACATTTCTTTTATATTATCACTTTTTGAAATAAAATCTTTCATTAAACTTATAAATGTTGAATCTATTAATTTTACATATTTAAAATAAAGTTCTGATAAATATTTTATATAATTGTCTACACTCATATAATAAATATTACCCAAATAATCGTGACGTATTAAAGTTTTAATAAATTTTAAATCTATATTATTATTTTTAATGTTTTCAATAGTTTCAATTTTTTTTTTATATAATATAGGTCTTTTAATTTGACACGTTTTTATTACTGAAGATAATTTATCTACTTTAAAAATTAATTCAATTTTAATATATTTATTTTCTAAATTTGGTATTTTAATCCATAATTCGCGTATCTTATTTAATTTTTCATTATTATTAGTTAATCGCCAATAGTATGGATTAGTTTCATTAGATACATCAAATATATTACAATTTAATGGAATTGTAATATCATTAATTTCATTTAAAATATTTTTTATATCACTACTAAAAATATTACATATCTTGTAATTAAAAATAATATTTATTAAATCTATTATATTTTCATAACCACTTTCTTTCAACAAGTGGTGTATTAGATTATTTATTTCAAAAAAATATAACTTTTCAGGATAATTATTATAATAAGATTTTACAATTTGTAAAGAATTATCTGTATTATCTATATTATTTAATATTAACATTAATTCAGAATTTTCGGTTTCATTACTAATTGCTTTATTGTAATCATTATTTATTTTTTTAATTAAAACATACAATTTATTTAAATTACTTGTATATATTGATAAATCGTTTATTTGTAGATTATATAAAATATTATAATGAGTTTCTAATTTTGATATTTTACTTGTGATATCATTGTAACATAATTGTAAATAAAACAATATCTTTTTTTTTAAATCTTCATTCATTAAATAATTTTATATTTATCTTAATATTGATGCGTTTATATTTAATTATTGTAACCTATATATTGAAGAAGATAACGTATTTAAACAGTTTGTGAACGCATTTAAAGAAATTAGAGTTAGTTTAATTTAAAAAAATATTTTATAATAAAGTTATATATAAGATGGCAAAAGGAAAAACTCCTACTACCGCTAGAAAATTAGCCAAGAAACAAGTAACTTCTACACCTGCTGGTCCTGCTGAACCTGTTCAAGAAACAGCACCAGCTACACTACAAGCTGGTGGATCAAAGAAAAAAGCAAAAAAACCAAGAAAAGCAAAAAATAAACAATCACAAGCAGTAGTTGCTGATACTGCTGTGGATACTGCTGTGGATACTGCTGTGGATACTGCTGTGGATACTGCTGTGGATACTGTTGTGGATACTGCTGTGGATACTGCTGTTGACACAGAAGCTCAAGTTCAAACTGAATTAGCAACTAATACCGAAACTAATACAGAAACTGTCCAAGAAGGTGGTGCTAGAAAAGTCCGTTCATTTAAAGTAAGACTGCCGGATAATGAATCTTTCGAAGGACGATTCACTGGACTTACTCCTTACCAAGCAGCAAACAAAGCTCTATCTAAATATTACAGAGAAACTAAAACACCAAAAAAGAAAATTAGATTCACAATTAGAGAATCAACACGTGGAAGTAAACGAAATCAATATACATACAATGGACAACGTGAAAAACTAACGATACCTGTTGAATATGCAATTAATGATGGTCGTATAATTACTAAAAACTACAAAAACAAATTGACAAAAATTAAGAAAGCTGAATTAGCTGCTTTAATGGTTTAATTTTAATTTTATAATTATGAATATTAATTTAGTATTCATAATTAATGATTTATTCTGCATCTTCAAGAGCTTTGACTCTTTCTTCGACTGTTTTTTCTTTTACTTTTTCTTTTAATGCTAATGTAATACCATACATAAGTAAAGTAATAACAGTTGCTAATTTCCAATTTTGGTCTGACCCACCTTGCCAAATCAAAATCCATACAAGAAAATATCTAACAAATTCATTATCATCAAAAAATTTTTGAACTTTGAGCGGAGTTTTAGGAAAACCACCCCATGCGCCAATAGCAGTAGCTAAAGCAACAACAATAGTCTTTACAGATGGTTCATTAGAACCAGATGTAAAAATGTTAGGGTGATTCAGATTATCTATATAACCGTCCATATAATATACATTAGAAATTATAATATAAATGTTTCTTTTAATAATATAATTTTATCCATAATTTTTTGAGTTTCAAATGTCTCAATATTATTATCAAAATTATTTAATTTAATAATAATATTTTTTTTTAATATATCTGGAAAATTAGATTTTTTACAATTAAGTTTTTTTATAATTTTTTTTTTTAATACTTTAAACATATGACTTATTTTTATATGATTAATTATATTTTGATTTATATTATTTTTATTAATTATTATACTTTTATTTTTAAATTTAAATATTGTTTTATTTAAAATATTTAATTTATCTTCTAATTGAAATATTAAAAAGTATTCATTAATTAAATTAACTGTTAAAAAGTATAATTTATTTGATTTTATCAACATATCTACTAAATGTATATTAAATTTATTTTGATTATGATTACCATAAAAAATACTAATATTTTTTTGATCTTCATCGTCAATAATAAAACTTTCTTTATATTTACAAGGTATTAGAGAACCATTTTTAAGCAGAATATTCATTATTCCATTACCAATATCAAAACCAATATTAGCATTTAATTTAGGATACTTAATTAAATCCATATTGTATTGTATTATAAAAAAAATTGAAAATTATTAAACTAAATATATCATTATTATTAATCTTTTACATGTCATCCTGCTCACACGTACGGCCTCTATTGACTTTTTCTCAAGCTATTGCTGATGTCCTACCTTCAATCACATACAAATCTGATCTGAAGCGTCTTTTTTCACTAATTGAAGAACACGGACCCAAGACTAGGTCCGATAACCTTAGATATCGACGAAGCAATTTTCTTGATGTTTCATACTATGTCCCTTCACCAGAAGGAATTGCTGATATGAAGGATTTTATCGAAGATACTCGTGTAATCTCTGTAGGTTCAGGACATTGTCTCACTGAATTTATTCTTTCTCATAGTGCGGTGGACATTCTACCTACAGATACCTTTACTACTCATGACACTTCCAAGGATATGTGTTTGATGAAGGATTATATTCAAGACTATACATCTGTTGATGCTGTCAAGCAACATTCTGACCGTCGTTGCCTACTGATGATTTGGCCTCCATATCGCACTCCAATGGGTTATGATGCTCTAAAGGAATTCACTGAATCACCGTCTCGAACACCGGAAGATAAGTTCATTCTCATTGGCGAAAGCGAAGGAGGGTGTACTGGAAACGATTCCCTTTACGAATATCTTGATGAAAAGTGGGTAATGACACGTGAATCGTATCATCCCGTGTGGGAAGGAATTTATGATTATATTCAGATGTACGAACTGAAGAGTACAGTAGGTGATTCTGATTACGAAGATGATTCTGATTACGAAGACTGTCCCGAAATAGAAACTCGGGAACAATATGTACTACGGATTCAAAAGGAGATTCTAAAGGCGTCTACTGAAAAGCGGGTTGAAGACATTCCTGTTCTTCAACAGATGCTTGTAGAAACTGGACCAACTAGTCCTATTGAAAGGGCGAATGCGTGTGAACCTGAAGATGAGTTCCCTTTTCCTTTAACACAGAAGGAATGAATTATTAAATACACAATTGAACCAGAATATTTGAGAGACCATACTTCTCAAACAAGGAAAATTAAGTTTGATATTACGATTTGTGACTACTGAATTGAAGGTTGTACTCTGAAACTAAACACGTACATTGATTGTTACAACACTTACCTTGATTATCGACCGGTAAATTCTAGTCATTTGTGTAACGCAAAAACTGGAGAAATAGTCGGAATGGAAATTTTTGATCGTATTAGCACAGTCATTGATAGCGAACTGTATATGCGAGCGTCACAGCAACAGTTTGACAAATGGTGTCACAGTCTAGGCGACGACAATGATAACGGAAAAATTAAATTTTTTATTTATACAATCTACTTTATTTAAATAACATTTACATGACTTCTACTTATACAGAACCTCTATTGACTTATTCTTTTTTCTTTTCTGATGTGTCCCGTTCTAGGGAACAAGCAATTCTAAGTGATTGGGATAGAAAACCAACAATTGTTGATATCAAGAGTTCTTGTTCAACAATTATTGAAGAAACACCTACTAAAATTACTTTGATCGCCTCACCGGAACAATATACGTATGGTGATAACAGGGCACCATATGGATACACACTAGTATCAGCAATTGTTGAGTTCAAAATAACTTCAAAACAGGTACGTGAGTGTATTAAAAAGCTCGAATATTTTGATAGTAAAAGAACTCTTTACAAACTGATGTCCCAAGATGGATATAAATGGTGTTTTCAGATTTATGAAGGGGATTTTGAAGATACGGAAATAAAGTATGCTAAATCCAAAGAATATCCGAAATTAAAAATTGTGTAATTTATTAAAAAACATTGAAAGAAACATTATTTATTTTATTTAAATATAATAAATAATGGAAAATCTACAAATAGAACGTTTTGATGATGAATCAGATAGAGTTTATAATTATCGAAAAAACTATATCACTAAAGAATATAATAATAATAATTTAGAAACATTAATTAAAAACTCTAAAATATTAGCGAATATGAAATTTAAAAATTGTAAGTATCCTCCTAAAATATATCATATGTTAAAAAATTTTATTTAACTTTTCTAGAATATAGAATAATTATTAAAATTGTAATTATTAAAATTAAATTTAATCCATACATAACAAATATAATAGTAACATACGGATAAATTTTATTATAAAATTCTTGTAATATTGGTTTTAAAACTTCTTTATTAAAATGTTCTTTATTCTTTTCTTCTTTAAATTCTTCAATAAATCGAGTAAAAATTTGTTTAAATATTTTATTCATTTAATTTAATTTATAAAAATACAAATTAATTATAAACTAAATTATTCGTAAACTGGTATCCTGGATCTGCATGGAGTTTGGTCATATAATAATCAACATCTTTACTTTTTTTTAGGTTCCACCTTCCAAGATTCGGTTCTTTTGGTAAAAATATCATTTTAAATGTACTAAAGTGAATAGATACTTGTTTTGAAATTGAACGGAACATTAATAATATAATAATTTATATTATTAAATAACTTTTTCAATTTTTATAAATATACAATTTAAATCATTGTTAATATATCTTTTGATGATTTAGATACTGGTGTTTTGTAAACTTGATGTATTAACAAAACTGTAAATATTATCATTACAATCACAAGAAGGTTATTAATTATCATTCTAACTTTAGAAAAATCTATTATAATTAAATATATTTTAATTTAAAATTTTAGATTTATAAAAATTATTATTATTTTTTAATAAATCAGATAACATAATTATCTCGCTAGCTTGACTTTTAATTATTCTATATGCTAAATAAATCATAAAGTCATTTTTTGTATTTTTTAATAATTTTTTACTCATATCTACAGCAACCTGATGATGTGGAATCATATGTTTTAAATACATTTTATCATCTAATTTCATATGTTTTAAATGCTTCATATGTTCTTCTGGGTTAAAAAAATGAGGATCACAATATGTATTACTAATATTAATTTTATTTGGTTCTATTAGATCAGAAATAGTTAATAAATAATTACGGTTCATTTCTTTATTTGAACTTATATTATAAGGAAGATTATTTAACATTTCTTTCATTAAATTTATTTCATATCTTTGAGTCCAAATTAATTCTCTAAGAATTTTTTGCATAGTTGGATTTTTTGTTATTTCTTGTAATAATAAACTAATATCAACAGCTACCTGATGATGCGGTATCATATGAGTAAGATATTCATTATCTGACAAATTATCTGAACATGGAACACTTTTTTCAGATTTAAAATTTTCTATTTTTTTTAATTCATCTTTAGAATTATGAATTTCAAAAGGTTTTCTATTTATATCTGGTTCTATAGTAGATTGTACCCAAGGTGAAATTAAAACTTGAGGATTTGGTGGTTCACTTCTTAATTGTAAATTAGCATTTCTTACTGGTTTATTTACATTACTGAAACTAATATTATATATTGGTGGTAAAAAGTTTTGATTTTCTAATTGATTATCTTCTTCTTGAATAAAATGTGAAAATTCTAAATCATAATTACTTGCTTTTAATTCTTCTTTCTCATAGTAATCTATTTTATATTTTGGTAATGTTAATTCATCTGATAAATTAGAATCTTTAACATTTAGAGAGTTTGAATTATTAAAATTTAAGTTATTCATATAATATAATTATTTAGAATTTATTTATTTTGTAATCTTTTAACCATTTTTTATAAACTTTAATAGCATCCCTCATTCCTTTTGTTTGATATGGATGATTTTTAGCACGTCCTAACATTGTAGTAACAACATAAACTTGATATCTAATTTTTTCCTTTTTTAATTTTTTAATTGTATCTAATGCTTTTTCTTTATTACTAAAACCAAAACCTTTATTTGAAGTTGATTTATTATAATCAGAATATAATGATTGATTTATTGGTTTTAACTTTCTTTTTAAATGACCTAGAGGCATTTTTTTAACATCTGATATTAATGTTGTTACACTTAATTTCGAATAAGTTTTTTTAAGTTTACCATCAAAACCAAATAAATAAATTTTAAATTTTTTATTTTTTTCTATTTTAGTTAACATTTTAATATAATGTTTATGAATTATTTTCATATTATTTTCGTATTTTTCTTTTGTTTTTAAATAATCTTTATTTTTGTAATCAGGAGTACGAACAAGTAATACTCTTAATTTATATTTATATTTTTTAACCATTAAAATATATTAGATTTAATTTGATATTTTATAATAGATATAAGTAGATGTTGCGAACATTGACGCACCCCAAAATGTATCCATTAACATTGTTTTAACATCCCATTTTTCAAATAAAACGGCATTTGTAGTATCAAAAACTCCATAAATAACTAATCCTAAAAGAAAAGCATCTTCAATAGAACCATTCTTTTTAATAACAAAATGATACAAACCAATTGTCATAAGTAAATAAGCAAAAAATGCTGGGACCATTTTAAATTTTATATCTTTATTTTGAATAGAATTTACTAATTTATTAAAATGTTTTTTAGTTAAATTTAAATATATAGCATCTAGTGCTAACATAATTAATGCCAATTTAATACTATTTATCATCATATACAACTACTTTATATTTAAATTTATCTTCTAATTTATCTTCCACTATTACTTTCTCCTTTATGTTGTTTTTTTTTGCTTTCTTATTATTTTCTTCCAAAATTAATGGAATATTACTTATATACTCATCAGATTGCTTACTTGGTGTATCACCCATTATATAAATATATTTATATTATATATTTATATTTCTTTCGAACATTTTTTAAATAAATCTAATTGAGGTTTACAAACTTCTATATCATTTGTTGAGTACATACAGTTTTGAAAACTTTCTAATATTTGTTGACAATTAAATGAATTATTTTGTTGTACTGGTTGTGTTACTGGTGGATTTTCAACTTGTTTCCCAGACATCATATCCATTGCCCCGTGAACCATACTGCTACCAATAGCAGCCCCCGTACCTAATGCTACACCTTGACCAATTGTACTAGTCATAGTAGGCTGTTGATTAACAGTAGGCTGTTGATTAATAGTAGGATGTTTATTTTGGTTATTCCTAATATTAGGCATTGATTTAGACCTAGGTGTCCTACTTTTAGATGTTTGTGATGATGATCGTCTTCCCATATTAATATATTTAATATTATTTTTTAAATATTATTTTTTTCTAATACACAGTGAAAACCTTTAATTAAATAATTAAAATTATTTTTAAGGAAATAATTATCAACTTTTGAATAATCTATATTACCATCTTTTTCATAAATTACTAATCTTAATTTAATATGTATTTCTGGATAATCATTTATTAATTGTACTAAACTTCCTTCGCAATCAGCAAATAAAACATTAAAATTATATTTAGAATCTAATTCATAAAAGTCAAACGTTTTTACTTTTTGTTTTGTTTTATATTTTACAATATTTCCTGCCCAACCATCATTATCTAAATAAAAATCACCTGGAGGTGATATTATTCCAGGTATGATATTAAAAGTTGCTTTGTTTAATATTTTATTTTCTTTCAATATTGGTAATATTTTTTTATTTGGTTCTACAGAAATGTGTTGATTTTTTGAATCTTTTAAAATTTTAGATATAAGAATTGACGATGTTCCAATATTTGCTCCTAATTCAATAACATTATCCGTATCTTTTAAAAAATACAATAATAGTTTCTGCTCAAAAACCTCATATGAAGTTGAATTTATTAATTTTGATTCATAATGAGGCGGTCCATTATAACTATATAACTGAAAATGATATTCTATCCCTTCATTATATTTATTATTAATTTTTTCACGTAGTAGTTTATTATTAAAATTTTCTAAATTTTTACTTTTATTTTGCTTATTTAAAATTAAAATTAAAAGAAACAAAATAAAAAAAAATAGTATACTTAATCTAGACATTATTATAATGTATTATATATTAAATATGCTAATTAAAAACGTTTTACTATACTAATAGTTTTAATAGTTTATTATGTAAAACTAAATTTAAAAAAAGATACAGATAGATTATCTCACATAAAAAAAACTTTATCAACAATATTTGATAAGAATTATATTTATAGAATTGAAGGGGTACAACATAAATTAGGATTAGAAGGATGTAGACTAGCACATATTAAAGCTAATAAAGAAGCAATTAAAAAGGATATAAATATTATATAATCGTCGAGGATGATATAAAACCACTTATTGATAAACAAAATATTAAAAAACACATTTATAATTCTATTTCATTTAATCCAGATTTAGTATTATTTGAACAGGGTGAAAAACTTGAAACAAAAATAAAACTACAAAAAAAAACTAATAATATGTATCGTATTTTTTCTGGTGGTAATAATACCGGTTTTTACATGTGTTCACTTAATTTTGGAAAACAACTTGTGAATCATTGGGAGAAAAATAAATTTATTCATATAGATTATTCATGGCAAGCTTTATGGAAAACAAGCAATGTTTATTTTTATAGACCTCAATTATTTAATCAAAAAGAAGGAAAATCAAATCAATCAGATGTTGATTATAGAAATGAAATTACACCTTTTAACTGGAATTTATATGATAAATTAAATAAATAACCATTTAAGATTTTATACACTGGAATGAACATAAACTAATAATATCCAATACAAAACAAACTGGTGTACAACACAAATAGCAATCTATACAACACCTATCTGGTGGTCCACAATATCCAATACCTTCATCTTGATTATATGGTTCTATCCATCTATCTTTTCCTACTTTATAAAAATATTTTGTTAAGGGGAATAGAATACAATTAAAGTTATTTAGATTCTCATTTATTTGTTCATCATTTTCCATTATAATATTAATAATATTATAATAAAATTAAAAAATCAATTTTTAAAATAATATTTATTCCCAAAATAATCATAATAATTACCTTCAGTTCCTAGAAAATTTATAAAAATAATAAATTGTATACTATTAAAATCATCAATATCGAAATCAATTTTAAATAATTCAAACAATTCATCAAAATTATAGTCTTCTAATAAATCTTTTAAGGTATTTTTGAACTTATCAACAAAAATAAATTCTTTGTAATTCTTTTTAAACCAATCATAAATTGGTTTATGATAATCTTCAAAACAACGATTAAAATGATGATGTCTACTTTCATTCATATATTTTCCTGTTAGTGCTTGTAAATTTCTAAGTTCATGACATGAACCAGAAAAAGCTTGAATATAATTATGTATTTGATTAAGATTTGTATTACCAGAATTTATACTTATATTTGTTACATAATAAAATGCTAATTCATCTGTTTTTTTTATTTCTGTATCCTTTTTAGATAAAATTTTTAAATCTAATTTATTAATTTCTTCTAAAAATGACAAATCTCCATAATAATTTTCTAATGTAACATTATTCGGCTGAAAATTATTAGTATATCCTCGATTTATTAAATATGTACCGTAATCATTTTCCATAAAATTTATAAATTTTTTAATATTATCATCAATATCCATATTTAAAAATCTTTTATAATCTTGAATTTTATTTGTATAGTGATAAGTTCTCATAATATTTATAATATTACAACTAATATTATTTTTATTATTATTAACAATTGAATATGGATAATAATAATTAATTCTATTTGGTTGATTAGTAGGTCTAATAAATCTTGTATATTCTGTAAAAACCATAAAATTTTTCGATTTCTTACACCATATATTTTGTAAATGTGATTTCAATGATGAATTGTAAATATCATTATAATCTTTTATTTCAAAATTAATTTTTGTATTTAATTTTAATAGATTACTGCTGATACTACTAAAATCAAATAAATATTGTTTTTTAAATTCAAGTATTTTTTCATTCATCATAGTTATTTCTTCTAAATAGTTTTGATAAGTTTCATTATAAATACTCTCTTGTTCTTTATATTTTTCTCGAATTGATGCTAATTCATCTTGTTTTAACTTTAATTTTTGCTCAACATCTGATTTTTCACTTTCTTTTTGATAAATCTTTGAAGTACAATCATTAATTGTTTCTTGAATATTATCAATTGATATATTTTGATTTTGTATTTCTTGTAATATTTTTTCTAGTTCTTTACGCTTGGTTTCTTCTTGTAGACTTATTTTTTCGTAATTATCATTAATATCATAATAATTTGATTTATAATCTTCTAATAAAGTATTTAGATCAGTGATTATATTCTGTTTACCTAAAATATTTTGTTTTACTTTTGAGATTGTAGAATTATTAATCATACTTTGTTCTTCTTCACTCAAATATTTAATTTTATCATCTAAATATTTTAATTTTTCAATTCCAAGCATTTTTAGTTGAGTAATACTAATATCAAAATTTGAAATACCTTCCATTAATATTATTTATTAAATATAAATAATATCAATAATCAATTTTTTATAAATTAACATTTTTCTGAACTATTTGAAGTTTTTTTATACAATCCCTTTTTTTTAATATCAATCATTGCTTCTTTTAAAGTCATATTATTGCTTTTACTATAATCCTCCAAGAAAGTAAAATATGAGGTTTTATTTTGGTTTTTGTTTTTTAATTCAGATATATCTTCATTCATCTGTACCATAATTCTGAGCATTTTTGATAAAATATAATTTAATTGTATTCCATTAGATTGTAGATTCCTAGATTGAAAATAACCAAAACATTGTTTATCAGACATATCTAAATTTTCTAAGTATTTATTAGCAATAGAACATCCGCCTGACGATACTTTTAGACGATTACTTATCATTTTATTTAAAACACCCAAATTATATTCTATATCATTTTCTTCTTGTTCTATTTTCTTTTCTAATTCTTCTTGTTCAAGTAATTTAATTTGTTCTTTTAATTGTTGAATTTGTTCCATTAATAAAATAAATTATTACAATAATCATTATTTTATCAATTTTTAATATATATATATATTAATATAATCCTTTCTTATACATATCTAATGCTTTGACTCTACTCTCTTTATAATCAACCATTGGTTTATAATAATCTAAATCTTTCAAATCATACTCTGTATAAAACTTTTCCCACTGATGTAAATGTTTATTAGGTACATCTTTTAAATTAGGTAACCAATATTTTATATATTCACATTCTTTATCAAACTTTTCTGATTGTGTCCAAGGATTAAATATCCTAAAATATGGTTGACTATCAGCACCGGACCCTGATACCCATTGCCAATTACCATTATTAACTAGAACATCATAATCTAATAATGTTTGAGCAAAATATTTTTCACCTGATTCCCAATTAATTTGTAAATTTTTAATTAGGAAACTAGCAACAATTAATCTTCCTCTATTATGCATATATCCGGTTGTATTCATTTCTTTCATACAAGCATCAACTATTGGATATCCTGTATTTCCATCTTTCCATTTTTGTAAATGATTAGAATTAGTACTCCACTTAATTCCATCATATTTTGGTTTTAAACTTTTACCAAATCTTTCAATAAAACCATTACCGAGATGATAATAAAAATCTCTCCAAATTAACTGTCTTATGAGTGGATCTTTCATCCCTAATTTTTTCTTAAACTTATGATATACTTCACGAATTGATAAACAACCAAATTTTAAATAACCAGATAAATGTGTTGTTTCTATCGCTAGGGTATTTCGAGTCTTATCATAGCTTTTAAATTTATCAATAGATTTTAATATTTTTAACGCTTCCTTTCTCCCACCTTTAATATTTAATTGTGGATTATGTTTGTAATATTTATCTATTTCAGATTTATTAATTAAATACTTTGATTTAATAATTTTTGATTTTTCTTTAATATTTTTTAATGTTTTAGGTTCATTAACTTTTTGAGTTAAACACAAGTTATAAAAAGGTGTAAACTTTTGATAAATTTTATTAGTTGTTGTTAATAATGTTCCTGGTTTAAATAAACATATATCATCAAAATATTTAAAAGTAACATTTAATTTTTTACATAATTTTTCAATATCCTTTTCTCTTTTTATAGCATATTTTGTGTAATCTGTATTTGTATATACAGCATCTATATTATTTTTTTTAATTAAATCATTTAGAACATTAATATAATCTCCATACATAAATGATAAATCTATTTTTTTAGATAAATGTTTTAAACTTTCGATCATAAATTGAACAGCATTATTAGATTTATATGAATTGTTTTTAATTTGTTCTGGAGTAAAAATAAATATTGGATAGATATCATCATTGTCTTCTATACATTGGTTTAATGCAGTATTGTCTGAAATTCTAAAATCTCTTCTAAATATGAATATTGATTTCATTATATAAATATATATATATATATTTATATTAAATTATATTTTCAATTATTATAAAGTTCTTTTAAATAAAGTGTATACCAAGAACCTTTGAAACATTTGACAGAATCTTCATATTTAGGAACAAAATTTATAAAAATAGGATGACTAAAATGACTAGTTATTTTTTCATAATCTTTTTTAATATCCTCTTCTGATGGTGTTTTTTTTGATAAACTCACTAAAGAACATGGATAGTATTGATATTGATATTTTTTAGAACGGATGAGTAATGTTTTATGAATAAGACTAAGTGTTTGGATGTTCATTGTATTAAATAATATTGTTAAATGAAATAATAATTTCAATTTTTAAAAAAATTGAGTTTAAATTTCATTTAAAAAATTGAGATTATTCTAATGCCTGAAAAAGAAATTGATACAAGTAAAAAAGTCACTATAAAACAAGTAAACACATATAGTGGAAAAAAATATGCCATTAGTGGTGATATAGATTGGAATAAACTTCAATGGACTTTTAACAATCTTTAATTTATATCAATCAATCTACATCTATTTAAAAATTTTTGAGCTTTTTTTCCTTTCCCTTTTTTAATTATCTTTTTTTTAGTATCTATATGAATAATATTTTTTTCTGAAAAATTTATTTTATATTTTATATGATTAAAAAAAATATTACAAAATTCTACATCTGTAATTTTTTTATATGTATTTTGAAATAATTCATTTGGTAAAGATGATTTTTTAAACAAAAAGATTACACCTGTAATATATATATTTAATTTTTCTAATAATTCACTATTATTTACAATATGATAAGGTAATAAAATACCATTACTTATATTTAATTTTAATTTATTTTTATCTCCTAAACATAAATCATAATATCGATTAGTTTTATTATATAATATTTTTGATAAAATAACATTAGAATCATATGATTTTATATTTTGATACCAATTATCATCACTATTTTGATAATCTAAAGTATGATAATCTTTTAAAAATAAAATATAATCTTTACTACTTTTATTTAAAATAAAATGTCTTTTTTCACTTTTTGTTAAATGTATTTTATTTAAAATTATGTTACAATTATATTTTGGTAAATTTAATTTATATCTAGTACAAATTATAATTTCATAATCTTCTTTAGGAATATTTTGTTTGTATATAGAATCTATTGTATTTTTTATATAATTACAATGATTTGTTAAAATTCCAAATGTTATTTTCATATATATATAAATATATATATAAATATATCTATATTTATTTATATAATGATTAGAATTACAAATTCAGCACATAAAATCTTGAAAATATATATTGTGTTTAGTATGAAAAATGGGGGTGTAGTGGGTTTCAATACATTCTTGAATCGTGTGATGAAAAATTAGATGAAATTATAGATATGAAAGATTATTTATTTAAATTAATAAATACAGAAATAGAATTGTTTTTGCTAATCCTAATTCAAAATTTGCTTGTGGTAAATCTTTTTCTTAAACTTCAATATTATCGGCAAAAAATCTATATGGTTTATCAAAATATATACACCTATAATCTTTTTCTTAAATTAAATGAATAGCAATAACTTTACATTTTTCTAAATGTGTATCTTTATATAAACTATTATAATAAATAACACCGTCATCAATTGATGAAATATCTTCATATGGTAATACTTTTTTAAAATCTTCTTTTTCAAGCATTTCGCTAAAATTATTATATTGAATTATATTACTATTTTTCTTTGTAATTTCTTCTGATTTATCATTTTTAAATGAAATTATTATTTAATCATATTTACTTTGTTCCGTCTTAATTCTGGGTAAAACATTAATACTCATTAGTTCTTGGAATAATACTTTACAAGCATACGGAAGATTTACTTGTGAAATTCTTGTCGAATTGTTACACGCTTTACAATGATAATAATTTTTATCAATAACTTTACTAACAAATAATCCACAGTCATCACAAACATGAAATGTTTCCATATCAGATGTTTCCATAAATCTTTCTTTTAAGAATTGACTAATACCGTGAGCAATCATTGAGTCTTTCTCCATCTCTCCGACTCTTAAACCACCACCACGAGATCTACCTTCAAGAGGTTGTCTTGTTAGTGCCTGACGTGGTCCTCTAGAACGACTATGAACTTTATCTTGAGTCATATGTTTTAATCTAACATAATACGTGGGTCCAATAAAGATTTGAGCTTTCATTTTTCTACCAGTTATACCACAATACATCGTATCAGTACAATGAGGTGAATATCCTAATTTCTTTAATATACCTGGTAGATCTCTAACATTATAATTATTAAAAGGTGTACCATCAAAAAATTTACCTTCAACCGCTCCAATTTTAGAAGCAATACATTCAATTAGTTGTGCTACAGTCATACGTGACGGAATAGCAGTAGGATTCATAATAATATCTGGGATAATACCTTCTTCTGTAAAAGGCATATCTTTTTGTGGTAATGTAATACCAACTGTACCTTTTTGACCATGTCTATTAGTAAACTTATCGCCAATTACTGGTATTCTTTGCATTCTAATTCTCATATTATACTGTTCGTAACCATCATTATTATAAATATTAGTATGAACTCTATCAATAACCCCTTCAACATTTTCGGTATATATAATAGAATCATCTTTATATACTTTATTATTATTACCTGTTGGTTGTATAGGGGAAACCTTACCAATTACAATATCTCCTTTATTTACAATTGTTTCTTCAGCTAAATATCCTTTTTCATTTAATTTATCATAATTTCCGTGTTTCATATTTGTTACTTTATTTCTATCTGGTTTCATAAACACATCATCTTGAGATGTCGAAGGATTTTTCTTAATCTCACTATGATATTTCTTCATTGAATCAGCACAAAAAAGTCCTCTATCTAAAGAAGATTCATTAAAAATCAGTGAATCCTCTTGATTATATCCAGTATAACTCATAATAGCAACAATAGCATTTTCACCATATGGTAAATTGTTCACTTCGTTATAACTTGTTCCTTCAGTTGTAACTATTGGCATTTGTGGATGATATAACAAGTTTGAAATATCCATTCTATCTTTATAACTTGATAAATATAATCCAATTGCCTGTTTAGCTTGATTAAATGTAATAATATTTCTACCGGCATTATTATGATTACCAAATGGAATACAACAAGCAATTGCTCCTAACATTGTCCATCTATGAAATTCTATGTGTGTAAAGTTAACATATCTATAATCACCATATCTATTTATAATAGTAGAATCATTATAAACGATTTCTCTATTTTTATTTTTAAGATTATCATCTAAATTATATAAATCTTCGGCTAACATAATATATCTACTACTTTCAATATCTTCATATGTAATAATATTTTTATATTTTGTAATAAGTCTATTCCATCCACTACTAGATTCTTTATCTTGTAATATTAATTTAACTTCATCGATTATATTTTTGGTAATTACTATATTATTATTTTCAACCTTTAATAACGGTCGAATATATCTTCCTCCGTCAAAATAAACTTTTAATTCTTTTTCATTATAATCTAATGAGAAAGATGTACTATTACTAATTTCGTTATTTTGTTTTTTATCTAAGAGAATTTTATATATTTCAAAAATATGTTTTGTACAATAAACCCAATCACCATTTAAATATATCTTGCTCCATTCTTTTAATTCTAAAGCATTTACTTCAAAAGGATGAGATATTTTATTAAAATCTTCTAAAATATCCATTATAATTACTTTCTGTGAAAGATTTTGATTAGTTATAGTTGACATCATGGATAAACTTTTTACAATACCAATTTTTTGTCCCTCGGGTGTTTCAACAGGACAGCAAAATTGATATTGAATATTATTAATATGACGAATAGATGTTACTTTAGTAGTTGACGCATCTAAACTAGGAGACATTATTCTACGTAAACTAGATACGGCACTTAGCCAACAAAGTCTATTTAATGCTTGAGCTACACCTTTCTTATTTCTATTCATACCCCAAATACCAGTTGCTAAAGCAGTTTTAATTCCTTGTTCTATTATTGTAGGTTTAATTTGATTAATAACATTAATTGGTTTAGTATCAGATTGATTCTTTCTTTTGAAATGTTTGCCAATTTCATTTAATATTTTTTTCCAATTTTGTCTAAATAATTGACCTATTAAAATACCTGGAGTTTCTATTCTTTTATTATCAAAAGCATCTCTATCATCACTTGATTTTCTCTTTAACATTACCAATAATAGTTTATGAACCATTAAACCTAAAAATCTAATTTTTTTTGGAATATCATCACCTAAATGAGGTAGCATATCTTTTCGTAAAATTTTATTCAAGTACATTTTTTTTTGAACTTTTGCTATTTCTTCATCTGGTGATAATTTTCTATAACGTCTTAATTTTGTTATTAAAAAATCTACTGCTTCCTCTTTCGTTCTGATTAATTGATTATTATCATTAACTGAAAAAGATACACTAGGTATTAATAAATTTATCATTTTATTATCTTCCAAATTATATGTTATATTTGAAATAATATCTTTATCTGATTCTAACCCAAGTGCTCTAAAAATAATAAAAATAGGTATGTCCGCTAATTGAGAACTAGAATAATTAATAACTCCATTTTTTTTATTTTTAATTGTAACAATTTGTAAATTATCTGACCAATCATCTTTTCTAGAATTAATATGAGATGTATATGACAGACCACCGTCAAAAGTAGGATCTTTCTTTGGAAAAACTAATATTTTATTATCAACCATTTTTTCAATTGACATAATTACTTTTTCTTGTCCATTATTAATAAAATATCCACCAGGATCATATTTACATTCACCTAGTAACTCTTTTTTAATTGTTGTAGTACAGTATTTTGATTTAATCATAATTGGAATACTTCCAATAGCAACATTATTTGCTTTTTCTCCCACTTCTCTTATAATTGTATTTCCACTTATTATATCTTTTTCTTCAACAATTTGAGTTATATCACAAAGTAAAGTTCCAAAATATTTTAAATGTTTTTTCCTAGCTTCTTTAGGGGATAATAGTTCATTAGTATTAGATAATGTTGGTGGTTTAATTCTAACATTTTCACATTTTAAACCGTGAAGATAGATTTTACTTTTATCTATACTTTCATAAAAATAATTATAATCATTACAAATATTATTTGGAATAATTTCTTCTAATAATTGATGGTAAGAACTAAACAAGTGAGTATACAAAATATGTGGTTGTTTAAAATATAATTTAATTAGGAGATTAAGATCTTTTTGTGTAATTTTATTAGACATTATATATTATAAAACATTAGTTTTATATATTTTTCTATCAATTTTTATTTAAATATTTTAAATAGAAATTTTATATATTTATAAATGAAATATTGTATTTACACAAGATTATATTATGAGTCACCTTATATATTATTTTTCATTGAACACTATATTAAACTTGGTTTTGACAAAATAATAATATTAAAAAGTGATAATATTATTTTTAATAATACATTTGAAAATAATGTTGATATTTATAATGTTAATAATGATGAAAATAAATTACTTTCTATATATACTAAATTTATAAAAAATACTAAATATGATTGGGTATTAATTGTAGATATTGATGAGATTTTATTTTTGAATCCAAAATATAATACTATTAATGATTACGTCCAAAACAAATTAATCAAGAATAGTGATATTAATACATTTTATTTTCGATGGGCGATGTTAGAAAAATATGATAATTTTGAAATAAATAGTTTTAAATCATTATTAAATGATTACACAATGTTTCAAAACTCACATATAAAATCAATGGTTAAAATATCTTCATTAAAATCTGTTTATCATCCTCATTTATGTGAATTAAATGAAGATAATTGTATTTATTTTGAAAATAATATTTTAAATAAACAAATAGCTCATAATCATTTAATTAATAAATTATCTTATAAAGAGACTATTTTAGTACATATTCATACGAGAAATTTAAATAATCTTATTTTAAAATCTTTTACAACAAACCTTGGTAATAATAATAATGTAATTCCTAAACAAATTAAAAATAAACTACATTTTGTTCATTTTATTAATAATTTTGATTTCGAAAATATTAAATATGAAATTTTATTAAAACAATTTAAATCATTAATTGGCTTAAAAGCAACCTTACCATTTACACATTCTAGAACAAAAGAAATAGATTTTAAATCATTAGATTATAAGATTAATAATTATCAAAATAAATTTGTAAATTATCCAGAAGAGAAACAAATTTTAGAAAAAGTCTTAATAGAAAATAATATTAATATTAAGAATTTTTATAGAATTTTAGATATACTTAGTATATATATTTATAAGACTAATTACTTTATGAAAATTATTCATAAAAAGATTGTAAATATTGATTAATATCACCAATATTATTAAATTGACTTGATTTTTCTACTTTTATATTATCATCAAATGTAATTTCTTTACTAAAAGCATTTTTTATTTTTGAATGTAAATATTTATAAGTAAATTGATTATAAAAAATAATAACATTTTTAAATTTACTAATAATTATAAATTGATATAAAAAATAAAAAAATGGTAATAATAAAAAATAATAATACATTTATTAATTTTTATTATAATAGTTCTTTAAGTGATAAAATCTCTTCATTTGATAATTTATATTTTACTTTTGCTATAGATAACAAATAATCTTCTAGATATATTATATATTCATTATCTATACCTAAAGTTTTATCACTCACTACAGAAACACTCATGGATATTGGTTCTTGTAAAGTATCGTAATATTTAATAACTAAAAGTAACAGTTTAATATTATATTCAAAAATGTGTTTAAATTGTGTATTACTTGTTAGACTTTTTGTATTTATGTCAATTAATCTCTGTCTCCAATTAATCAAAGAATTTTTAGATAATTTATAAATTAAGTTAAAATGTATATTAATTAATTGTTTTCTCTGTTTTTTGTTTTTTGCTAGTTCCCATCCATCTATTTGTGATTCTATTTCCTCAGGTAGTTCTTTATATATAATATTAAATGGCATAATACAATCTACTATATCAGTAAGAGTTGTGGTTATCTCTTTTTCTATTACATAGAACATCCCCATGCCATAATAATTTGTCATTTGTAAATTTATGCTATAATCACTATATGGTACATTATAATTATTAAAAATTAATACTTGGCTATTTTCAATAAATAGTTTTCCACCAGAGGAAGTAGAATATACAAGTTTAATTGGTGTTGAATTAGTTCCTATTTTAACTATTTTAACGTTATCACTTGCATTATTATCATCATATAGAAAATAATCAGTATTTCCTGGTACTAGCCTATCATTTTTAGATACAACCGCCATTGCGTGCGCAAATGGGTCAGCTAATTCTACACTAAAACATGATAATTTCATTAAATAAATCTTATCATTATACTCAACTAAAATTTTACTTAAATATCGTTCGCGACCCTTTCTTTTTAAATATATAAAATTATAATCCATAGTTGTATTTTTTGTAGAATTTTTCAATTTATAGTAATAACTATTTTTTTCATTAAGACGACTACTATCGAAAGTTCGTACAGCAGGAAAATTGTCAAAAGATATATATGGCGGAATTGCTGCTCCGCTAAAATATGTATCTGTTGTAAACCTTATTTCTCTTGAATCTATAACTAAATTATAGTGTTTATTTGTATTAAGACCTATTTTTATATATTTTTTAACCATATTCATGTGTCCCCCACACGCTAATAAATTAGGTTCTCTTCTTAAATGTTTTTTTTGATTAAATACGCTATTTACCTGAGAAATCATATGTTTTCTAATTTTAGGTTTTAAATAATCACTCATTGTTAAAAAATCTTGATCCTCAGATAATTGTATACCAGGAACAGTTGAATATATTGGTCCAAAAAACTTTCTTAAAATTGGATCATATGTTGTAATAAATATAATGGAATCTAACCAACAAGTACCTAATGTTTGAGGTATACCTATTGTATAATCAGTTGTTTTGTTATAATCATATTTAAAATTCATACTACCATGAATATGTGAACTTTTTATACAACCATCCGTTTCTTGTGGTATACAAATTCTAATTAATTCTGGATTCCAATCTTGTGGATTATAATTCTCTCTACTTGTAGACAATCTATCAGCCCGAGAAGGACCACTACCTATTTGTTGTAGTCCTTCTGGATAATTTAAACCTTTTTTTTTTATATATTTTATTTTGTATTTATAATACTTATTATAATAGTTCGCATTCATTATATATATAATTAGAAAAAAAATTGAATTTTTTTTTCTAAATATGCTCCTTATATAAATATAATACGTGTCTTGCTCGTCCAGCCTTCAAGCTCATTGAGTTAAAAAAGGAGTGTCTGGGTTGGGTTGTTACGATTTTATAAGAATGAAATCACTGATGATTTTACCACATTTTAAATATGGGGTAGTCAAGGCGCACGCACACGCACACGCACACACCAATCGTTTAAAAATTAAACATAATATTGATATATCAATTATTCTACAAAAATAAATTTTTATTTTTTGAGATTAAATATCTCGTGAAGAGTTTTATCTAAATTTTCATTTATATCAACATTAACAATTTCGGTATTTAATATTTTTTTTCTTTCAAAACTTAATGATTTAATATCTTGTAAATTTTCTAATTCTAAAATAACCCACAATGGAAAAGAATAAGAATATTTATTAATAATATCTTTAATATCAATATATTCATTACTATCCAAATTAATTTCTATTTTATTAATAATAGGACTAATACATAATTTTTCTTTATTAATAAAATATTTATCATATTTGTAGTAAATAAATGTTTTATTATTACTATAAATATATGGAAGATACATAAAAAATGGAAAATATCGTGTACTTTTATATAAATGTAATTTATTATTTTCAAAATCAATATGACCTATTAATTTATTATACCACATATTTGATAAAATAGTTGTTATAACTTTATATTTTTCATTGAAACTCATTGTATATAATTAATATTTAAAATACTTAAACTTTAAATATTAATTATATATAATTAAATGTCGCTTAAATTTGAAAATAATTGGAATTTATGGTATCATCACGAAAAAGATAATTGGAATCTAAATGGTTATAAAAATATATATATTATAAAAGACACTGAAACATTTTGGAAATTATATAATAATTTTGATAAAATAGGACATATTTTATATAAACAATTTTTTTTAATGAAAGGAAATATAAATCCGGTATGGGAAGATGAAAATAATAAAAATGGAGGTTGTTGGTCTTTTAAAATTCAAGAAAATCATGCTAGTGAATTATGGGAACAATTATCTATTTTACTAGTAACAAATGAAATTCTTTTAAAAGAATATAAGAATGAAATAGCAGGTTTATCTATTTCTCTTAAAAAAAATAATTATTGTATTATTAAAATTTGGAATAGTAATAGTAAAAATAATAGTATAAAAATTCTAAATCCAAATATTTTGGAACAATGGGGGTTAGAATTAATATATATTGCAAATGTTCCTGATGTCTAATATTTTATAAATTAATATATATTTTTTGGTTTTGTAGGCGATAATACTAATTTAATTTCTCCTAAAGCAGCAACAGAATATTTAATGATTAATGGATAATCATTTTTCAGATACAAATTTACTTGATTACATAAATTAGTACATCTTGTAAAAATTATTAAATATTTAAGTTCAAATAAACCTTGAACTATTTCATTAGGATTTTCAGTATTTTGTTCAATTGATAATCCTCCTTTAGAAATATTTAATTCAAAATCTAAAACTCCTAATTCTCCTTTACCTGATAAAAATAAATTATCTTTTGTACATTTTAATTCTAATTTATCAGTTGCGGATGCCATATCTTTACAATATTTTTGAAAATCTTGTGATGGTAAATTGATACAATATGGAAATATAACTGGTTCTATTTCATAATTAGTATCGTCCATATCCATCAAGTTCATTTTAAATATTTTCTTTTCTTTTTCATTTTCTAATATCATAACTAGTTTATTTATATCATCATCGTTAATTTTCCAAGTCATAGTATCAAAATGAGTCATACATTTTATACATTTTAAAAAGTTATTTAAATTTATACCTATTACTAATTTACTATGTTCATAATTATATTTATAATATTCAAACTGATCGGCATCTAATTTACAATGTATTAATATACTACTGGTTTTATTTAATTCCTTTATAATAACACCACCTACTTTTTGTTTATCATCATTAATATAATATGGGTAAAAAGTTAAATTTACATCTGTTAATAATGAGTTTAGAGTATCTATTAATATTTTAATAGGTCCCGTTTGTGTAGTTTTTAATTCTAAAACATTAACCATTTAATTGGTATTCTTAATATTTCTTTAACCATTTTAAATCAATTTTTTTATATATTTGTTCTTATAAAATGTAAAAATTGATATAAAATATTTTAATCTAATTATATTATAGATAATGCCTGCTAAAAGAACAAAGTGTAATAATTGTAACTTAAAAGTAAAAGGAATAAATATAATTACTAATAAATGTCAATGTAATTTGGTATTCTGTACTAAATGTAGATTGCCTGAAAATCATGGGTGTACTTTTAATTTTAATAATAAAATTAATTTAAAAAAAAAACTGGTCAAAGTTGAATTTGAAAAAATTAATAAATTATAACATATTAAAAAAAAATATCTAAGTTAAATTATATATAATGTCAAATACTTACAAGTTAGTAAATCCTTATATTAAAGGAGAAATGAAAACAAGTATAAAAACTAAAAATTCTATTAATGCGGCTAAGACTTTTTATAAAAATTTATCAGAACATTTCAATAATAATATTCCTAAATTCTACTTTACAATTCAAAAAGGTGGTTCGGGTAAAGGTAAACTTTACCATTTTGAAGTCTCTGAAAAGAAAACAAATTCTGAAGTAAGTTATTCAATTAAACCATATGAGGTTAAAGGTGAATTATCTGATAAATTTGTTGACACTTTAAAATCATTCAAGAGTAGATATAATAAAAAAGGTTCTGGAAAAAGTAGAAAAACCTCAAATAAAGGTAAAAAAAGAGGAAAAAAGTCAGAGAAAAAAGATAGTCCATCAGATGTAAATTATTGGGATTATGACTATGTTCCAGCTGTTTCTCAACCTTTATACTATTTTTATTATGACCCACAAGTTTACAAATTAGATTCTTTCTTCATTCCTACATTTTATGCTTATGCCACACCATTTATTGAAATAAATGGTTTAGGTTATTCGTATGTATTATAAACTGTATATTATTTATAAAAAGTAATATAAATTAAAATAGTTTTTATATTTATTCAGTTTTTCTGAAAATATAATATCTATATAAAAATGCCCAATCTCTACTTTCTTTATCTTCTCCTTTCAAATTACCAAAGAATTCACCGACAGTCTGATAAAACTGTTTATTCTTTTCATTTGCTTCAAATTGTATAACATCTTTAAAAAATGGTTTATTTAAATAATATAAATTAGAAAATAAATCAGTATCAACTAACTCCATGCCCATACTTTTTACTTTATTAATAAGTTTATCTTTAGAAAGTAAAGATTCTTCAATATATTTATTTTCATTATTAATCCACGACATATGAACATCAATAGGATTACATAGCTTATTCTTATATTGTTCATCTGTATATTTCTTAACAATTTCATATAATACTTTACGTTCACCTTCGTCAGTTGTATAATATGAAGTATACTTGTTAGATTTGTCAAATAGATTATTAACAAGATTACTATCAAAAATAGTAAAAATAAAATAGCCATCCTTTTTCAAATATGATTTAATATTATAATCAAAATTATTTATACTTATATCAGAATCACAAACAAAATGAATAGAAAATTGAGCACTAATAATATCAAATTTTTTCTCTTTTGTAAATATTTTTCCTAATGCTTTTTTATTTTCATCTGATGTATTATTTAATATTTTTATTTGAGACTCAGCATCAAATTTTCCTCTAGCGTCAGCATGTAAAAATGTTGTTTTCGGAAAATTTGGAAATTTATTTCTGAAAAAATTATATCTAGCAATGGCACCATCTGATGACGAATATATTCCTGTTAAATCTGGATCGATGCCTACATATTCACCTACTTTAGAGTGATACATTTTTGCTAAATCACCTCCACGACCACAGCCAATGTCTAATATCGATTGTCTAATAATTTTGCCCCCTTTTTCTAATTTTTTGGGAACACAATATGTATAAAAAATAATAGATTTAATGAAATTATTAAAACTTCGCATTTTTTTACATAGATTGGTTGTCTTTTGATAATAAGCATCTTGTTGTTTTTGTGTTGATATAACTGAACTTGTTAGTCTAGAGGATAATATTTTTTTTTGAGAAGTGTAATTTTCTGGAATAGCTAAATTATTTATTTCCTCAATAGTAACATCTTCTGTCATAGATTTCCAAATTCTTACAGCAAAGTCACTAAAGTTACCATATTTTTTTTTATATTTATTGACAGATTCCGTTTTATCCCATCTTGTTTTTAAAACAGACCATCTATATTGATGTGGGACTATAGAATTATTATTATATACTATTTCAATAACAGTATTATCAATAATAATATTACCTTCTAAATCTCTTACTTGACCATTTACAATTGGTAAATATATTTGATCATTATTAATTTCTGGCATAAAAGGTATTGGAACTTCAAATCCATTACTTACACCACCAACAAATAAATTTGTTACCCTGAATTCCTTATTTTTAAATGTTGATGGGATTGAATTATCAAAAATATCCATATATTTTCCCGTATCTTTATTCATTTCAAATTTTATAAAAACATCTAAAGAATTTGTATGTGGAGGTTTATATTTATAAATAGGATATTGATGTTCCTTTCTATCCTTTTTATATTTTTGTTTAATACCAGTATAAATTATACCATCTAACTCGTATGGACAATTTACTTTTTGATTATTAGTACAATTATTCCAGATTAAACTTGAAAATAAATATACTTCAGAATTATTTCCTCCCAATGGAAATAAGAATAATTTTGGAAATATTAATAAAGTTGTATCCTTTAAATTATCTATTTTTTTATTTAAATCATTAAAATATAATTCTATTTCTTTCTGATAATGTTCTTTTTGTTTACTAATTGAATAAGTTCCATCGAAAGGTTTAACTTTATATGGTTTACTATTTGGTATTTTATCACATAGTTCATATATTTTTTCTATTCTTTTTTCTAGTAATTGTTCATTACGTAAATCTTTATTATTATAATAAAAACAATCAAAAAGCATAAAAATATGCTTTTTAACTTTTGGTAAATATATTAACTCACCTTCAAATATACTTGAACCCACATTCGAAATGTTTATATTAATTTTTTTAATATTTAAATTATTTTCTATTAGAAAAGTTTCATTATTATGTATAAATAATTGATATTTATCACCATCTGCTTTATCAGTAACAGAATATACATTAGGAATATTATCAACTATATGTTGTACTTCTGCTGATATTGGTTGCATTGAATATAAATTATTAATATTTTTATTTCTATCATATACTAAAGATTTATAATTATCAATAATTTTTTTACTTTCTTGTGTTGAAATTATTATTTCTGTATTTTCAATAAGTTTTTTTATTTTAATCATTTCGTCAAGTATTAAATCTAATCCTATTTTTTTTGATTTAGGTGAATAATCTATTTCTAATTCATAAGTTGAATTTGTATTATTTATTTTATTAATATCATTAGATGTTTTAATCATCGTTAAATCAACAACTAAATCTTTAGTAATTTCTAAAGTCAATCGTTGTTTGTATCTAAAAACAATACTTTCATTATGAATCTCCTCTTTTTTTATTTTTTTTAATTCTAAATTATTCTCAACCGCAACTCTAAACCGAATATCATATGAATTTAAATCGAATATTTTATTCTTATCTTTTATCTTTTTAATAAACTCAAAATGTTCATTATCTGAATAATGTTCAATTAAAAACAAAAAAATATCATCATTTTTTTTATGATATACCAAACTTAATACTTTATTTATATCATCTATATTTTTAATTGATATACGATAAACACTTGTATTATCTATTGGATTTATAATGTCTAAAATAGTCGATTCATACAATTTTAATTTTTCATTAGTACTTCTAAATTTTAAATATTTCATAACTTTAATAAATGTAGTTAATGACAATTTATTATCATTTTTATAATTATTAAACATAATTTCAAATTCATCATTTTTTTCAATATTATTAAAAAGTTTTGATATACTTTGTTTTTCATTTGATGTTAACATATTATTAATAAGTAGAAATCCTTTTTTATATATATTTAAATTCAACTTTTTTTAATAAAAAATATCTAATATATTATATTAATGAACTATAATAATTATGTACAATCTCTAAAAAATAAAAATATATTACTTTTTGATCATCAATATAGATTATCGTATTATAAATTAAATAAAATTATAACTTTTAATAATCAAACTGGTGGTGGTAACTATAATACTAATCCTAAATTATTTAAAAATAAATCGAATGAAGACCTATGTAATATAATTAATTTAAGTTTATCAAATAATATTAAATTAGGTTATTTATATTATTTAATTTATAATTAGTTTATAATATGGAAGATTATTATAAAATATTAGATATTAAACCAGATTCTAATATTGAAGACATTGAAGAAATATATAATTTTAAATTAAGTAGATATAAAGATTTACCGTTTTTAACTAAACAAATGAAAATAGATATTAAACAACTTAAAACAGCAGAATATATATTATTTGATAAAGCAAGACGTAAAAAATATAATAATATTTTAAATAAAAACGGTCAAACTAATTCTACAAAAATTTGTGATCGTTTATTTAGTTTAAAAATGTAAAACGTGTTTTTTTTTATAAATATAATTATATGAAAACTATATTTATAAAAAATAGTATAAAAATACAGAGATATTACAGATGTTATAAAATTAAAAATATATGGAATGAAATCATTAACAATTATGATTTAAAAAATAAAAACAAAGTCGAATTTTTTTCCTATACAAAAATTATCAGAGATAAAAATTTAATAGTTTTAGTTAATGATTTTATTGATAAAGTAAATAAAATAAAATATAATAATACTATTAATTCTCGTATATTTTTAACAAGTTTTTTAATTAGTAATTTTGGAGAAGAATTACTTGGCAATAAAAAAAAATGGAATGTGTTAGATACTGAAATATATTTATGGAGTAATAAATTAATTAGTTTACTAGATGATTTACAATCATATAATAAATTAGTTATGTTAAGTACTTTTATAAATAGTTATAATTTAATGTTTAATCATTGGAAAGATTGTGATAAAGATAAAACAATACAAAATATAATTATTTCATATTATAATAATCAAAAACATATTGAATATATAAAAGAGTCACCTAATAATTTAAATGAATCATTAGAATATTTAGAAGCCACACAAACTAAATTGTTAAAGAATATTAAATTAATAGATAAAGATTTTAAAATAGAGTCCCTTATAGAAAATTATGAACAAATTTATGATAATATTAATTTAGGAATGGAAAATTTAGTTAATAAAATTACTTCAACCTTTAAAAAAGTATATGTAGATACTCTTATACAAGAATTAGAGTCAGAAGGTAATAAAATGATTTATGATTTAATACAAGATACGAATAAACGTATTATTAATATAGTACCTAAACAAATAAAACTATCTGTTACAAAAAAATTAAATGCTTATAATTTTTTAGATCTACTTGCTGAATTTAATTGGTCACATAAATTAATAAAATATATTACATTTATTTTAGATACAATTGTTATATTACTTGAAACAAAGAATACTGCGTGGAAAAATGAAATAATCACATTATTTCAAAAACCATATATTCAAAATTTTCCTTTTATGCTAGTTGAAATAAATAAAAAAATAGATAACATTTATGATTATCATTTAAAATTATTATAAAATGTATATTATAATAAATGATTATTAATGTAGAGTTATTATTAGATGATAATTATGATATAATTAAAATAGATGTTAAAAATTTTAATGAATTAACAAAATATGTGTTTTTAAACCATACTATAAAAAAAGAACATCAGATATGGTATTTTAATAATAAAAAGTTAGTTAATGATTTTATTATTAAAAAAGGAAATTACACTGTTACTAATGCTAATGCTAATAATAATATGATATCTTTGCGTATTTATAAAAGCAATAATATTATTAGAACTCCGTACTTACCCATTGATTTAACTATTAAAGAATTAAAATCAATATTATCTACAAGAGAAAATGTATATTTTAATAATATTAATTTAAATAATAATAATACTATAGGATTTTACAAGTTGAAAGATAATAATTTATTATTGATTAAATCGATTATTCGTGTAGAGAATGTGTAGGATTATCATCAATACGCGGTTTACGATTATATCTGTAGAAAACGCCAGAATATGTTACACCGTCAATACTAAATTCATAATCTTTATTGTTATTTTCAGGATCTACAAGCATATCAAATGTTTCTTTTGTATCTAAAGTTAAATCACCACACTCTAAAAATCGATCATTTTTTCGGTATAGTTTGTAGTATAAAACATTACCATTAAAATTATCATTAATTAATTTAATATGTGAATCTTTAATATTTGTATAATCGGTTATATCTCCAAGTCCTTGTATTGTAAAAAATATTTTATAATGAGCAAATTTTACTCGAATATGTTTATTTAATTTTAGATTACTAAATGAGGATAGAGCATGTGGTATGGATTCAAATGTTAAAAAGTACGAGTTGCTCTTTTCAGTGTGAAATTTTTCTTTTAAGCCTTCTAGATTTTCTAGTAAAGATTCATTAAACTCTTCAGAAGTTTGTTGAACTAGTAAAGTTCTTCCCGTCTTCCTTACAAATCTCGATTTATGATTTGTTTCTGTCATTATTCTTAATATTTATATTAATTAATTCTTTAAATATTTATAATAATTCTTTTTTTATATCTTCATTTAATTGTTTAATAAAGTTTATTGTATAATTAAAATTACTAATATTTTCTAATAATGTGTTTAAACTAGGCGGACAATTTTTATTTAATATATCTTTTTTATAAAAAGTTTCATAATTACGTATTAATATATTATAAACAATATATTTAATTATTATTTGAAAAAATTTTCTAAAATAAGTAATTTGATTTAGGTATGATAATAAGCCTGTATCATTCCATAAATACATAAACTGAAACATATCATTTAATAAAATATATTTATTTTCTAAACTTAAAAAAATTAAATTAAATTGTGAAATATCCGTAAAAGATTTTTTAAAAAAATCGGTTTGTTTTAAAATAAAATGAACTCCTGTAATTTCAGGTATTAATTTTTGATAATTATTATCTTTTGGAAAAGTTTTATATAATTCTGGTAAATATAGTGTATCATATGCGGAATAATTTATTAATTCTTTTGACATATCTTTTACATTTATTCGAATCTCAGAAATATTCCCCATTTTTTCTTGATTTTCTAATAAATAATCCATTTGTTTTTGATCTATAATATTCATTTGTAGTAACAAATAATATATTTTACATTTATTTTCTACTAAACTATTTTTTAAATTATAATATTCGCATAAATATTTTGTATCAAATAGATTTTTACAAAATTGTTTCCTTTCATTTAAATTAGTAAAAATTTCTGTAAATAAATATGGAATATCTAATGATTCACCACCGTGTAATATAGTTTTTATATTTTCATTTAAAAGTAGTTGTTTAAAAACTTGTGTCTGTTCATCATTTAGATCAGGAGGATAAAACATAAATATTTCTGATTCTTTATGTTTAGTTTCTAAATTAATTTGACATAAAGCTATTTCTCTATGTGTATCATCTAAACTTCTATTAAATTCGAAATCTATACCTATAATTAATTCATCATTAAAATTATTATATTTTTTAAAATAATCGATCATTTTAATAATATTATCTAATGAATCACATAATGTTATATTATATATTTTATTATTTCCTTCTAATATCATAAATATATATATAGTTAGAATATTAAATAAAATTATATTAAAATTGTAGAATCAATATTTTTAATATATAATTCAATAAATTCTTCGTACGCTTTAATCATATGTATTTTTTGTTTAGTACTTTCATCAACCCATTGTTCAATAGTTTTACATATTTCTATATATTTTAATTTAAAATGTTCCTTGATAAATTCATTATAATTAGATTTATCAGATTCATCAAAATTAATATTCTTTAATACATTATTCATAGCAACTCTAATTGTTTCTAATCTTATATTGTCTGTATAATTAAAACTATTTGTTTTACCTTTTGATGTATTCATTTCTTTTTCATAACCAGGTTCATTAAAATATGGGTTTTCAACAAAAATCAATGATTGAATAGAAATTAACACTTGTAAAAATGTTGATAACTGTGGACTCCATGATTCACTAACTTCGCCAGCCCAAGTTCCTAAGAGCGATAAACATACTTTTCCACAATTATATAAATTTGGATTAAACCTAACTCTGCCACCATCAGTTGTATCTAAAAGTACCTTTGGAACTATTTGTGGATAATTATCTGGAAAATAAGCATGAAACTCGAAAAGACCATTGTGATAAGGAGTATCTTTAGGTCCTACAATAAGGAAAGTAATTAGATTTAGATTACTTTTTGGAACACGCATTAATATACTACTATCCCAATTATTTGGTAGATTCTTTTTAAGACTATTAAATTCAGAAACTATACGCATAATAGTTTTTGGTTTAATAGAACTAGCTTTATTTTTAATAAATTTATGATGGTTATGTAATTCATTGTATTTAAATTGATTTTTACTAACAATATCAAAATACTGATCTTTAACATTTAATGTAGTTTTACCATTAGGTATTATGGTAGTTATTTTTGTTTGAAATATTTTGTAAAAATTAAATATTTTTATAATATCATCGCATAATAGTTTTGTAACACAATTAAGTGAACTTAAAACAGTTTCATCACTATATATATCATTAATTAAATCTTCTACAAAGTCTTTCATTGACATATAAATATTATTTATAAATTTAAATGGAATACTTTTAGGATTAACGGAATATGTTATTTTGTTTAAAATACATAATATTTCCTGAAAAATATATGTTTTTTTATCTAGTTCTAAAATAGTTAAACCAGAAAAATTACTTTTAATATAATTACTTAAAATATCATTACTAAATATAATATTGAAATCAAAATTTGATATAGTTAATTTTTGATTTATTTGTTGTAATATTTGTAGTATATCATTATTAGATTCTTTTTGTTTTTGTAGAAACTCAAGAATATTCCATTCTGAATTAGAATTACCAGAACCATACCCAGTACCAGATGACCAATATTTACCATTACTACTAATATTTTGTTTTTTATCAAGTTTTGTATTAGAATTTAATTTAATAGTAATATCAGAAGTACTAATTTTTGTCATTTGTCCTAGTTTAATTAGTAATAGTTCAATATCAGATATTTCTTTTTTTATTGAATTATCAAAATTAGTATTAAAATATGGTTCTAAACTTGAACTAATATTTTTAATATATTGATTTAATGATATTGTATAATTCCAAGTTGTACTATCAATATTATTTAAATTTAAAATTGCTATAATTAAATTTGGATTAATATAAGGTTGTATATAACTAATTTCAGGAGGAACAAATGGATAAAGAATATTATTTAATTTAAAATTTAATTCAAAATAATTAATTTTACTATGCTTTAATTTTTCACTCAGTTCACCAGTGTCATATTTTAATCTTACATTAAAACTTGTATAATTATCTTTATCGCAACAAATATAATTACTATGCGATAAATCGGTATTTACATTTTTAATTTCTCTTATAATCAACTCATATACCTGGTTATAATCTAATTTAAGTTCTTTTGGCATAGAATTTGCTAGTTCTTGTAATTCTTTTATATTACTGGAAATATATGATTTATTTTCATTAAAATGTTTTTTTAAATTAGTAAAATTCACTATACACTTTGTTTTTTCAATTTCCCTTTTAAAAATATTCATTGTATCTACTTTTTTAACATTTTTTTCTTTGAAAAAAATCATTATATATTTTTTAATTAAATCAATATCAAAATTACTTTCTTTTGATATTGAAATATTTAATTCATCTGTATCTATATCATTACTGTCAAATATACAAAAATAATTATTATATTTGATATTAATATGTTTATTTTTGTATGTAATTGTAAATTTGGTGTATTCTTTTGATGTTTCTAAATTAGTTAATTCTATCAATCCATCTGAATTAGAAGCCATTATAATAATTATTAATAAATATTTAAATAATTATTATCAACTTTTTTATAAAATAAATTTATTTTGTTGTCTTAATATACTGACTCCAGAATCTTTCAATCTCATAACCCGCTGATTTTTCTTTATATACAAATTCATCACTCTTATAGAGTGTATCACCTACAAGAGAAAATCGTGCCAGACTCTCAAGTAGAGTAATAACTGGGTCTGTATCAGCAACTACGGCTCCAGTCTTATCAACCGTGAATTTTGTTGAACCTCCAAGAACATCCATTAGAAGACCGGTCGATAGCCCTTCAACAAGTTTTACGCCTTTAAACTTTCCATGAACAGGGAACCCAGGAGTTTGAGAACGATAATTCCAAAAAGCCGTAAGAGGAAAGGCAAACCCTTCCTTTGTAAAAGATACTTTCATTTCATCAGCAAAGGTTTTCCAAGAAGACCCTGTATCTTCCGTAGAAAATCCATAAGTATTATAACTAGATTTTGCTGTACCAAATCCAGCAAAATTAGAATTAAACTGTCCATCTGTGTGGATAATATGAATAATCTTTCCGTCAAAAGAAGTATCAATCTTTCGTACATCTTTCATAACCTTAATTAGGAGGTTCATTGCTCCACGCATATTAGTTGACCCACCCCACGGTGCCCTACGAACTTGTTCATACCAATCAACAATATTATCACCTTCTAGTTTAATTAGTTGTGGAGTATTATCAAATGTAATGAAAAATCTTCCAAGTTTACTCATCATCATAGTAATTAGTCCATTAACAATAGCATATGACATTACTTGTCCCATTGAACTAGAAACATCAATAGTAGAAATAACATTTTGAGGGTCAGTCGGTTTGAGAACAGGATTAGAACCTTCTTCCATCCACTTATCAAGTGCTGACTTGTAATCAACCATAATCTTTTCTTTGTGATCCTTTACTAGATCCATAAACTGTGCGTGAAGAACTTTACGTTCAACAGTACTAATATTTCCCTTACTAATAGCATCGGCAAGTTTCATTGAATCAATCTTTCCATTTAGTTTACCTTCAACCGCTGCATTTACAATCTTTTTACGGAGTTCAATACGTGCTGGTTCTGTTGTTCGGTTTCCAGTTTCCTGTTGATAAAGTGTAGGAACTGTATCTACAAGTTCATTAGCAAGTGCTTTTCTGTACTTGATAGTAGCACCCGATGAAATCTTCGAAGGGTCAATTTCTGACCACTTTTGTGTAGCCATTAGAGGTTCGACAACTCCAAGTAGATATGTTAGACTAGAGATAAACTTGCGGAATACACCGTTTGTAAAACTCATATACTTTTTATGATTAGCAAGAACCTTTGCGCTTTCAAGACCACCTTTTGTCATAACATGATGAATCATACGGTTTCGATGAGAACTATTATGCTTTCCTTCACGTGGAAACCACTTTGCTGCAAGGGATAGTCCCTTGACTTCTGGATACTTTGATAGAAATTCATCAAATGTAATCTTCTTTGATTCTTTAGATAGTTTATCTACAAAAATCTTAAAATCACTATGTGAAAAATGTGGCGCGGGTCCATAATGAGGAAATCCTTTTCCGCTGGTTAGTTTACGAATATCTTGATCAAGAGCATTCATATATACATCAATAGCATCAGTAGCGATTTTTGGATAACCTGGTTTCTTATTTTCGTTTACAAAATGTGTTGTAAGTGCTGATAGGTCTTTGAAATATCCATATGTCGGAAATAGTCCGATCATCTTACTAGCAATATCTGGATGTTCCTTATGAAGAAGAGAAAAGAGAAGATAAGAAATAGAACGATGACCTTTACCAGTCTTGGCTTCCCGCTTACCACCAGTGACTGCTCGTTCGCGGAAAATGGAACGAATAAACATATCAAACATGATTCCTTGGTTAATAGGAGTACTTGTCTTTTCCATAATAGAGAAAAGTTCCTTTACTTTTGTAGTAATAAACATTCGCTGGGGTGAAGGAATATTCTCAACCGGATCTTCTGGTAGTGCCGGAGAAGCCTTACGCTTAGAACCGTGACCCTTTGTATGCTTATATTTTGTAGCAGTCTTAATTTCATCATTAACTAGTTTTTGAGATAGTTCAAGTAGTTTTCCAGCGAAAGCTTCTACTTCTCCAGAATAATAACTAGAAAGACTCGAATAATTAATATCGTCATTTTCTGTAAGTCCTAGTTCAATTGGAGATTGTTTTGTTTCTTCTGCCGTGGTTGATGCTACTTGTTCAAATGCAGAAGCAAGAGTAGACTCATTGACACCAGAAGTTTTCTTCATATCATTCTTTACAGCTTCGACCTCAATATATTCTCGAATAATCTGACGTTCTTCTTCTGTAGTATTATGTAGATGCTTGGGGATTTCCTTACCAGTATAACCGTCAAAACCAACATCAAAATCATTAAATAGAAGTACTAGTTCTACTTCAACCCCTTCAGAACCAACATTAACAGCGCGGTTGTGCTTGATCCATTTCACAAGTTCTTTACCTCGTGATGGTGGATTACTCATAAGAGCAGAAAAAAGAGAACTTTCTTGGTTATTAGAATTCGCAATAATAGTGTGAGATGACATTATATAAATAATTTTATAAATTATAAAATTATTTATCAATTTTTTTAAATAAATATGCTAATTAAAGACTTAATATATAAATTACCAAATGTAGATGAAGAAACATTATATTCTAATTTTGATAATTTAATTAAATAACCTGTTAATTCATCAACAGGTATATCTTTTGTATTTTCTAAAATTATAGAAGATAATTGTCCTAAAAATAAGGATAATGAAATACCAGTATCAATTAATTCTTTTTTAATAAAACTATATTTATATTCTAGACTTGCTTCTTTATTTAGTAGCATTTTCAATACTTGCTTTAATTTTTTATTATTTAATAATCCAACCGTTTCATAACAATATTTTTTTTTAATAATATCTACTCTCATACTAATACTTTGTAGTAAATTAATACTCTTTCTAAAGTCTCCATTAGATAGTTCAGCAATAACATTTAGAGCATCTTTTTCATATTTAATATTTTCTTCTTTACATATATTTGATAATTTTTTTATAATATTTTTTTTATCTACTGGAAAAAAAGTAAAATTTAAACACCTAGATTTAATTGGTGGTATTATTTTATTTTCATAATTACATATGAAACAAAATCTAGTTGTATCAGAATATTTTTCAACAATGCGTCTTAATGCGAATTGTGCATCAAAAGTCATTGCGTCAGCTTCATCTAATATAATTAATTTAATACCTTTATTAAATAATGTAATTTTTTCAGCAAAACCTTTTATCTCCTCTCTAACTGAATTAATACCTCTATCATCTGAAGCATCCAGTTTCATTACCATAAAAGTTTTGGATTTACCATATAATTTTTCAACTATTGCCATTACCGTAGATGTCTTACCTGTACCAGACCCTCCACTAAATATTAAATGCGGAAAAGATCCATTTTCTATCATTTTTTCGAGTATTTTAATAATTTTATCTTGTCCTAAAATATTATCAAATTTTAATGGTCTATATTTTTCAATCCATAATAGATTTTCCATTATAATATATATAAATTAAAGTTTTAAATACTAAAATCAATTTTTAATTATTTTTATAATAAAATACATTAGATTATAATATTGAATGTATTCGTCACAGCCTTTAATTAAATATTGATCTATATCTGTGATTTTTTGTATAATTAATGCTTTGTTTTTATCAGATAATGTTTTATTAAAAATAATTAAATCAGATATTTTTTCTAATTGTAATGTTAAAGAATATGAAGATTTATATATATATTCGATAATATTTATAACTTTTTGTTCCTTACACTCTATTGCGTATTCAAATAATTTATTTAAAATATTTTCAGGTATTAAACCAGACATATTGTCAATTATATTTTTTTGACATTTATTGTTAATATTATTTTGTTTAAAATATTTATTATTCATACATTTTTGAAGAAAATTTACTGCCTTTCTAAGATCACCAGAACACGTTTTAATTATATATTCTATATTTTCTGTTGAACATTTTATAGATTCTTTTTCACAAATTTCAATTAATTTTTTTTTAATTAAATCTTTTGGTATTGGTCTAAATCTAAATAAAGAACATCGAGATATAATAGGATCAATAATTTTATTATGATAATTACATATAATACAAAAACGTGTTACTTTTGAATAATCTTCCATTATTTTTCTAAGAGCAAATTGTGAATCAGATGTCATAGTATCTGCTTCATCTAATATTATTATTTTCCATGGTGGTATACCTTCACATTTATTTATAGAATTTCGAGCATATGTTTTTATTTTATCTCTAACTGCTCTTATGCCTCTTTCATCAGAAGCGTTTAGTTCAATAACTCTATCTTCCCAATATTTATCACTAAATAATTCCCTAGCTAATGCTAATATTGTAGAAGTTTTGCCACATCCTGAAGGTCCAAAAAATAGTAAATGAGGAATATTTTGTGTAATAATAACTTTTTTTAATGATAATATTATTTCTTCTTGTGATATAACATCTTTTAATTTTTTAGGTCTAAATTTTTCTATCCATGATTCATTATTCATTTTATATATATTATTAATATTCTTTTATGTTAATAAATCATTTTTTTTCTTATTTAAATTAATGAATAATAATATAAATAAAAATTTATTGAATTGTTTTAAACCTACTCAGAATAATCCATTTATGAATTATTTAAATTTAGGAACACCAACTAACAAAACAGAAGCGTGTAATGTTAGTAAAAAAAAAATAGAAAAAACATTTTATGAAGGTTCTATGTTAACTCCTCATGAATTAAGGATTAAAGATAATTTTATTGAACAGTATGAAACAAAAACAGTAACAACAGTTGTAAATGATCAATCAGCTTATGCCAAATTTTTATTTCCTAATACGGCCAGATGTAGAGATGATGGATATTTATGTAAAATAAATAATGACGTATCATCACGTAATGATAGAAGTGTTATAATTAGTGATAATTATAGACCAAAATATTTAGATATTTACGGTGTATATGAATCATATAAATAATTAGTTTCTCGGTTAAATATATACTTTAATTATATAAATAATATTAATGACAGACCATAATGAATATGATATTCTTGAACATACAAAAAATATATTATCCAGTATTAATACTACAAGTAAAACAATGGATAAAATAAGACAATTAAAGAAAGTTTTAAAATTATTAAGAAATAATAGTAATACTTATGATTTAAAAAATTTATTACAATTAACTGAACAAGAATATAATAAAAATCTTGATATACATAATACTTTTAGATTGATATCCATAAATGATATAGAAAATATAAAAAATATAAATAATATAAATTTCACACAACTAAATGAAGAAGGAAATACAATATTACATCACTGTATTAAAATAGGAGATATTGAAATTTTAAACGAACTATTAAAAAAAGGTGGTAAAATTGATTCAATAAATGGTAATGGTCATACTTTACTTGAATACGCGTGTTTAATACAAGATCCTAATATAATTAAAATTTTAATATCTTTAGGTGCTAATATAAAAAAACATATATTTTTTAGAAAAGGTAATTATAATAAATATTTATTTAAAGAAGACATTGATTTAGCAATAATTTTAAAAGTTTTAACATTAAATTCAATATTTCAAAAAGAATATAAAACTTTTATTTTTTTAGAACATTTTTTTAATATAAATCAATTTATTGGTTTAGAAAAATATACTATTAAAAACATACTGTTAGGATTAGAAAAAATGTTTGAAAATAAAAATACATATCAAACATATAAAAATATCATAATAGAAGAACTTGAATATTTTGATTTTAATTTTCAAAATAATATAAAAAATTGTTATGAAGATAAGGTTGATATATTACTTGTTAATTTAATTCCCTTTATAAATTATCCTTTTTCATTATCTTGTTCTTTTATTTTATTTAATGAAATAGAATTTAAAATAAATAGTATAATAAAAGATAATAAAAAAAATTATAAAAATTTACTTTTAAATTATATTTTTACTAATTATATTGAAAATAAATTATTTACAGAAGATTATATTGGAATAATTGTATATAGAATTTTAGAAAAAAATAAAATATAAAAAAAATTTCTATATATATATATATATATGAGTAGTGATCGTACAATTTACGATAAAGAAGCATATTTAGTTAAGACTAATGAAAGTAATAAACCATTAAAATGGATGTTAGATTTAAATGCCCATGAAAATTGTGAAATTTGTGGAGATAAACCAAATATTTCAGTACATCCAAACAGAGTCGAGTTAGAAAGTGAATTATTTGGTCTTGATCGAAAATTATCAAGAGATCCAAAATCAAAATACCAAAAATCAGAAATTATAGCAGATAGTTTAAATTATGCACCAGCGTATGTGTGTGAAAGAAATATTCAAAATTCTTCATTTTTAAGTCAAGATATATCTAATCAGTATATGGAAGATTTAAGAAAACAATCACCTGAAGGTTTTAATAATAATACTAACACTAATAAATGTAAATTAACAAACTTTTTAGATAATAATAATATTGATACATCAAATAAAGTTAATTAAAATAATTTAGTAAATAAAAATATTTAAGTTTTTTTTAAATTATTTTTCTTACATATTATATATATGTCAAATACTTTCACTAGAACATTTTATGATAATATTGAACATCAAATGTATGATGAAAATACAAAAGATACAAATGATTACGTTATGAATAAAGTGGCCCAAGAAAATTCTGGTATATGTTATACACCAGACCACAGTGTAAACGGTATTAGTGAATTATCAAAACCCGCTAATAATGATGGTTCTTTAAATTTAAAAGACAGGGTCGTACAAGAAACTTTACTTCAAAATAGACATCTTGAATTAAGTAGTTTTGATAGAACTAACAAGGATTACGCTAAAACAACTGTTAGTAAACCAAAAGATTGTAATATTGAACATGTGACTAATGCTGATACAAGATTAACTCACCCAATTATTAATTATAGAGGTATGTATAGTGCTAATTATAAATTTACTCCATATTTACACACGAACCCTCAAAAAGTATTAAGTTCAAATGAAAAATATATTTCTCCAAATCGTTTTGGAAATTCAACAAGATTAGATGCTAAAAAAAATAATGATAACTATAAAAATGATTTAGTTGAATTTAAAAAATTAGTTACTGGTCTCTTACCAAAAAATTAATAAAATAAGCGTATTGAATTATATAATTTTTAATTTAAAAAATTATATAATATAATTATATATAATAATGAATGTTTTTGATATTAATATACAAAAAGAATTTGATAAATATAATAAAAATATTGTATCAACGAATGATTTAAATTTTTTAACCCAATTTGAATTACACCACGGTAATAATGATAATTTTAATAAAGAGGAAAATAATTTACAAGCACCATCAATTATATCTGGTATAAATAGAGAAGATTTTGATTTTTCTCCAGGTAATAGTTTTGATAAAATAAATCTATTACCTGGTAGTAGACGAGATAACTCTTTAGTTTTCAGAGACAATTTTAAAAATGTAAAAAAGAAAAAAGAAAATGACAGTTTTTTTGATGTTGGTGTAATTAATACTAATATATTAGCATCAGGTCAACAATATAATAATGAATTACATAATTTTAAAGATAGATTAGGTGATTCTATAAAATTAAATAATAATAGTTATGATAAAGAGACTATGTACCAAAAAATTGGTGATATTGACGGAATCCCTATTACAGATTTAACACGAATTAAACATAAAGATCAAAAAGAATTAAGAGGTGGTGGAATTCATAGTCAGCGATTACAGTCTGAAGGTTTAACAAATATTACAAAAAAAAATGGTCAAGGGAAAAATATAGATCCTACCGATCTAAAACAAACTACTTGTAAAAATAAATATAGAGAACAGAATTATAAAGATTTTCTTAAAACAACCGGAGTAAATATGAAACATACATATAGAACAAAAATAGATTTATCAACAATAAGAGAACAAACTACAAATAATAAATATATAAATGCTGGTGTAAATCCAGTTCCAAAGGATACTCATAGAAATAATCAACCATTAAATAAAACAAAAAAAGAAGATAATATTAAAAAAGTATATATTGCCAATCCAAAATCAGTTATTGATAAAGAAAACTTTAGAAATAATCAAAAAGCTATTAAAACACAACGAGAAAAAAATAATACTTATATAAATCATATGAAAATGGATATTAATAAACCAATTCACCATAATAATCAACCAATGGTTACAACTCAAAGAGAAGATAAAAATAATAATATTTCTAATGTCAAATCTCAAGTAGATAAAGAAAATTTTAGAAATAATCAAGATGCTAAAATAACAGATAGAGAATATATTAATAATAATATTACAAATTTAAAATATTCGGTAGATAAAAATATTTATCATAATAACCAACAAGCAAATAACACTATGCGTGGTGATAATAATGAACATATTACTAATATAAAAGGTGTTACAGATAAACATTATTACAAAAATGATAATCTTGCGAATAAGACTATTAGAGAAAATACTGGTGACAATAAACATCACGGTACAGTTGCTAATTTAACAGAGGCACAATTATATTATAATAATCAACAAGCAAATAACACTATGCGTGGTGATAATAATAAACATATTACAAATATAAAAGGTGTTACTGATAAACATTATTACAAAAATGATAATCTTGCGAATCAGACTATTAGAGAAGCTACGGGTGACAATAAACATCACGGTACCGTTGCTAATCTAACAGAGGCACAATTATATTATAATAATCAACAAGCAAATAATACTATGCGTGGTGATAATAATGAACATATTATTAATATAAAAGGTGTTACTGATAAACATTATTACAAAAATGACAATCTTGCGAATAATACTATTAGAGAAACTACTGGTGATACTAACTATCAAGGTACAGCTATTAATTCAACAGAAGGTGAAATTTATCATAATAATCAACAGGCGAACGAAACAGTAAAAGAAAAAAATTTATATAGTTATAATGGTATTAACTTTCAAAATTCTAAACATAGTTATCATAATAATCAAGAAGCAAGACATACTGTTAGAGAAGACGAGTCCAGTCATTTAGGTACTGCTTATCATAATTCGGGTGATACTTATCATAATAGGCAACAAGCTAATACTACACTTCGAGAATCAAATGGTTATGAAGAATATTCAGGACCATCATATACTAATGGTACTAAAAAATATATACATTCTGATGATATAACTAGATCAGGTGTTGTAGAAGAAGTATTAGCAAATGATTATAAAGGTGTAGATGGAAAAATAGTTTCTGATTTACCATCAAGAAAATTATTAAATAATTATTATCATAATAAAAGAATAGAAAAAAGTTTAGATAGAACAGATAGAAATCCAAATGGGGGTAAAGGACAATTAAATTTAGGTGTTAATAATTTTGGTATTCAAGCTAATACAAATAATCGGGGGGAGAAATACATTCATAATGTTCCTAAAAGTTTAATTTCAAGTAGTTATATTCTTGAAAAAGAGAATCTTGGTACAAGAGGTAAAATTTCAACACAAACTAGAAATAATATAAATACTTTATTATCTAGTACTCTAGACGGTAATCCATATATAAATAATAATGTATTTAAAAGTAATTCGACTGTTGATTTATTTGATTATGCTAGTAATCAAACAGAACAATGTGATAATTAATTTAATGATTTAATCTTATGTTTGTTTTCTTTTAATATATCATTATATAAATTTAATATTAATTCTTCTTCTTTATCATCATCTTTTTTAATTATATTATCAGTATGTTCTAATAAAATATTATTAATATAATTATAAGATTCAATAATATGATTTAAATTCCTAGCACCAGTTATAATTATATTTCCTTTTTCAAAAATAAATATACTTATTTCTTTTTCTTCTTCATTACAATTAACTGGTGTAAATTTAACTATTACACAAGCACGTATACATTTTTCATAACTAGCTTTTATTTTTTTTTGTAATAATAATTTAAAAAACTTAGTTCTATCTATCATCATATTTACTTTATAATTTGAGTTAATCATATATATACTAAAATCACTAATATCAATATTACTTTCAATAAATTTTATTTCTCTGATTTCATCTTCAATTAATAAAGCTTTTACTTGTGATAGACGAAATGCTAGTTTATTTAATGCTCTATTTGTATAACTAACTTTTTTAAGTCCAGAAATTTGAATACTACCATTTTTAAATAATTTTAAATTTAATTTTTTTACTGTATTTAAATCATCATAATCACCTTCATTTATTCTCACTACGATAGTAACTTGATTATAAAAAGGACTATTTTTTTTCAAAGTATTCTTTTTCGTTCGTCTTTTTTTTTCTTTAACAGGTATTAAGGTTCTAATTTTTTCTTTATTAATTTTAACTGTTAATATATCATTAGAATCTAAGGGTAAATAATTATAAATATTATTTAAATCTAAATTTGTACTTAACTTACATTTAGCACACATCGTCGAAATAAAAACACCCTTTGGTAGAGTTTTTATCTCGTTATTTTTGATATCTAAAAAATCTATAAAATTGTGATTATTCCAATATTGAGTCATCTCTAATTATTTAATGTAGTATATCTTTAAATACTAAAATATATTTAATTCAATTATTTTATTTTTAAATATATATCTAGATATATATATAAAAAATGTTTAATATAAAGTATTCGCCTACAAATATTAATTTAAATCAAAGAATAAATTCAATTCATAAAATAAATTCAATTCATAAAATAAATTCAATTCATAAAATAAATTCAATTCATAAAATAATTATTTACGGTAAGCGATATTTGAAAAAATAATCTAAGTATTAAAATAATGTTTTCTACAAACTGTCATATATTCATCTTTTGCTCCAATTAAAATTTGACTTTCATCTGAAGATTTACGATAACTAAAAATACCTGGAGTTCCATCTTTACATATTTGACAAAGAGCTGTAATCTTTTTACAACTATCGGCATAAGGAATCAAATCTAATACTTGTCCAAATTTATTTCTATTTGAATCACCATCTAACCCTGTTATAACAACATTATAGTTTAAATTTTCTACAAGATTTAAAACCTGTTCTTTCAAATCTTTAAAGAACTGTGCTTCATCGATAAAAATAGTATTATGATAACTTTTACAATAAGAATATATATCTGTAAGATTTTGTATCGCAATACATTTTTCTTTATCATAATTATGTGATACAATTTCATCAGATGAATATCTATTGTCAATTTTTGGTTTGACAATTAAATAATCTTTTTCACATACTTTTAATAATCTCACCATTCTAATAATTTCACAAGACTTGCCAGCAAACATTGGTCCAATTATAATATCTAATCTAGGCATTATAATATTGAGATTAATAAATAACTATAGTAATAATCAATTTTTAGTATACTTTAAATTTCCAAAATCATCATATAAATCTACTCTAATATTAAGTAATTCTTTTTCGGATATCGACAATTTAGCGAGCTTCCAATCATCATTTACTTTTTCAGCTATCTTACGTTTTATAATTTCTAGTTCTTGAGTTTCTTCAAAATAAAGACTTATATTAAATTTACCCAGTTTCCCTATTTTACCAGTACGTTCAATAATTTCGTCTATATCACGAATATGTACAATTTCCCAGTAATTATCATCTTTTTCGTATCTAACCATTGACATTAAAATTAATAAAATACTAATGTTAAAGGTTACTAGTATCAATTTTTTAATAAGTTAAAAATTCGTAGTAAATTAAAGTCCTATTTAATATATAGTACCGTTTATACAACCATTGTTTAATTATTTTTATAAAATCCTAAATTATTCATTCATTCTATATTTACCAATAGATAATTCTTATAGGATAGTTTAATAATATTAAATTTGTATGTTCCTCATCTGACAAAGATTTTATTGATTTATATAATTTATAACTAAACCTTGCAATATATAACCCAAGTAAATTTGATAAAATTACAAAACATAAACCTAAATTTTCATTTGAATAATCATCTATATTATTATTTTTCTTTATTTTTATATAATAATATGAGCATAATGTTAGTCTCATAATATTATTTAGAATTTGATATATTGAATAAGTTAATACACCACTTGAATGATAACTTTTAGCACTATGATAACCATATAAGGCAATTAGTAATGGTAAAAGATAAAAGAAACTATAAAAAGCATAAAAACAACCGAAAAAAATATCTATCATTGAAAACATTCTAACTGTTTTTGATAATCTATAACATTTTACAATTTTATCATTATTTTCAGATTCAGATTCAATATTATTTTCTGACATTATAATAAAAAATAATCTAAATCTTTATATAATGTTTTTAAATATAGAAAGTTTTAATACTAAATATAAAAATAAAAAAATTGGTTTTACTTGTAGTTGTTTTGACTTACTTCATAGTGGTCATTGTATAATGTTAAAAGATGCTAAAGAACAATGCGATATTTTAATTGTTGGTCTTCAAACAGATCCAACTATTGATAGACCTGAAAAAAATAAACCAATACAAACATTTGAAGAAAGGAAAATAATGATTGAAACTATTAAATATGTAGATGAAGTTATTACTTATTCTACAGAAAAAGATTTGTATGATTTATTAGTATTATTAAATCCAGATGTACGAATTATCGGTTCTGATTGGTGTAATAAAAAATATACAGGTTATGAGTTACCAATTACTATGTACTGGCATAAACGAACTCATTCATGGTCAACATCAGAATTAAGGAAAAGAGTTTATGAACGTGAAAAAATAAAAGATCTTATATTTCAATAAAACCACTTTTAAATTTAATTTCTTTTTGTGGAATAAAATATTTATCTACTATATCGCCTATTAGTGATTCTATATATTTTTTATAATTATTTGTTTTATCTATTTCTAAAACTTCTGTACTAAGCTTATCGTTTATTTCAATTAATTTTATATTAAAATTATCTGTTAACATTATATCGCATCCAAATTGATGAAAACAAAAATTATTTTCGTCATAACATTTAGCTTTAATAACCTTTTTAACTCCTCTGAATAATTCATTAATTTGTTTTATTATATTATCAATATTTTTTTTTCCAATTAAATCATAAAAGTCATCAGGAAAATAATATATTTTATCTGTTGTTTTCAAACGACTATCATGAATATTTTTATTAGTATAATCCCCTTTTAAATATTTTTCTTTTGCTATAAATGATAAAAATTTGTTATAATAAAATTGTTTTTTATTACTATAAATATACAAAACACGAAAATGAAATTTTTTACTATCAATTAAATATGGATTATTAATATATTCTTGTAATATCCATTCAATTTTAGATTTTTGTTTTTTACTATTTTTAAACTTATTATAAATATTTAAATTTATTTTTGAATAGAAATATTTATTTTTATTAATTATCATATTTATTATATTTTTAAAACTTGAAAAATTTTCACAAACAAAAATACCTGAACCAGCCCATCCATAAATCTCTTTTAAAATCCATATCTTATTATTATTAAAATATTTTTTATAATTATTTACATTATCATTATCTTTGAATATATTAAATATATTTATATAGTGATCTTCAAGTAAATATTTATTAATTTTATTATCATTATGTTTTTTCATATTTACATTTAAATTGTATTTATTTGTTATACTCTCATTATCTCCTTTTAAATTAGCTCTATTTTTTAAATACGTAGGAATATAGTATTGTTTATCATATTCATTTTTCCCATCAACATATATAAAATCAGGGTTATCTTTTTGTGGTTCTTTTAAATTATATTTTTCCCAAATATCACCTCTTTTTTTTAGAATTAATTTTATTTCTTCGTCAGTTAAAACTTCAGATTTAAATAAGTAGTAAAAAGGTGGTTTTTTAATAGACATTAAAATTAAATAGATTTTAAATTTTGACGTTTCCGTGTTGTATATTTTGCTACATGATTAATATAATAATATGCTCTATATTCTTCATTCCATTTTTCCTCCCGTGTATAAGGTAAATTATTAGACATAATTTTATCAATAGGAATAGTTGGATTTAACCATTGAGTATGTTTTGTTATATCACACACATAATAATATCTTTCATACTCATGATCATATAATCTTCTCCAATCGTGTGGTAAATTTGATTCTGGAACATAACTATACAAGTTATCTTCAATATAATCATATTTATTATTATCATCGGATAAATAAAGAGGATTGTTATGCGATGGTTGCGAAATTATATATTCATAATTTTTATTACTTATAACTCTGTTCATTATTTAAAAATAAAACATATCTTTTAATAATGATAGTATTGTCTTGGGATGTAGGTATTTTAAATCTTGCATTCTGTTTAATTGATTATAATACGGAAACTAAACAATGGAAAATATTAGATTGGAATTTAATTAATCTAACTAATAGAAATCAAATAAAATGTTTTCAGTGTGGATGTAAACCAGCTCTATATCAAGAAACTAATAATAATCGTATTTATACTTGTAAAAATCATAAGAAAAATGTAAATTGTACTCCTCCTACTTTTGAGGATGTGTGTATAAAAATTAAAGCTGGCACATTATGTTCTTTTACAAGTAAGAAAAAATGTGACAAGATGATACAATATTTATTTAAAAATGAATATAATTATTGTAATAATCACGCAAAATCAGAATACAAAAAATTAACAAATTCATATCAATTAAAAGAATTTAAAAAGAAAAGTGTAAAATCTATGGATTTGGAAATTATCAGATTAAAATTAATAAGAGAATTAGATAGTAGACCTAATCTTTTACAAGCTGATATCGTTTTAATTGAGAACCAACCTACTTTAAAAAATCCGAGAATGAAAGCAATATCATCGACAGTATACGATTTTTATTTAATAAGAGGTATTATTGATAAGGATAGAACTAATTCTACTATTGAAAAAGTAAAATATATGTGTCCAAGTAATAAATTAAAATTAGCAGATGATGGTGATTCACAACAACTTGTTAAACTCAAAGGAGATGAAGCAAAAACTTATAAACTAACAAAGTCTCTTGGAATAAAATACTGTATGGAAATGATTAAAAATTTTCCTGAATGGACTGATTTAATTAATTCATTCAAGAAAAAAGATGATTTAGCAGACGCATTTCTACAAGGTATGTATCATATAATGTTAAAATAAAAAATTATATCATTATATATATGTATAAAAATAAATACTTAAAATATAAGGAAAAATATCTTAATTTAAAAAATCACTGTATATCAGTACATTTAAGAAAAGGAATTAATGATAATGGTGATATTATAAATACAATGAATAGTTGTGATACTGATTTATGTTTACAACAAAGAAATAACTTTTTATTTTCATCTAATTTTGAATTAGATCAATGGAGTAGTTGGAATTTTATATTTTCTAATACACCGTATTTTTTTAAACGCGATTATGATAAAGATATAACAGATGAATTATCACAAGATAGTAAATATAAATTTTTTGATGATAATTATATCCCTTTTTTGAATATACTTGATAAATTAAAATTAATATATCAAAATGAATATTCGTATAATAACAATATCTATTCTGAAAAATACAAAGGAATGAAAATAAATATACCTGAAAATTCCCAAGTACATTTTATTGGTGATATCCATTCATCAATTAATAGTCTACATTATTTATTTAATAGATTTCAAAATTTAGGAAATATATTTTCTGGAAATTCATTGTATCTTTTAAAAAATCAATATATCATATTTACAGGTGATTTAGTTGATTATGGGCCTTATGGTTTGGAAATATTATTTTTTATTTTCAATTTAAAAGTATTAAATCCAAATAATGTTTTTATTATAAATGGTAATCATGAAGAATACTCTGTATATAAAAAAGAACAATCTAATGTAAATTTATCTTTAGAAATGAATAATCAAATACCACTAAGAAAAAAACTAGTAACTGAAATTTTATTATTTTTACCAGTAGTTATATTTTTAATTTTTAACGGTAAATCTTACCAAATTAATCACGGAGCTATTATACGAGAAGAAGCCGGGTATAATGAAGAAACCTTTGATTTTGACAAAACTAGTAAATTAAAAGATTTTTTAAATAGTAGTAATAATATAATATTATTTAATGATGGTAATGATTTTTTATGGGGGGATTTTAAATATAATAATGATGATTTAGGTTGGACATCTACAAATTATGGCAGAAATATGTATCATATTGATATAGTTAAAAAATACCTGGATAAACATAATATTGAATGTATTATTAGTGGACATCAAGATACAGTTAGTATTGGAATAATGCCTAATAATATTGATATAGATAATATATATATATCATCCTCTGAATATTTAGAATATCAAGAGACAGACGGTTTAATAACATATGATAAATATAATAATGATTTAGAAGATGATGAATATAATTTTGAAATTAAAGTTAATAATATTTTAGCATTAACAATATCATCAGCTGTTACAGTACAAAAAGGTGCTATATATTACTGTTATATTACTTTAAAATAATAAAAAAATTGATATTTCTTTAAAAAATGTATTAATAATAATTATTAATGGAAGAACAACTTAAATTTTATGAAACAAACTCACCTACGCTTAAATCTCATGTTAATTTTATTTTTACGGAAAGAAGTGCTAACTTTTTCTCGTGTTATTTAATTGATTTTAATATTAATGCGATTATGCCTGTACAAATGTTAACAAAAAGAAAAAAAATTAGAAGTATAAATAAACTTACACCACTAAATAAACCAATGATTGGTATTATTGAAGATATTTCTGATACTGATATATCAATTAGTACAGCGTATATTGACGAAGAAGATGAAAAATATATTGCTTTTAAAGAAAATAATCAAAAAAATATTGTATTAAAGGGTATATTTAAACGATATTCATATAAAAATACAAAAAAAATAAATGAATTGTGGGAATCAATCATATATCCGTTATTTAACGAACTCAAATCATCAGAGTGTGAAGATTCTTTGTATGATTATTTTGTTTCTCAATATGAGACACTAAAAATAGATTCAGATTTAAAAGATTTTATTAAAGAAAATATTATTATCAATATTAAAAAAGATTTTGAAAATAATTTTAAACTAGTTTCAATAGATGGTATAGAAACTACAAAAAAATTACTTGAAGATTCATTAAAGGAATATCAAAAAGAAGTAAATTGTGATATAAATTTAGATTATACACCAAAATATACACTTTTATCAGTACAAGAAGATAATAGTGTATTTTTTAAAATTTTAAATAATAAAATAACTACCCAAAATCTACAAGTATTTGTAGCAAATTAAGTTTCTGATAAATTAATTGTTTTCTTTAACCCCATTGTATGTTCTAAACTATATTTGCTGTTATTTAATGGTTTAGATCTTTTCAATACATATTCATTTTTTGCCTTCTTTGTTGGTTTAGTAAGTATTTTTTCAATTTGATATATTCTAGATATCATAGGTGGTTTAATATAATTATATTCATAATCATTTGATACAAAATTTTTTCTAAATTCGCTAATTGATAAAACACCTCCATATTTTTTAAGTACTTTCCACGATGGAGACTGTACTATTTTTAAAGTTATATTATAAGTTTTTTTATAAAAATAATACAATAAAGAAGATCTTTTAAAAATATTATCATCATTTAAATTTATATTATAAGATAAAGCACAATTATATGAACAAAAATTACCAAATGTATAAAATTGTTCTTTAAAATAATATTCAGGCAAACAAACTGTTGGTGTAGTATAACTGTGTCTACACCACCAACAATTAATATTATCATTTTCTAAATCATTTGAACTAATATTATATAATTCATCATTAATTATACTATTATCTAATTCATTCATTAATTGGTTTACTTTTTCTTTTAATTTTTTTATCTGAATATCTTTTGAATCAATATTTTTTATAAATATATCATCATCGTTATCTATATTAATAGGTAAATGTGTTATAATTGGATTTTCTTTATTTGTGAGAGTAGTATTAATTGATACTTTATTTTTTGGTTTTCTACCTCTTTTTGGCATAATTGACATATAATTTAAAGTTATATATAACTTTAAATTATAATATAAATATTAATTTAAAGTTTCATTCATGCTTTGATATATCATTAATATTTAAAAAACGTATTTTTTTATATTACTTGCATTATGTTTTTTTTCTTACGACCTTTTTTCTTTGTATCGCTATCAGTTACAATTCTATCATTATTACTAGTTTCCTCTTGTGTATCTGTATCATTATCATTATTATCTCTTGCGTGTAATCTACCTAATATATCATTAACAGTATCATTCTTTATTATTTTAGGTATAGGTCTTTGATCATTATTTGGTATTAAATTATTAGGATGTCCTGGATTTAAATTAATTGGGTGATGAGCTTTTCTATAAGATTCATTATTATTAACCGGTGTTTGATTTACTTCATGTGTTCTCAGTTGTGCATTATGTATTTCATTATTCTTTAATAATTGCTCTTTTAATTTTTGATTTTGTATTTGTTGATCTCTTAATTGTTGTTTCATTTGTCTTTCTTTATCTTGTAATTCATTTCTTTGTCTTTCAATATTTAATTCTTGTTCAGTCATAAATTGAGAAGATTTTTCTTTACCTGCGACTAGTTTAGAAATCATATCCGGATTATTCTTTAATACTTTATCTAATCCTGGAATATTTGATAAATGTGCTTTTGAAAAATGAAAAGCAGACCCTGATGCTAAAACTAATAGTATTAATTTAGTTTCTGGTGCCATTTTACCACCCTTGCCTTTATATTTTTCATACAATTCTTCTAACACATCATCATAACTATCTACTTCAACGCTCATATGTTCTGACCATCCACTTAGTTGAAAATTAAATGGATCATATTTATCATTTAAAAACTCCGTAACTGAACAAGTGTTTAGTAAAATATTCTTGTATAATTTAATACCATTTCTTTTATTAGCAAAACTTTTTAATAAATCATATTCATATTCCATATCTTCAATCTTTGAATTAAAATCATATTCTTTTGATAATTTATATCCCTTGTGTTTTAATTCACTTAGTTTTCTTAGTAATTCAATTTTTTTTAATCGTAATTGTTGTTGTGTTAGAACTGGTTTTGATGATACTACATTTGTATCTGTCATATTATTTTTGATTTCAGAATGACGCGATTGGTTTGAACCATTTGATTGGTTTGAATCATTTGATTGGTTTGAATCATTTGATTGGTTTGAATCATTTGATTGGTTTAAATCATTTGAATGGTTTAAATCATTTGAATGGTTTGATACTATTGAATCAATTAGATTATTATTAAATTCTTCATTATTATTTCTACTTGGTAATTGTACCTCTTCAAAATTTACTTTTGATTTAACAGAACTTTGTGAACTACTATTCATAACAGATGAATTATTTTCAGAATTATTATCCAGTTTTAATGATGATGTACTTTTTTCAGATTCTTGTAATACTTTATTAGTATTAGCCATCATATTTAAATATAAATCTGTTTCCGTTGTGTCTTTTTTAATAATATTCGTATCTTTATTCATATTATTACCTTTATTATCTAAATAATTTATTGTTCCGTCAATCTCAGAACTAGTCACTGAATCATTCATATATATTATTAAATAATATTCTTTTCTTTAACCGTAAACGTATAATAAAAAAATATTATAAAAATATTAATTTATTATCTAAGATAATTCATATAATTATGATAAATTATACTAGTCTAGAAGAAGCGTGGGGGTTAGAAGATGTAAATGTACAAAAGAATAAGGAAGAAAATAATATTATTAAATCAAAAAACGAAGAGTTAGTTGATAATACTGTAAATATAGTAAAGGACGCATTTCAAAATGAATTAAATGAATTAAATAAATGTGATGCGATTGACCATATACTCAGTTGTGATAAATGTTTAGATAAATTAAAACAAACATTAAAAATTGAACAAAAAATTATAATAGAAAAACCAATAAATAAAAATATTAAGAATAAATTATTTTTAAATAATATTGAGGGTTTTAATTTTAAAATACCATATAATAAACATTTAGTTCTTTACATAACAATAATTGGTATTCTAATTTTATCTATTTTATTAGTTCATTCATACAGAAGACCAGTAAGAATGAATACAAATCATAAAAAATTTTATATCTTTCCTGAAGATATTGATAAATTAAAATCATTAATTGATATCGCTAGAAATTAATTATAATGAACTCCAAGATATAAAAATAATATTCTTTGCTAGTAATTCTGTTTGAAAACCATTATTTTTTAACTTGCTTATTATATATTGATTACAATCATTAACATTATATAATGGATAATTAATCAAAAATTCGGGTATTTGAAACCAGCATTTATATAAATTGACTCCACTTGATTGAACAATTTTTTTTTCAACATTTATATAAATTTTTTTATAAATTTTTTTTTTCAATTTATCTCGTTCTTTTTGCTCTTTTACTAATTCAAAAGCTTTAACCATATAAATATATATTATATTTTATTATATATTAATGTATTATAATAGTTTATGTCTAAGTGGAGGTGGTGTAAATGGATTACAAATTTTAGGTTCTATTTCATATTTAATTAAACATAATATTATTAACTTGAAATATATTAACACTTTTATTGGTACATCTGTAGGTAGTATTATATGTTTTTTATTAAATTTAAATTACACTATAAATACAATAGCTCAAATAGTTTATGAAATAAATTTAGAAAAAATACAATTAGAATTTGATCTGGACATATTTTTAAATAATTTAGGAATTGATAATGGAAATAAAATTATTATAATAATACAAACATTACTATTTAATAAATTAAAAGTATATGATATTACATTTGATGAATTATATAGAAAAACAAATAAAATATTAAAAATTATAGTTGTAAATTATACAGATAGACTTGAAGAAATATTTGATTACAAATCTACTCCAAACCTGTCGATTATTCGTGCGATTAGAATGTCAATATCTATACCTCTAATATTTACTCCTATTTATTTTAATAATAAAATATATATTGATGGTGGTATAATGAATAATTTTGGTATAAACTATTGTAATTTAGACAAAACAATAGGTATTTGTATTGAAAATAATAATAAAAACCAAAATCCACAAAATATAATGGATTTTTTAAAAGGTGTGTTAAGTATAATTTATAAAAATGTAACAAGTAAAAATTGGGAAAATCATATAAATGTAATTATTTTACGAACAACAATGGAAATGAGTGATTTTAATTTAGCTAAAGAAACTAAATTAGAAATATTAAAAAATGGATATAAGCAAACAAAATATCATATAAAATATAATATTAATAATAGATTAGAGTTTTTTGCTATTAAATATATTAATAAAATAATTTATAAATCATTATATGTTAATATCAATAGTTTTTAACTCTTCTGTTTGATTATTATATTTTGATAATTCTTTATTTATATCTTCTTTCGTATTGTTCATAAGTGGTTGAAGTAAAAAAGCTCTATTTAAACTTGTATAACTCGAAGTTTGAACATTGTCTTCTAAATATAATTTATTAAAATTTTTTAATTCAACATAATTTATATTATTTTTATTAGTATTATAAGGAATAATTTCTTCATTGTCATATTTAGTTATTTGATGTGAATAATCACCATTTACTTTCTTTTTATCAAATGTAATATTAAAATCTTCAGTATTTCTAAAATTATTTTTTTTAATATCTTTTAAATTATTACGGTTAACATTAACCTCCTCTAATTTTGTACTAAAACTTTTATTATCTTCTATATAATTACCGTGTCTTTTTAATAAAATTTCTGCATCTCTGTGAAATCCAACTAAAGCTTCTTGTTTTGTTGTTGGAAAATATTCTTTAACATTATCATTCTTAAAATTAGATTTCAAAAAATTAAAATCTTTATCTTTATTATTTAACCAGTTATCATATTTATTTTTTGTTTTTTCATTTGATAATATTAAATTAGCTAATGTAATATTATAATATATTTTTTCTTCTAATTCTGAAATTTTATCAGGATGAAATTTTTTTACAATCTTTCTAAATATTTTTTTCACATCATCAATAGATGCCGATTGATTTAAATTAAGTAATTCATATAAATTAAATTCTAATTTATTAAAATCAATATTGTCCATATAATATTTATTAAAATTTTAATTTTAACTATATTTTTATTTTATATTTTATATTAATATGAATGATAATAATATTAAAGCATTGTTAATATTAGGATCTTATTTAGATACACTTGGTTTTTATAATGGTAACTGGGAGTTTAATTTTAATAATAAACCTATTACATTAAAAGAAGCAATGTTAGTTCAAAATGAAATTATTAATAATTATTATTCTTTAGGAGGCGATAAAATAAATATTTCAAAGTGGAATGCAAGTGATGATACTATTATGATGATAGCAACAAAATTAGCTTGTGATAAAAATGGTAGTTATAATGATTTTAGAAATGAATATTTAAATATATTAGATAAATTAAAAGAAAATAAACGGGCTAGTGGATATACTACACTAAATTCTTTAGAATTATTACAAAAAAATAAGAAAATAAAATATAACAAGTATATGGGTGGTAATGGAGCAGCTATGAGAACTGCTTATATAGGTATAAAATATAAAGATGATATAGATGCTTTAATCGAAAAAAGTATATTATCAAGTAGAATAACACATAATTTTCCCTTAGGATTTTTAGGAGGATTAGTAACGGCTTTATTTACATCTTATGCTATTAAAAATATAAATCCATTTGAATGGGGTAAAGAATTAGTAAAATTAGAAAAAAGTGGTAAAATAGATAAATATATGAAAACAACAGATATTTATCAAGATTATAAAAAGGATAAGTATAAATTTTTTTCCTTGTGGTTCAGATATGTTGAACAAAGATTAGAACGTTTTTCATTAAAATCTAGAGAATTTTTATTTGGCGCTGATAGATATAATGATTTATTAAATTATACTCCTGGAGTTAAAGCTAGTGGTAAAAATGATTTTTCAAAATTTGCCTCAACCGGTGTTGGTGCGACAATTGTAGCTTATGACGCATTATTAATGTCAATTATGAGTGTTTCACCCAAAATTGATAAAATAGAATCATTAAATTATAATTGGAATAGTTTAATATTTTATTCTACTTTACATTTTGGTGACAATGATTCAACGGGTATTATCGCAGGGAATTGGTATGGAGCTTTAAGAGGGTTTAAGGACTTTGATATAAATAAAAAAAATAATATTATTGAACAACTAGAATTTAAAGATTATTTTATATAATTATAATTGTTTATAAATATTTTCGAAAAGTAAATTCTCAAGATCTTCGGGGGTTTTTCCTGTTCTATCTACATTTTCATCTAAACCTATTTTAACTACTTGATTTTTACTATTTAATATTGTTGGTACATATTGAACATTATTCTTCTGAAATAGTTGTGAGTGTGTTGGATCTGATCCCCAATATACTTGAACCAAAATATCATCATATTTTTTATTTAAATTTTCATTAATCAACTTGTACATATTACTATCTTTGTTTGAATGCGGACAATGATGACCTCCATAATATTGAATTATTTTTTTATTACTATTATCTAATGTTTCTTCTATTTTAGAGGTATTAGTAATATTTAATTGGTTATCTAATTTTTCCACACTATTTGTTAATTTGTCTTTATATTTTTTAAATACAAAATACCCAACTATACTAACAATAATTAAAATTACTACTATTAATATTTCTATTCTTAAAAAGGAATTGATATTCATTTATATATATAATATAATAAAAAATTATTTTTAAATAAACTAATTAAACAATATTATATATATATATATATATGGGTTATGGAAAACAATTTTTAAATAATAAAAGTACTTTATTATCAGATAAACCAAATATAGTATTTTGGAAAAAGGTATATAAAAGAAAAAGTAATATATCGAAAGAAAGTATACCTCAATATTTTAAAAAAACAGTTCCTAATTTTGGTGAAAGATTAACAGTTAATATTTCAAAGTCTGGTGATTTAATAAAAGAATTAATATTATTTATAGAACTACCCGAAATCCAAAGTGCTAATCATTCAGTTTTACCACCAGGGGTAAAAAAATTTGCTTGGGTAGATAAAATAGGATTAGCAATAATAAAATCGGTTGAAATTGAAATTGGTGGTTTATCAATAAATAAACATTATTCTGATTGGTTGAATATACAATATGAAAGTAATTATATATATAGTGGATTAGATAAATTAATTGGTAAAAATGTGAAAATGCTAACTGATTATACTAATGGAAAAAATAGTTACAAATTATATATTCCATTACAATTTTTTTTTAGTTTTATAAATGAACTTGCGTTACCTATTATATCTTTATCTAAACAAGATATAAAACTTAATATTGAATTTAATGATTTAAACTATTGTATTAAAGAATCTCCAACTCATTATCTTGAAATTAGTAATTATATTTGTTTATTTAAAAAAGGGGAATTAATACGACAAAATGTAAATGGTAATAAAGCAATAGCTGAATTTGTTTATTTTGATGCTATTACACAAAAAATTTATTATAATAAAATATCAAATCACTTTAATATTCCATCAAATATAGATAATAAATATGCTATTATAGGTGATAATTCTAAATATTCAATAATTCCAAAAATTAATTCATCGATTGTTAAGGACGAAGAATATTTTAAAAATAAATTTAATCCATATATTAAAAATACATATTTAATTGTAAATTATATATATTTAGATAGTAATGAAAGATGGTTTTTTTTGAATAATGATTTAGAATATATAGTTCCTTTAGTTAAATCAGTATTTGAAGATAGTATAAAAAATATGAATTATAATTTTATGTTAAAATTATCTCACCCACATAAAATATTATTTTGGAGAGCACAATTAGAATCAGAAATTGAAAGAAATAATCACTTTAATTATACTACTTATCCAATTACACTAAAAAGAGAACCTATAATTTTAAACAATACTCTTATTATTAATTCAATACCAAGAACTGAAATTAGTAATTATGAATTTTATACTTTTTTACAAAACCATTTAAATAATTATTTTTATGTAGAAGGTTTACATCAATATTCTTTTAGCGTAGAACCAAATAATGATTATCCAAACGGTACATTAAATTTTAGTAAAATAGATTATTCATATATAAAATTATTATTAAATAATATAGTTAATTATAAAAATAGTATTAATATGAAAGCATATGGTATATACTATAATATTTTAATTATTAAAAATGGTACAAGTTCTATAAAATATGCTATTTAAAATATTAATTTAACATTATTATTTTCTATCTTTAAAAATCTATATTCTTTTGTATAAATTTTTAATTTTGCTTTTTCAAATTTTTTATTCTTTTTAGTCGTCATTTGAAAATTATCAATCATTTTTAAATTTAAAGAACCATTTGGTTGATTTACTTTTGAGTTTAAACCAAATGAATAAGTATAATAATTATCATCTAAACTGTAACCTTTAAAATAGGGTGTAACGTCATTATAATATTTTCCACTTAGATTTTGTATTAAAGGTGTTCCATTTAGTGTAAAACTAATTTCATCTAATATTCCATTTTCAAAACCATTTACCATTTGATTCTGGTGAATATTTTTAAAATACATTACAAGTAAAGATATCTTCTGTGAGAAAACATTAGTTGTATTATTTAAATCTTCATTAATGTAATTTAAATATTTTTCATCCAAATAAATAATATATTTTATATCATATTTATTTAATAATGTATTTGATTTTAGTATATTAACTCTATTAGATTTTATTAATATTTCATTATCTATAGTCTTAAATAAATTAATATCTTCTGAAAAGGCTTCTAATTTATTATTCATATAACTATTATATTTTTTTAAATAATCTGTATACCATTTATCTGTTTGTGCGGTATACATATTATCTAGACCTACTTTTTCAATACTAATAAATAAATCTTTTACAATATTATATATTTCTATTGTATGTTCTTCAATTTCATTAGAAATAATAATTTCTGAATAGTTATAATTTACTTGAGCTAGAATTATCGATGTTTCTTCTTGTAATTTATATATTATTTCTTTTGGTAATACACAAGTTGTATAATAAATATCCAAGAGTGGTTTTACATTTTTTACAACTAAATTACTATTTTTTAAAAGTTTATTTAATTTATTTAATTTAAACTCAATGATTAAATCAGCATTTTTCATAACACACACCGGTAAAAATTTGTTATAAATCATAAAAAAGAATTTAATAGGATAATAAAAATATAAATTGGAACCATCGTTTCTTAATCTAACAATTCTATCAAAAGATGTTTCTTTATAAATATCAAAATTAAAACTATATAAAATATTCATAGTATTATAATCTAATTTTTCAATAATATTATTATTAACAACGAAATTTATACTTTCAAAAAATTTAATAGCTAGGTCTTTAATCCAAATAGGACGAACGTCTTCATTTGTTATAATTCTTTCTTTAATAATTTTATCAGGAACTTTATTAAATTCAATATTATTATATGAATTATTTGTAAACTTAATTTTTTCATATCTAAATTTGAATAAAATCATATTATCCAATCTTTCTAATTTATTTGTATATCCATTATTACTATTTAATATTGATAATATTTTAAAAAAATATAATTCATTTTCTTTTGCTTGTATATACATTTTTGATTTTGTATTATCAATTTTATATATTTTTAATTCATAAATAGTATTATAATAAAATTTATTTAAACTTGTAAAATTGATAATATCATAATTATCTGAAAAATCAAAAGAATATAATTTTAAAACATCATTGTTTTTAATATTTGTATTTATCGTAAATAGTATATAATAAGTATTATCTATAAAATACGTCATAGATATAACATCAATAATTAATAAATTATTATTAACTAATAAATACATTTGATTAGTATATTTAATTTCTTTGGTTGTTATTATATTAGAAAAATAAATATAATTTTTACTTAAATTATTAGCTTTACTGTCAACAAATCTAATATCTGATTTTAATATAGTACTTTGATTTAATAAAACAGGTATATCATTTTTAAATTCTAATTCAAATAATTCAAAATATTCATTTTTTTCAAATTTTAAATTTTTTAATTTTTCAATTAAATTATAACCCTTATATAATGATTTATTGACTATTATATTTTTATCTATATCAATTTCAAATCTATCATTATATTCTATTATATTAATTATACTTACTCCAATATCAACATTTGATATACTAAATAGTAATTCATAATTATAAATTGTTCCTAAAGTTAATTTAAATAAAGATGTTAAATTAGAAAATGTTTTTTTAATTTTTAATTTATTTAAACTTATATTAGTAACACTTTCATCAAACTCTTTTTTACTAAATTTATAATTATTAGAAACTGAAAAAGTTTTATTTATTGTTAACTCTATTTTATTATTTGAATCATTATCTAATGTATATGGTAATATAGAAGATACAAAAGTTTCTGATGGTAAATTTTCTTCTGCTCTTATTAATAAATATTTTATATTATCAATTTCAATTACTTTAAAATTTTTACTTTTTAAAAAGTTTTTAAGATTTGTATTACTTGAATCACCTCCCCAGTAATAAATATCATTACAAGTTAAAGTTAAATTTGATACATCATAGTTAATATTTATTTGTTTTTCTTTAATTAATTCAGGTAATTGTGTTTTAAATTCAAAAGTATCTGAAGAATCCCAAATAAATTCGGCTATTAATTCAGTTATAAATTTTAATTTAAAACTTTCTTTTTCATAAAAATAATTATTAACATAAAATTTTTCATTTATTGTTTCAATTAATTCTGGTATTCTATAAAATTCTGAATATAAAAAGGAAGAAGGTAATGTAGAAATTAAATATAACCGAGACACGTTATTATTCATATCTTTACCAATTACATTTCTCATCATAATTTCCTCTGATATTTTAAGTGTCTTGTAAATATGTAAAGTACTATTATTAATTATATCCGTAGATGTGAATATTTTACCATTATCATAATCTAATAATTTTTGAGGATATGTTACTAAAATATTAATATTTTCAGAATCTACATCACTTAGGTCACACTTAATTTTTCTTAAACTATTTAATTCATCATTATTAAAATCAAATAAAATATCAATTTCTAAATTTAAATCTTCATTTTTTGTAAAATTAAAAATATTTTTAATTTTATATAAATATTGACGTAAATATTTTATAGTATATATTCTGTAATTTATCGATTCATTTAATTTATAATTATGAACCAATTTTTTATTTAATATATTATTAATATTTCCATTATATTCTATTTTTAATGTATTAGCTGTATCTAGTTTAATATTTTTTAATGAAATTTCATTATTTTTAAATGAAAGATTAAATGGTATGCTACTATCTGTTTGAATATTATATAAATAATTACTGATTTTTTTATTTAATTCAATTTTAGCAAATAAATAATCATTTTCTTTATAATTGGTAAAATTTATTAATTTAAATAATGTTATAATTTTATTAGTATATTTAAAATAAGTATTTATATTACTCTCGTTAAATATATTAGAGTTTATATAAAATATTTTATTAATATAATCATATTTTAAATCATATCTAATATTATCTATTATTATATATACAATTGTATTAATAAAATAAAATCTAGATAATTTACTATCTGTATTATTTACAAAGTTTATTTGCGTATAGTTATTTTTTACATATTTATACTTTTCAATAATATTTGTACTTGTTAATTTTATATAATTATTAATATTATTGATTAAACCGCTAAATACTATTTCTTTATTACTATATGAAATTACTGTCATTTCCTTTTCATTAATAAATATTTTTGGATTATTAACATTATTATAATCTATATCATATTCTAATAATATAGTTGAAGATCTACCATAATCCACGTAATTTTTGATTATATATTCTTCATCAATACGTATTGATAAATTATCATAATTTTTAAGCATTTCTTTTGAATAAAATTGTATTAAATTAGATGATATTAATATAGGATTTTCAATTAATATATTTATATTTTTAGTTGAAAAATTATAATTATATATTTCTATTGTAAAATTATTTTTAGTTAAATCTACATTTTTAAAAGTTACTTGTACATTTTTTAAATCTATTAAATAACTAAATAATTCATTTGAATCTATTTTATTTAATAGGTGTATATTATTATTTATCAAGATATTATCCTTACTCTCTTTAATTATAGGTAAATAATATTTATCAACAGAATTATTAAAATCGGGTGTGTTAATTTTATTTAAACTAAATAAGCCAAAATTATTTTCATTAAAAGTATCATCTAAATATACACCAGAATATTCTTTAGTCCCATCTAAATTTTGAACTAAATCAAGTTTTTGATTAAAATCTTTAAATAATGATGTTAATCCTCTTTCTTCATTATTAGTAATATCTTCTTCCCATATTTTGTTCATAAAAAATTTAAGAGGGTTAAAATAATTATAATTTAAATTATTATCATTCATATTATATTAATATACAAGTTATATATATTTTAAATAACTTGTAAATTATTTTAACATTTTTTAATTAATATCTATAAATAAGGATTTTCCCCTTGTGTTTCTCGCTTACAATTCTGACGGATGAACAAGTTCTGATGTTTCAAGTGTCGGCATTCTTCTTATGTTAAATTTATCTGACGGTTCTGTACTCTGTACAGGTGAAAAATTTTTAGATTTTATCCTAATATTACTATCATACAATTCAATTGTACTTATATTCTGCTTTTGTAAATAGGTTTTAATCTCAGACGCACCTCTATACTCTTTAAAACTTTGTGGATCTATAATATAATTAGTACCGCTTATACTTTTAGCAACAACTATAAAATGCCCATTACCATACTTTCGTGAAAAACCAACTATAGTACTATGATTTATTGGTATTGGATCAAAAATTTTGGAATAAAAATAACTAATCATATTAAAATTATTAGTATCTATATTTTCAATTGTCTCGCTGAATATATTATAAATTTGAACATTGCCCTGTGTTGTTACAGATGCAACCAACATTGTTGATTTAGAATATGATTCAGAACCAAGTTGATTATAAAAAGGTTCAGATTTAAACTCAATACAATCGTCGTCATCAGAAATACACTGTTCTAGTATCCTATAATTAACCGTTTTTTCAGAGATACTGACTAAAATATCATCTCCGCTCATTTGATCTTCGATAATACAGATTGAAAAAATGTTTCCATCTGATTTTTTAATTATTTCTCCTTGATCCAATGTATATATAAATTTATCTAATTTTTTAATTAATTCTCCTTTTTCCAGATCCCATATATATATAAAATTATCTGACCCACTAACTATTTTAGTTCCATCTGTAGAAAAATCACAACAAAATACAGTACTATCGTGATTAAGCGTATGTATAATTTTATTTTGTTCTATATTAAAATATTTAATAGTTTTATCATCTAAATCATCTGAACAACTCGCTATATGAGTACCATCTGAAGAAAAAACAATTGAATTAATATAATCAGAATGTTTATAATTAGCTATAATGCTGTTATTTTCAATATCATATATTTCTACCATTCGATTAACTTTATTTATTCCTGCTATATGATTAATAACTGGACTAAATGTTAGATTTAATGATGCGTGAAGTGTATCTAGTGTCCTAAGAATTTGTCCTGTATTATCCCATAATATAATAGTTCTATCATGAGAAGAACTTGTTAAATAATTATTATCAAAAGAACAAGTAACACCACTCACAGCATCCGTATGTCCAATAAAATTTACTTTATGTTGACCGGTTGACACATCCCAAGATTGAAACATATTTTTATATGGCCATGTAAATAAAGTTTTACCATCAGGAGAAAATTCACAGTTACTAATAGAAGCTTTATGAGTGACAATATTTAATTTTACTTTATGTTGTTCGTTTGGTAACAATACCACTTTACTATTTATAACGTTTATATCATATATGTGTAAAATGGAAGTACTACTTTTTGATAAAACTATTTTATTTCCATCTGGTGACAAGTCGAAAGCTTTAATTTTATCGTCCATATCATATGTATTTATAGAAGTGGGAAAATCTAACAAGTATCTTTTAATTGTTTTATCTTCTGAAGCACTAAATAACACATTATCCGTAGAAAATATAACCGAAATGATAATACCTGTATGTTCATTATACGTTTGTATAACTTTTCCTGTTTTTACATCATAAACGTTAATTGTATTATCTGATAAAACACTAGCTAATTTCTCATCATCTGGTGAAAAGGTTAACTCCCAAACTCCTGGAGAAACATTTATTTGTATTATTGGTGTAAATGTATCTATATTATAAAGATTAATATTTCCATTAGTATCCCCAGAACAAACTATTTTTCCATTATGAGAAAAAGTTGATGCCATTACTGTTCGAGGGTGGTTAAAATTCCATAATACTTGTCCAGTTTCAATTTTCCATATTTTGAGAGTTTTATCTCTTGAACCACTCGCACAAGTAGAACCATCGCTAGAACAAGAGATAGTCATAATTTCCCTAGTATGAAAAGTAAATTTATTAACTATTTTCCCTGTTTCAACATTCCAAATAACCACATAACCTTCATTAATATGACTACTTGTACTTAAAATATGTGAACCATCAGATGAAAAAATAACATTGTTTACATTATACGGGTGGGGTCTTAATGTTTTTAAATGTTTAAAATTTGTTCCATCATAAATGCTTATATTTTTGGATGAACAACTTACTATTTTAGAACCATCAGGAGAAAAATTAATAGAAAATACACCCGCTTCTTGATGTCCTTGTTGTCTATCTATATATTTTTGTATAGCTGGTAGCATTTGTGTAGCAATATCTATACCTTTTTGTTGTTTTGAAATTAATAATAAATCTTTGATTATATCTTCATCAAATCCTAAAGTATTTAATGCTATAGGACCACATTCTGTTTTTCCTAAAGTACACATTTGTGAAAACATTTCTGGATTCATTTCAATAAAAGGCCCATTACCTTTTTGATTTTTAAGAAATAAATATTTTTTCTTATATTTTAAATATTTATTTTTTAAAAATATATTATTTCTGTTTTGTAACATTAATAATAGTTAGATTTTAAAAATTACATAAATCTGTTATTAAATTTCTATCATATATAACATCAAAAATTGTACCATATCCAAGAACTGAATGAGCCGTTAATACTCCTCCCATTAATGCTCCTGTAAATCCTAAAGTACATATATCTTGACCAGTTAAATATAAATTTTTAATTTTAGTCTCTGGTTTTAAATCAAATGATGAATATCTTTCTGATGTCGATTCTAAACCATAACCTTCACCATTTATAACTCCAAGGTAGTGTTGATTTGTTAATGGTGTTCCAACATCATAATGATACACTTTATCCTTTGTCTTTGGATAGTATTTATATAATTCATTTAACATTCTTTTTCCTAATGCTTCTTTAAGATCTTTATAATCCAAATTTCTTTTCATACATACTTCTGATTCCCATCTTTCAAAATATTCTTTTTTTGCTGGAGTTAAAAGTATAACAGAACTTTTATTAGGATATCTTTTATTCCAAGTTGAATCTTTCGCTGAACTACTTGAAATAAATAATGGCATAGGACTGTTTAACATATCATCCTCAAAATTTTCTAAAAGTTTGTCAAAATCTCTATCTGGATAAATCCATAGATTTGAATCTCTTAATTCTAATTCTTCAGATGTTCCATCTAAATTAACAAAACAATAAACAAATCCGGTTGAACTTTTTATAGTTTTAACTAATTCTTGATAATAATTACTACTTTCATGATTTACTAATTTGTTAAAAGTAGTATTAACACCAACGGCACTTATAACATTTTTACTATAAATTTTATCACCATTTTCCATTTCAACACCAATTGCTTTATTATTTTCAATTAAAATCTCTTGAACTGATTTACCAACTAAAACTCTACCACCAGAATTTTCAATAACAGGAATTATATTTTTAGTTATTGAACTAGGACCACCTTTTGGAAAATATCCACCATCCATGTAATGATAAACGATACTTGAATGGATAAAAAAATTAGATTTTTTCGGGGGTATACCATGATCGCCAAATTGTCCACATAATACTGCTTTTAATTCTTCATTATTAGTAAAATTCGATATAACGTCGTATGTAGTAGTATTTAAATATTTTAAATAGTCTGTTTTCCAATATTTTAGATATAATTTCAAAATAAAAGATAGAAACCGATTATTTATAATTTTTAGATTAAAAAATAAATCTTCCTTTGCGACCTTTTTTACTAATTCTAAATATTTTTTTATATTTTCTTTTTCATATGGAAATTTTTTAACTAAATCATTTATAAAATTATCTTCTCCTGCTCTAAAACAATATTGATTATTTCCAATATAAATTTCATCATAAATATTTTTATTTTTATTTCCTATTTTACACCATTCAATTGGGGTTTCGGTTATTATATTTAGTATAGGTTGTCTCTTGTTAATATTACCAATATAATGAATACCCGTTTCATGTTCTACGCCTTTATCCTCAAAAACGTGCATACACCCTCCAGCTATATAATGCTGTTCTAAAACAAGAACTTTTTTACCAACTTTAGATAATAAAGCAGCACACGATAATCCTCCGATACCACTACCTATAACAATAGTATCAATGTCATTAGGAATTTTACTTTTATTGTATCTATCTTTATCTATATCTTTTCTTTTATAATTTGGTTTTATAAAATTAACTTTTTTATATTGTTTCGGTATCTTATAATCAAATAAATAATTAATCCAAAATAAAATTAGAAACAATCCAATAAAATATTTTACAGTATTATCGTCATAAAACATTAAAATATATTACTACCATATCTTTAAAATATTAAATTTATAAACTATATTCTAGACCCTTCGTATAATATGTTTAAAATTCTAAATTATAATTAATCAATTTATTATCTAAATTTGAGATTGTTTCGGTAAATTGCGTAGTAACATTATTTTTCATATAAAATATTTTATTTGGAAATTCAACAAATGTATAGGGATGATCATCACCATAAGATACTAATGATAATGGATAATAATAACCAAAATCACCACTTATATTACCTGTTCCATAAACATAATAATTATAATAATTTACATTTGTTATTTCATTGTAATTAATTAATGTTGTATCTATTGGATAATTACTATTAGCAAGAACAATATTATTTTTAGGTAAGTAAAACTTAACATTAGGAAATTCTTTAAACGTATATTCTACATCATTATTTGTCTTTTTTAATGACATAGGATAATAAAATCCTAATTTATTTTTTGTACGTCCAACTTGAGATGTACCATATAAAATATAAATATATTCGGACTGTTCTTTAAATTCTAATTTGTATTTATAATTATATAATTCTATTAAAAATAAATATATATTATCAAAACTTGTACCATATACAGTCCCTTTTTTCTTATTAATATAGTTTAATAGTTCATTATTAATTATATTATAATCTCTATAAATAATAAAATAAAATTTAACTTCATAATTACCGTAATAAGCGGTTTTTAATCCTTCTGAAAAATATTTTATAACAAATTCAGCAGGTAAATAATATTTTCTGGAATAAACATCATTATTCATATTAAATAAAACTTCTTTCTTTCTACCATCAGGTAGTATTTCATCTACTTCATATTTATTATTATTATAGGTCATTATACATCCTTTATAGAATATCCAAGAATTAATTGTAGCTTTATAATTTTTAACCAGCTCACTTATTATAAAAGTTATATTATCCCAAAAGTATTCATATTTTATTAACTTGTTAACCTCATTATATAAAAATAATTCTATTTCACGTAATTCCATAAATCTATTATATTCTTCAAATGGATCTTTAGGATTAACAATGTAGAAATATTCCATAAAATCCCTTATTTCATTAATTTCAGAATTCATAAAAATAGAATTAATCGAGTTTATATTATATACATTTGTTAAATCTAAATTTAATGAAGTTTTTGTTTTCAAATTTCTATTAATATAAACCAAAATATCATAAACATACCCGTTTTTAAATAATGAATCAGTACTTAATGTTAGTTGGCTCCATAATTCCCAAGGTTTTCTATTATATAAAACTAAATTAAATTTTATTCCAATATCTTTTAGTAAATCAACCATTGTTAATATTGTTGTACTCAACTCTTTTTTAATACATAAATAATTACTATCATCTGTTTTTTGGTATATTCCAATTTTTTGTAAATTTTCGGAAATATCATATAATTTATATTGTGGATTTATCAAGTATACATTTCCAATATAATATTCTTTACTTAAAATATCTTGTTTACTTAAATTATATTTAATTGTTATTTGTGAATTAATATCTGTTTCTTCTATTTTAATTTTACTTGTATTAATTTTATTATTATTATTAATATAAAAGTCCCCATCTAAATCATCGAAATCAACAATAGTTTCTTTATGTTTATCTACTAAATTATTTATAATTATATCAGAATTATTATTATTATTTTTAAAGGAAAGATGATACTTGTTATTTGTATAATCTATATTAAATATGTTTTGATTTTTGTAGTATGTCTTATTCAAAAGTTTATCTATTAAACATTTATCATTAATATTGTTAAATATTTCTTTTAGTTTTTTATTTAATAATTTAATTTCTTTAATATATCCTTTTGTGATAATAAATATATATTCTAATTTTACATTAATTAAAGTTTCTGAATATAAATAAATATTATTATTTTCTTTTTTCAAATTACATTCAAACATATAAATTTTACTAACATAAATTTTTTCATTTTTAATTAACTCATAAATATCATCTGATATATTTATTTTATATTTAAATTCATCTCCTTGTTTTATTGGTTGAGTATTAAAATAATTGTTTTTTGTATTTACATTAAAATATATTTGATAGTTAAGATTTTCAATACTTGTTGTATTAACTATATTTTTATTGAAAATATAATCAGGTTTTAATAATTGAATATAATTATTTTTACTTATTCTCATTGGTATTACTCTATTTAAATAAAATGTAGATTCGTTAATATCTTTAAATTCATTAGCACTTGTTATTTTAAGAATACCATTTACATTCTTAATTTCAATAAAATGAATATATCTGTAATTATCATATATTTCTTCTACTAAAAACTTGTTCATATTATTATTAATTGTAGGGAGTAATGAAATAAAATTAAAATTAGCTTTATCATTATAGTAAAATGGTACAAAATTATTACAATAAAATAATTTTTGTAAATTATTAGTCCATACTTTCATATTTTTAAGTTTATTTAATTTTTCAGAATTTATCGAATATGAATTATTAATAATACTATCTGTAATATTATAATTAAAATTATTTTGTTTTGAATAAAGCATTATATTAATATTATTTTTTTCACTTTTATTTATTTGAGGATATTTATAAAAATAATTGGAATCTAAAATATTATTGTTTGAAGTATAATAATCTTCATTAATAGAAGAAATTAGTACAGTATAAAAATGATTTTTATTTATTTTAAAAGGAATATTATTATCTATAAAAATCTTGTTATCTTTTATATTTATAATTTTTGATAAATAATTATTTACTATAATATTTTGATAAAATATATATTTTAAATTGTTAAAATTATATTTATCATTATATAAATATATATCACCATTACTCAAATTATTAATTTTTAAAAGTATTCGTTTTGAATTATTATTATTTAAATTTTGATAAAAATTAACATCAAAAGTATTAGTAAAATCACAATTTATTGATAATTTTGATAAATCATAAATCCTATAATAGCCAATATCTAATTCTTCTTCTGAAATAGACTTGTTAATATAAATATATGATATAGTGTTATTATTTATTTTTTCAATAAATCCAGTAAAATTTATATTTAATTCTTGTTGTTGATTTTTAATAGTATATAAAATATCATCATAATATATAAAAGGTTGTATAGGAATATACACATTTATTAATTCTCCTGATGTAAAATCATAATCTATATCATTTAAAATAAATTTTAATTCATTATTATTTATTAAATTAATAATTAATGTGAAATATCTATTATTACCTTTAAAATATAAAACCATTCCTTCTGTTAAATTTATACAACTGGAATCATAATAAAAATGTGTATTATCATTTTTAATAATAACTAATAAATTTATATATATACCTTTTTTAAATTTTAAAATATTATCTGGTATATCATCTAAATTATTCTTAAAGTAATCTAAATTATTTGATTTATTTATGTAATAATCACCATATATTAATTCTGAATTATTTGAATTATATAATTTATTATCAATATTATTTTCAATATTATTATTTAATAAATACATTCTATCATAATAATTATTAAATTTACCTAATGAATAATATCCTGATGATTTTTTAAAATTATCATTATTCATTAATAGTATTTCACATACGTATGAATTATAGTAATTAGAATAAAATAATATTCTTACAGCTAAATTATTAAATTTAATAATTTCGTTTCTTTCTAATTTACCAAAAATATCATATATGTACAAGTGATCATTATAAATTATATAATTAAATTTTAAATTTATAAAAATTGGATTAAAATTATATATAAAAACATCACAATTAGTTATTTGTGTATTGTATTTTAATTGTATACTATTTGAAATTGGATCATAATTTTTAAATTCATTATAATATAATTTATTATCTTTTATGAAAATATAGTAATTATAATTTTTTAAAATAATATTATTAATTTCAATTGAATCTAAATATTCCCATAAATTTAAGTGTGATTTTATTGATTTTATCATATTTTCTTTTACATTAATATCATTATAATTATTCTTTTTATTTATAAAATTATTATATTCATAATAACCATTAATATCAGTAAATGATAATATTTTATCTGAAATTAACTCGTATTTTGTAATTAACTCAAATTTTTTTGTAGTAACTATTGTTTCTGATTTTGTTATAGTAACATTTAAAAGTTTATTGTTAACAGATAAAATATCATATTCAATATTGTCTTCTAATGTAAATGTTTTACTTATAGTAGTACTTAAATAAATAGGTTCAATTACCATTTGTGAATAATCTTTAGTTGTTTCTATTAAATTATATTTTGGATAAATATCTGATATGATTAACCATATAAAAACCTCTTCCTTATTTAATTTATTATGTGAGTGACATAAATTAATTATAAATTTATACATTTTAATATTATTAAGATCTGTAGTTATTTCATAATTATTTGAATTTTCTAAATTTATAGTCCAACTTAAATTATCTGTTTTTATTATTTTCAAATTTTTATTATTTGAATTAACACTTATATTATGATATGTTTTGTTAAAATGTAAATTAGTTAATAAAATAGAAGAACTATTTATTTGATTTGTATTAATAACAAATAATGAATCATTTTCTTTATTATCTATTTTATATTTTATATTATAATATGATTTTGTATTTCTAATTACTAAATTTCTATTTATATTATTACTATTATTTGTTAGAACTATTACTGTATTATTATAAATTTTTGAATCTGAATTAAAAACTAATTTACCATTATTATTTATTGTAATTTCCTTTGAAATAAGTGAACCATTATTCATTAATGATACACCAGTATTATCTACTAATTCTAATCTTATCTTATTAATTCCATAATCAAGTTCTAATTTATGTACAAGATTATATATTCTTTCAACTTTATTATTTATAATTAACTTTCCGTGACCTTCATTATCAGATATATTTTCAGTTGGTAATACAAAATTAAAATTTGTTAAATCGATTATCATAATTTTTTTATCATTAACCTCTTCTATTTCAAAATCAACAAAAGGTATAGAGTTAGTTGTTATTTTTCTTATACTTGAAACTTTACTTTCTTCAAAAACAGATGTAACATTAATATTTTTTGTATTGTTTATAACAATATTATTTAGCGATAATATTTTATTATTTAATAATACTAATTCAGCTACTATTTGATTATTACCTGGTTTTAAATTTAAGTGATATAAAGTAGAATAAATTTGATGATATTTTACACCATTAATATACAAATTAATATATCCCTCATTTTCATTTAAAATATCAGATTTATATTTTAGTGTAAAATTAGTTACAGATAATTGTAAATTATAACCATTTATTATATCTTCTGTAATAATGGTACTGATAATTGGTATATTTGTATCTTGTGTAAATTCATATTTATCCAAGTTATTTTTAATGAAATGATTACTACTATTAACATTTTTAATTTTAAAATTATTATTATCTGTATTAATTATTAATGAATCTAATGTATTTAATTGAAAATTAATATTATTATATGGAATATTACCATATATGTTATAAGAAATTAAATAAAAATAGTTTTCTGATAGATTATCAATATCATAATTTTGATTATATTTATCTATATAAAAATTTGTATTTGGAAATTCGTCAAAAGTAAGTAGTAAATTATGTGGTGTTTTTATTAAACTAAGAGGATAATAATATCCTCCAATACTATTATTTGTACCATATACATAAAATTTATAAGAAGTATTATTTAATGGAATGTCAAAAAATTTATGAAATTTATTTAATTGAGAAAAGGCTTTATTAATAATATATTCATTTTTGTATGGATCATAATATAATTTATTTGTATTTTCTAATTTATTTGAATATAAATCTAAATATAATAATTGATTGGGTATTTTATTACCATCACAATAGTAAAGTAAATATGAACCATCTTTAATATAATAGTTACTATTAGTATCATTAATATTAGAAATAATCTTACCGTAATCTTTTATTTGAAATTCTATATTATTAATTGATAACCAATTATCAGGATATAAGAAGACATCTAAATCAGATAAACAATTAAATAATTTAATTTGATTATTATTTAAATTTAAAGGTAGTTCTAATGTTCTGGTTATTTCACTTATCTTAAAAGTATATTCTTTATCCTCTATATTATCATTATTGTTTTTTTCATATGACCTTATTAAATAAAGATCATTATTAAACTGATAAAATTCAGCAATATTATCTGATATATTATATTTATTTGAATTATATTTTTTCGGTAACTTGAATATATAATTTTTGGTTGTATCAATCGACAAGGATTCATTATACCAATTGAATTTATTTGAATTTACTATATTATAGTTATCAATAATAATAGTATTATTTGAAAAAACTACAATATATTCATCTAAATTATTAATTATATCTAAACTAGAGTTATTATCCGGTACTAATAAATAATTAAATATCAATTTACTAGGAAATATAATATTAACTTTGGACAATAAATGTATGTGACTATCTTTATATAATAATAATAATTTATTATTATCAATATCAATATAGTAATTTTTATTTTTAATTAATGATATATCTGTGCTTAATTTAATACTTGTATAAAAAATATCCAATGATTTAAAACCAGTTACATTTGTAAAAGAACTAGTTAATATTGAATAACAATTATTATTAATTCCAGATAATCTATATTGAGATAATTTTTTTTTATTAATAATATGGTTATTAACTTCAATATAATCTGTTTTATTAAAATTTTCGGAAAAACTATTTTCTAAAATAAGTTTATTTTCTTTTTTATTTATATAACCTAATAAATTATAATTTGTTTTACTTGTAATATTACTATTACCTAATGTTTTAGTTTCTTTATAATACTCAATTTTAGTATATTCATTCATAATATTTACTGTTCCGTTACATATAATTTTATTTTTACTATTATCATAGATACCATTTAATTGACGACCCTTATAAAAAATTTCTGTATATATATCGCTTGTTTTAGGATTATTAATAAATAAATTAAAATAATTCATATTATCAAAAGTAATTTCAAAATTATTGTAATTATATAGTAATTTAGTAATATTACTTAATAATTTATCCTGTGTATTTAATTTATAATCTATCATTTGTAAATTATTTAATTTATTTATATCATTATTTTTTTCTATATATTCAATATTAATTTTATTATAATATGTAAATTTATCAAGATAATCATATATTTTTTTATTTATTTTATTTTCAGAGTCATAATCTAACCACGGTGATAATGTAATTGACTTATTTTTAAATTTAACTTTCATATTGTGAACAACATAGTTATTAAATTTATAATTTATATTATTTATATTATTATCTATTGTATTAAATGTATTAGTGGCTAAATGTGAATATATATCATACTCAATCAAATGATAATTATCGATTTTGATATTATATGAAGATTTGTTAAATGTTTTAAATTTATTTAAGTTATTTAAATGTTCTAATAGATTATTTAATGTTATACCAAATTTATTTTTATTTTTAATTTCAGTTATAATATTAGTAAATATGTTAAAATAATTATCATAACTAGTTTCTATCAAATTTATTATTTTTCCGTATAATGTATCACCTAAAAGTAAATTAAATTTATCTACTATTAAAGTCTCTATATTTTCTTTATCATTAGTGTTCTTTAGTATTTCATTACTATAATGTAATGAGTATTTTAAATTTATATTGTTTTTATTATATCTTACTAATTGATTACTTGATAAATCCCACTTATCCATTAATTCATTAAATATTAATTTTGTATTATTCAAGTAATAAGTAGAATTTTGACTTAAATATGGAATATTGGCAAAAACAAATATTGGAATATCATAAGATTGATTTAATTGTAATAACATAGGCTTCTGTAAAAAATAAGAATTTAAATCAACAATATTATTTGTATTCTCTCCAAATGTAGTATAATTTATTAAATTAGGTAAATATTCATTATCATAAATATAAATATCAATATTATTTAAATTAACTGTATCATTATTAATAACTAAAATATTTAAATATTCTGTATATGTATTCATATTATTGTCAAAATAATAATCTTCTGAATCTATTCTTGTATCTACAAATTTATTATTTATCTTTACTTTAATCGTATTATTAATTATTGTTGTGTCAATAACACTTTTTTTAACTTTTATATATGGATAAGTATTATTGATAGTATCAATACAATCTGAATTTTTAATATTAACTTTTGTAATTGGTAGTTCTATAAAATATAATTCAATTTGATCAAAATTATTATAGTTAATTTGTAATGGTTCTGATGATATTATTTTATATGTTCCATTATTATTGTACTTTAAATTGACTATATGAAATATATTACCATTACTTTTTTTATAATTAATATAAATAACCTTTGTGTCATCTATATAATCCGTATCTGTTTTTGAAATATTAATATTATTAAAAGTATTAAATTTGTCAATATTATTTATTTTATCTAGAATTATTTGTTTTTTACATTCATTTACTTTACCTTTTTCACTAGTATTAGATAAATTAATATATGGAATAGATAATATAGTAGTTTCCTGTAATATAATTTGAGTTACATTTGTTATTAATTTATTTTCTAGATTAAAAATTATATTTGTTTTTGTTATATTGTAATCATTTATTTTATATATATTATTATTAACGTTAATATTAAAGGTAGTCAATGAATCCTTATAAAAATAATATTTAAGTAAATTTTTATTTATAATAACTTTATTATCATCAATTAAAAAATCTGAAATAGTATATTCTGTTTTAATTTTTAATTCTTGAAAATAGTTTAAATTATTTTTTGTTGTACCCGTTTGTGATATATTACTTATATTATCGGTTTTTAAATCAAATTTTTTTATTGAATTTTTATCTAAATTTACGTAACTAATAAATGTTTTTTTATTAAGTAACTCTAAAATATTATTCTTAATTAATTCAATATTAATATAATTTTTAACATTTATATTCAAGTAAAACATTAATCCATTAAATAAATTAGTTGATTTATATAAATTTGAAATAGTAATAAATCTTTTGTAAAAATAAATAAAATAATTTGTATAAAATATAGTAAACAGAGACATATCTGTTAATATATCTAATTTAATATCTTGTAAAAAATCATTTAATACAAGTAAATAGGTATTATATAAATCTTGGGGTAATAAGTGAATATTTTTTATTGAACTAAAATTATTACTAATATTTGTTCTTTCTTTATAAAAATCATTAATATTTTTATATTCAAGTTCATTTTCTTTATTAAATTTAATTTGTAATGTTCTTAAATTAATCCATAAATCTGTAATATTATCGCTTTCTATTAAAATATGTCTAAAAATATTTTGTATGATACCCTCATTATTAAAATATTTTTTTTTAATTGTACTAAATAAATATGAATTTAATTTAGTATTTTTATTAAGTTTATTTAAATTATTTGGTAAATAATCTATCCATTCATTATTTGAATTAACATATTCATTTGTTTTATTTAATAATTTATTTTTTGATGTTTTAGAATTAACCACCTTTAGAATAATTTTTTGTTGATTCAAAGTTGGTTTTTCACTTAAATCTATGAATTCAAATATTATATTATTATTTATAAATTGTATATTTATTTTATTATTTTGAATAGTTTCTATTATAGTATTTTGTGTAATGGTAAAATTTAATAATTTTTGATTTATTCTATATCGTGGCCAATATAAAAACAGTTTATTTTCAGGTATTTGTGTTTGATCTAATATTTCTACACCTGCCGTATTTAGTGGAATAATCAAATTTTCATTAAATTCCATTTCAAATTCTTCATTTATATCAAATTGTATTTCGTAATTTTTATAAAAATTATAATTATTGATATTAGAATATAATCTTTTTAATAAATAATCAAAAATATTAAATGTCTCAATAATACTATTTTTTAAAAATACATCTTCATTTATAGTATTTTGTTCAATATTATAATTATATAAACTTTTTACAATATATAGTTCATTGTATTTAGTATACTCTTTCTTTTTATAAATATTATAGTAGAAATATATATCTTCATTAAAAATATCATAATTTTCAGAGTGTTTATTAAATCTGAATAATTCATTCTCAAGTATAATTGTATTATATTTGTTTAATGAAGTAGAAGTTAATATATTTTTATGTAATTGATTATTATCCGTATCTTTTATAATATTAACATAGTATTGATCTAGAATATTACCAAATTTTAATAAAAGTGGGATTATATTATTAATCATATTTTCTTCTGAAAAATTTAATAAAAAAATTTGATCAAAGGGATTAAATAATTTAATAATATCTTCGTGTAAATATAATTTTAAATCTTCAAAAGAAATATTATATAATTTATAATCTGTTAAACTATTATTAAATAAAAATGTTGGTATTAAATAGTATGATAATATATCATTTTCTTTAATAATATAAATATATGTATCATAATCATCATATAATATTTTAGTTAGAATATCATTTTTAATTGTTTTTATTGTATTAGTAATATTTGTTTTATTTAATTTAAAATATGGTATTTTAACTTTTAGAAACATGTTTTCAAGTAAATGTATATTTTTATCTATTTTAAATCTTACATTTCCTCCCCAATTTATGTTAATATTATTTGTTTCTCTCTCTTCTTTATAAAATAACGGTGCGGATTTATATGCAAATTTAAAAAATGTTATTTCTGGTAATTTATATTTTTTCGAAAATATAGTATCATTCGTTGAATTTGATACTAATTGTAATATTGATGTAGACATATTAATTATTAGTAGAAATTTTTTCTTTATAATTATAATAATGAGTATAAAAATATTTAGTTTAATTAATTGTCCATATTCGGAAGCCGCTTTATCTTTTCTAAAGTCTAAAAACATTAAAAGCAAAATAGTAAAGGTAGAACAAGCTAATAAAGAAGAATATAAAAATGATAAAATAAGTACATTTCCGCAAATATATTTTGTTCATAAAAAAAATACACATCTATTAGGTGGTTATAATGATATTATCGATATTAATAATAAAATATTTAAAATTAATATTGACACTAGTTTACAGTACTTGAATAAGAAATATGCTAAATTAACACATAAAAATAAATTAAGATTAATTAAAATGATTAATAATTAATCAAATACAAAATCTTCATTAATATACTTACCTATTATTTTAGATTTGTTATTATATATTAATCCGTTTTGTTTATTTTGATAATAGTATTCTTTACCGTTTATATTTACTTTATCTAGTAATTCTTCTAATTTATTTATAGCAGTTTTTTTCTCTTCTTTATTTGGTGTTGTATTTACATTTAAATATTTTTCTCGAAGATATACTTCATCAATATTTTCACCTTGACATATATTTTGAATTAAATTGGACAAAGATTGTAATAGTATTTTATTGTGTTCTTTATTAATTTTATCTAAATTATTATCAAAAAGTTCACTCATTGCGCTTATTTCTGTCTTAAGTTTTTTAACTTGTTTTAGTTTCATTAATATTTAATAAATAAATTAAATATGCCTTTAATTCAATTTTATTTGATTTTTGGTTTAGGTCTTTTGGATGTATTACCACACTCATTTATCTTATTATTAATCCAATAATTAATAATTTTAGGGTGGGATTTATTTGAGTTAGTTCCATCCATTCCGTACATTATTTAATATTACATTTTTTAGTAAATATTTCATTAATCAATTTTTTTTAGTAATACAAGGTGTAACCAATATATAGCGATGATAAAAATAAAACCATTCCATATATTGTATTTTTAAGACCAACGTGTGATAATTTTATATCTTCAATCTCTGTCATAGATAATGGTGAACCCATATTTATTAATATTATATTATAAATATATATTTAAACTAATATTATTTACTTTTTTCCTTTACTAATAAAAGAACACATAGTAAAATAAAAACACCTTAGTTGACACGTTGAAATATTATAAACTATTGAACAAGGATACAGACAAATATAACTATATTTAATACTCGTTTCATCTGTATGATAATAGTGATAAGGTCATCTGAATAGAAAAGATGCTATATCTATAGGAATAGCAATTGGAAGACACAGACATGAATAATCTTTACAAGTATTATACGAAGAATTATATTGTGGACTTGGAAAACCGGGTCTATCACAACATTGGTCTATTGTTTCACATATATAAGATGTAAGAGGACATTTTACGCTATTAATAACCGGTTCTGTATTAGATTGAATATAATATGTAAATGGAACCGCATTAAATTCATTTGGTGAATCTTGTACATAACAACAATAATTATATATATTTATTATATTATCAATTTTTTAAAAAAATTGATAATAAAGACTAAAAACATAAAATAAATAATAATTAATGTTTTTAGTAGACAAATATTCGCAATGTAATCAACATATAACATTTAATGAAGATATAGTAGATAAAATTTTAGATTCATTTGATACACATACGGAAATTTATAATAATTTACATACTATATTTGACCAACCAAAAAATATAATTTTATCTAAATTAAAAACAATTCAAGATAATAGTATTAGATACGCTAATTTTCATCATTTAATTGTCTATGGACCAGAAGGGAATAATAAAGAATATATTGTTAATAGATTATTACAAAAAATATATGGAGAAAAAATGGTTAAATTACAAGATGTAGAATATATAATTAGTGGATATAGTAACACAAAAACAAAAGTTATCATAAAACAAAGCAAATGTCATATTGTTATTGAACCAAATAATAACGGGTTTGATAAATATCTAATTCAAGAAATAATACAAGATTATGCTAAAACAGAAATATTAACTATTTTAAAATATAAAAAACTCTTTAAGATTGTAGTTATTGATAAAATAGATAATTTATCTTACTACGCACAAGCATCACTAAGAAGAACAATGGAAAAGTATGCTAATATTTGTAAATTTATATTTATTTCAAATCAATTATCAAAAATAATAGAACCTATTAAAAGTAGATGTATTTTAATAAAAGTACCATTACCACAAAATAATGATATAGTAAAAACTTTATTAGAAATATCAACAAAAGAAAAAATAAAACTTGAAGAAGACGATTTAAAACTTATTATTAATAAAGTTGATAACAAGTTAAATAATGCAATATGGTTATTAGAATTTAAAAAAAATAAAATGGAAATAGAATATGAATCTTGGAAATATATATTAGATGATTTAATTCAAAAAATGATGGTATGTCAAAAATATAATAATAAGTATATTAAAGATCTTATTATTAAAATGAGAGAAAGTGTTTATATTCTTTTTATAACAAATATTAAGTTTCAACTTATTATTAGAACAATATTAAAAAAATTATTAGAGTTTGATTTACCTATTAATATTAAATATCATATTATAAATAGTACATCTATTTTTGAAAATAGAATAACACAAGGGACAAGAAATGTAATACATTTAGAAGCTTATATAATACAAATTATTTATATATTAAATTATAAAAATAATATACATAAATTAAATTATATTTCAGAAATAGAATTATTAGAAATATAACATAGTATTTTTTAAATTATAAAATCTTACTATATATATATGGATCTTGATTATAAAGTTAATTTATTATATTCTTTAAATTATTCAAAAACAAATAAGAATATAAATGTAGATGTAGATAGTATAGACTTACAGAATATTTCTTTAAACGATATAAAATTTAAACATATTGATAGTAAGGATTATAATATTATTTTAACAGATATATTAACTGGTAAATTTAAATTAATATGTTATAATAAACATAACTATAGTACAATTTTAAAAAGATATTCTGATAATTTCTCACTGTATATGAGTATTACACCTTATACTGATTTGAATAAAATAGATGATTTTGAGGATTCTAATAATATGGATAGTTTAATATCTTATTTATTCAGTCATCTCGTATTAAATAAAAAAATAAAACATATTTTACTTCCAGTACTAAATATAGATACAGAATTCCAACAAATTTCTGATATTTTAAAAAGTTATACCTCGTATGAAGATTATATAAGATTGTTAGAAAATGAAGAAATAACAAATATGTTTTCTATAAAAGTAAAGGAAAATTTTTTTAAAGGGTCTATAATGGAAAATTATTTAAAAACTAATAAATGTACCCTAAAACCTATTTTATTTCAAACATTTCATACATTAGCTATTATACAAGATGAATATAAAGGATTTAGACACAACAAATTAAATTTAAAAAATATATATTTATATATTAAAAAAAATAAAAAAGAATGTGTTTTGTATTATTATAATGATAAAAAATATTATTTGAAAGAAAGTGATATAGATATCAAGATAACAAATTTTACTAATTCAAAAATTCCACAAAATTATTCAAATGATAAGAATATACCATTTAATGATAAAGAAAATGATTATTTTGATATTCATTATTTTTTAAATAATATTTATCATAGTGATTATTTTGATATAGCTTGTAATAAAGAAACAAAAACATTTTTTGATAAAGTTTTACCAAAAAAATATAGAAATAAAACAAATAATTATTATTTAGAAGAAAATGTAGAATTATTTAAACCAAAAGATTTATTAGATGATGAATATTTTGCTGAATATGCAGATAAACCAAAAAATTATACAGATGTAATGTCAGAAAATAATTACTATACAAATTATTCTATAAAAAACGTGGTTAATAAATCTAAGGATAAAAATAATATTATTAATGTATTAATGGAGTCTGATAATAATAGTGTTTTAGGTAATCAAAAAGTTGTATTTTTAACAAGAAATATTAAAGATGTAAAAGATGATACTAAATTAACAAGAATAGATGTAGATAATAATAATTCTGATAGTAATAATTCTGATAGTAATAATTCTGATATTGAACAAAAAGGAGGAGGTGGTATAGAAGCTTTACCCATCAACAGAATTTATAATGACCCGTTTAATACAAATGATAAGAGAACGGTATTTAAGCAAAATAAGGAAGATGAACAACATAATAAAAGAAAAAATAAATCGGGAGTTGTAAATTTCCCAAATAATTCACCATTTAATCCACAAGCAGCAAATAAAAGAAGTTTTATTAAACCTAATTTTAAAAAAACTGAAGAGAAACCTAAACCTTGGGAAAGTAAAGAAGAATACACTATAAAAGATAAGAAACTCCCCGAACACACGCCTTCTGATAATGAATCTGATAAATCAGATAATGATCCTAAAAAAGAAGGAAGTTCATTTTTAAATCCATTTGATACAAAAGATAAAGCAAAAGTTAGAGAAGTACGGAATAATGAAATAATGAAAATAGAACCAAAAGAACCTGAGAAAATATCAACACAGACAATTTATAAAAATCCCGATTTTTATAAACCTAGAAAGTTTAAAGAAAAAGATGTGTGGGATAGAGATCATGACAAATTACCAAAAAAAAAAACTTATCCACAAGGATCAATTGATGAGAAACCATCTGACAAGTCTAAACCATTTGATAAAGTTGAAACAGATACACAAACACAATCATCTGATAATGATTCAAGTATGTCTGATTATTCTCAAAAAAGTAAACAATTTAGAAAATTTAATAAAGATAAACCTAGATATGATTCTGATAAATCTAGATATGACTCTGATAAACCTAGATATGATTCTGATAAATCCAGAAATGACTCTGATAAATCCAGTAATGACTCTGATAAATCTAGATATGACTCTGATAAATCCCGAAATGACTCTGATAAATCCAGAAATGACTCTGATAAATCCAGAAATGACTCTGATAAATCCAGAAATGACTCTGATAAATCTAGATATGATTCTGATAAATCCAGAAATGACTCTGATAAATCTAGATATGATTCTGATAAATCCAGAAATGATTCTTATAAACCTAGAAATGACTCTGATAAACCTAGATATGATTCTGATAAACCTAGAAATGATTCTTATAAACCTAGATATGACTCTGATAAACCTAGAAATGATTCTTATAAACCTAGAAATGACTCTGATAAACCTAGAAATGATTCTTATAAACCTAGATATGACTCTGATAAACCTAGAAATGATTCTTATAAACCTAGAAATGACTATGATAAACCTAGAAATGATTCTTATAAACCTAGAAATGACTATGATAAACCTAGAAATGATTCTTATAAACCTAGAAATGACTATGATAAACCTAGAAATGATTCTTATAAACCTAGAAATGATTCTTGGAACTCTGATAAACCTAGATATGATTCTGATAAACCACGATATGATCAAAGACGTGATTCAAGAGATAGTAATAGTAAATACGACTCAAAACCAAAATATAATTCGGACGTTAGGCAAATGCCAGTATTAGCAGAACAAAAAATTTATCAACCTGATTTAAAACCTCAAGCAAGTCATACACACCCAAAGTATGATAATCCAGGATTTATACCTTTAGGAGGAGAAGAAACTTATCCACCTGGGTTTGTTTATGATTACGATTCTATGCCGTGGCCTATGTCAGCACCATTAAAGAAAAGAAATGAAATACCTTTACAGAAAGTATATAATATTAAATTAGGTAATCCTTCGTCAAATGATCACACAATGTTAAATATGCTTTATGAAGATATTGTACCAGGTGATCCATATACTTATTCAATGGTTAAAATTCACGATCGTCAAAGAATAATTAAATTTATCAATAATTCTGTACAACCAAATAATAACGAAATATTACAATTAACATTAGAAACTGACAGAAATGATGCTAAATCTCTTTTGTCATATTTTAGAATGTTACAATTTAATCCATATGGTTTAGGTAATCAAAATCCATATTCAGATATACCTGTAAATTTCTTACTTTATAATATGGCTTATCCAGTTAGATATGATGGAAGTAATTTAGGAATAGCTAAAACATCTTTAGGATTAAACTTGAGAATTTATAGTTTATCAAATGGTGCTTTATGGAATACTGATAGATTATCTAATTTTCAATTAAAAAAATTAAACCCTAAATTAAAACATCTAAAAGTAGCAAAACAACATTTAGAAGAAGTAAATAAACCAACACCAGACCTATCTATAACTAATGCTATTACTAATATAGATTCAAAAGAAGGAATCGAAAGAGATTTATTATCAACCGATATAAACAGATGGAAAGCAGAACGTTATAAAGTTAATGTTCCAGGACCCGAAGAAAGATTTGTATCTTGGAGAGATTATGATGTTTGGAGGGAAATACATTATTATGAATATATTAGAGATGTTATATTACAACGAAAAATATCACCGAATTTTATAACAATATTATTTCATGCTATAGATACTTACTCTAATATTGATTATACCCAATTAGAATCTGTTATACAAAGTAATAGAGGTGCTGGTGGATATTTAGATTTACTTTATGGAAATTCAAAGAAAGCACACCAAGATTTAGATTCACAACCTTATAGTTATGACCAGATAGATGCTGCTGGTAATCCAGTACCAGGAACAACTAAACAAAGTAATAAATTAACTGATTTATTTGGTGTAAATGCTAATATTGAAGATAAATTATCAGGTAGAAGTGGAGTTTCTTTATTAGCAGTAACAGAAGCTCCAACTACAAGTATGCATCAATGGGGAAAACCAATTTATGATAGAAAAGGTAATTTATTCAAAATGATTTCAACAGGTGATCATTCAGAAAAGGTATGGTATTCAGTATTATTTCAGTTGATGTACGCAGTAGCTGTAATGGAGGAACACGAACTATTATTTTTTGATTTTGATCTTGATAATATCTTTATTAAAGATTTATATATTAATTATCATAGTTTAAATTATTGGTTATATAAAGTTGATGGTTTTAATTTTTATGTTCCTAATTACGGATATTTAGTTTTAGTTGATTCTAGATATAAAGATCATTCAAGAGGTTTATATGGAAACAACAGAACACAAGAATTAGATGATCAGATTACTGGCGATGATCAAATATTTAAACTTATCTTGGATCCAAATGGAGAAGTAAATAAATTTTCTTCCTCACTAAAAGATAATACACATATTATCAGCGGAAAAAATAATATAATAACTGAAAATCATTATAAATATTTAATTAATATATTTGAAAAAATTTTAGGAGAGTTAAATCCTCCACCAATGATAATGACTAAAATAGACAATATTATTGGTTACTTGAAACCTATTAAAACTGATTTAGATAATTTAAATGGTCAAATATACGGAACACGTGATAATGTAAAAAATTTATTAGAAAATAGAAAAGCATTATTAAAGAAGACCAAAATAAAAGACCTTTTAGGCAAGTCATTTCCAGAATTACTTCATAATAGAATTGGAACACCAATATTAAAATCGGAGAAAGATAATCTTATGGAAGGAGTATTACCAAAAATGGAACCTGGAAATTTGGTTGTTTATATGAAAAATTTTGATGAATATGAATGGGCTATAATTGAATCTATGTCTGATGATCCAACAAAAGTGAATGTAATTACTAAAACTAATGGGAATTATAATGTTAATGATCTTAAATTTAAATCGGAATTATTAAATTATAGTAATAATGAAGATGTTGCTCACGATAAAGATGGAAATGTAAACTACTCATCAAGCGGATTAATAGAAACTTATAGATTTGAATAATTTTTATCTATAGTATTATATATGGAATTTACTGATAGAGATAAAGATAGAGTAAGAAACTTAATTAATTTTGTACCATCACAATCAGGATTAATTTTTTTTAGTGAAAAAAATATTGATAACTTAAATACACAAATAAAAAAATATATTTTAAAAATGACACAAGAAAAATACAATCAAAGAATTATGATTAACTCACAAAAAAGAACTTTAATGTTGTCTGTTATGAGGTATGTATATTTACAACATAATCAAACACATTATGTATTAGATTTTGGATTACCTGAAGAACAAGCAAAAGCACTAAATAAAATATTTTTAAATTTAGTAGTTCCTACTGTTATGCAAGGTTTAATTGGTTATATTAAATATTTAGATGATTTTAATTCAATGGGAAATTTAGATATACTTGAAAGACCTAAATCAGCAAATAATAAGAGAGGTATTACAAAAGAATATATCTATTTCTATAATTTTTAACAAATTTATAAAAAATTTATAAATAATTATATTTAATTATTTATAATATTTTATGATATTTTATGATATTTTATGATATTTTATGATATTTTATGATATTTTATGATATTATTATATTTAAGCATTAGTTGACCTGACTCTTAAGTTTTTAACTAAGTTTTCGTTAGTTAATACAAGGAGTAAACCGGTATTACATAAAGCATCTCTAACAGGTATACCATTATTTACTGGAACTTTTCCTGTCGCTAAATCCCACTCTGCAGCTGTATATGGTGAAGTATTTTGGTTGCCTCCTACTGTTCTCATTCCAACTGTAATCATTGGATCATATTGGATAAAATTTAGATAAGTGCTTCCATTTGGCTCATTCGTAGGTATTACTTCTTGTGCACTTCCTGTAGTTATTTCTCTTAACTTTCTTTGGGCAAATAACTGGTCATCGTCGGCACCTACTGATGTAAACATAACAGGATCTCTAGTACGTGAACCAAACGTATTAACATAAGCTCTTGAACCAATAACAACATCTTCGTCAGTTCTAGAACCAGATAAATTTTGATTAATTTTAGTAATATTAGCACATAATAATGCAGATAAATAATACTTATCGTGTCTATCAGTTGTATGACCAACTAAAATATCATTACAAATAGAATCACTTCTTACTCCAGTTTCCTGTGAAATATTTTTAATTTGTGTTGTTCCGCCACAAACAGTTACTGCGGTTGTTTGATCTTTATCAAATGCGGCCATTAATACTTTAATATTAGTATTAATTCTTTCAAACCCGTTAACACCGACTGGGACTTGGTTATAGTGCATTGTTGGGTAATTTTGGAGGTCGATTCTTGTTCCTCTTCTGTCAATGTAAACAATAACATTACCTCTAGAGTATAAAATGTTTACTTCTCTTTGGACAACAACATTACCTTCAATAAAATATTGTCTTTGTGCTTGAGATAATTCAGATCTTAAGAAAATTGCGTTACTTCTAGCATCAGTGTAGTTTGATCTAGTTGTAGCTCTGAATGTAACCATAGGAATTCTAGTAACAGTTGGTCTAACATTAACAGAATATGGGTTGTTCGCCATAATAACAGTTTGAACTGGTCTTGTAGTTACAACAGTTGGTCTATATGAGAAAGCAGATAAAAGTCTTTTAGCGATAGTACCATCGTGTCTACCGTAGACGAGGTCAGGATTATCGTATTTATTTAATCTACAAACATCAACATTTGCCATAAAGTTTCTGAATGATTCATCGTAGCATCTACCATTTCTTAATGAAATAACATTGTGCCATAATGAATTTTGTAAATTAGCTCTGTGAAGTAAATCAGCCATTGGTGATCTGTGATCGCAGATAATATCATTTGGGTCAGTGACCATATCGTAGAATAATTCGTAGTCTGCTCTAGTAGTTAAAGCTTCTTTGTTGTATCTGGATTTAACAATACCAGCGATATTACTTAATAAAAAGTGATTATCGAATTCGTGGTTAGCTCTTAAGAAAAGAGCAACGAGTAAAGGATGAATGTGGTCGGTTTGATTGTGTTTGTTTTTATCAAAACGAACAACTAAAGCTTCAGGTGAAATAGGACCGTGTGTTGATGTTGCACCATCAAGTAAACCATCACCGTAAACTAAAGATTGGAGAACAACTTGAGCGTGGAGCTGTTTTGAGTCAGCGTATAATTTTAAGATTTCTTGGAGTGCTTTGTAATCTCCACCTTGTAAAGTAAATCTACCGTCACCTCCTTTTCCTGCTTCAGCTAGGTTTCCTAAGATTCTCATCATATTAGTAACAGGAACAACAACTTCATTTTGTCTTGAAGTACCAGCTAATTCTTGTTCAAACATTCTTTGGAATTCAGCGAATTCAGCAGCTGATAAACTATGTTTTCTAGCGTGAAGTTTAGCTTTTTCTAAAATCATATGATATGGAATATTAGCGTGAGCATATTTGTTTCTGACGGCGCTGGCAAAGTTTTTAGCTTTTTTGACAACATCCGCGTGTCTATGAACAAAAACTCTTTCAATTTCATCAACTAATTGGTCGTCTCCATATTTATTTCGGAGTGTTAATAAAGTATTTTGATTCGCGTTATTACCTAAAGCAAATAAGTTGGCAACTTCTTTTTCGATAGTGTTACCACTTTTAGGGGCACTTCTTTTTGAACCTCTTGGCATTTATATATACTATAATTTAGAAATTAAATTTAGAAAAATTTTTAAAGATTTTTAATTTTTTTAAACTTAAAAATTAAAAATTTTTTATATATTTTAAAAATAATTGATATTTTAATATTTTTAAAGATAAATTTATAATGGTAATAATGAAAGAATTATGGATTAATAAATGGAAACCGAATAATATTAAAGAATTTATTGGTAATAAAAATAATATTAAAATTTTAGATAGATGGTTAGAAACATTTGATACTCATAATGAAAATTCTATAATAATAACAGGTACATATGGTATTGGTAAATCTCTAATAACTAAATTATTATTAGACAAATATAATTATAATTACAATATTATTTATCCAGATGATATTAAAAAACATAGAGCAGATGATGATTTCTTAGATATTTATAATTATAATAATTCTATTAATTGTAAGGTAAATATTAAAAATACGACTAAAAAAAAAATAGCCGTTGTTTTTGATGAAACTGAATTAATATCATTGTCAAATGAAAGAAAATTTATATTATCAATTTATAAAAATAATAATAAACATAAACTATTTCCATTAATATTTATTTCAAATAATCATCATAGCAAGTTAATTAATGATTTAAAAAAAAATTGTACAGAAATTAAATTCCCACCTCCTTCTACATTTGATTTGATAAAATATGTACATTATATATGTAAAAAAGAAAAACTACAAATAACAAATAATGAAAATATATTAAAACTGATAGAGTTTAGTCAAAAAGATATAAGACGATTGATTAATATTTTACAGGAATTTTCATATAACTATAAAGAATTAAATAATAAAAATACCGATGAATTTATTGATAACTCAATAAAAAAGAATGTAGATATAGGATTATATGACGCTTCTATCAATTTACTAAATAAATATAATGATTATAATACAACTTATAGATTATATGAAACTGAAAAAGTTTTACTACCTTTAATGATAAATGAAAATTATTATAAAAAAGTATTACAAAAAAAGGATAATTGGAAATTACAACTTGATCAACTATTAAATATATCAAATTCAATATCAATAGGAGACCTGATAGAAACTAGTATATATACAGACCAAAATTGGTATTTACAAAATATACACGGTTATTATACCTGTTTAAATACTTCTTATTGGATAAATAAATCAGACTATTTATTAAAATATAATGATATTAAATTTAGCGCTGATTTAAATAAAACGTCTTTAAAAAATATAAATAAGAAAAATATAAATAGTTTACATAAAATTATAAATAAAAAAAATATTGAAGAGCTACTCATTTTATGTAAATTTAGTAATACATTATTTAAAAATAATGAAAATGAAAAATTAATTACAATTTTAAAATCTTATAAAAAAAATATAAATATAAAAGACATTGAATTATGTTTAAAAATAGATAAAACAGTTGAATTTATTAGTTTGACAACAAAAGAAAAGAAATTAATTGAAAGTAAAATAGACAATATATAATTTTTTTTCTAATAAAATATATATATGAAGTTAATAATACTTTTATTATCTATTTTATTTATTTATTTATTTATCCATGGTAAAAGTAGAGAAAATTTTAATAATGATTGTTGTTTAGAAAATTGTAATTCTAAACCACAATATTTAAGTAAAAAATGTAAAGAAAATTTAAGTGAAGCTAGATATAATTTTAATACATATTTTGATTTACAATTTACAGAAGAAGAATTTGATATATTAAAAGCTAAAATAGAAGATAAGTATAGTAAAGTATACAATGAAATAGATTTAACTAAAATTAAATTAGATTTTGGCGAATTGGACGATTCAACAGTTAATAAAATAATTAATGATACAACTTATGAAATTCCTGGCGAAATTGAATACTTGTATTAATTTAAAAATAATATCTAAATAATATATATATAATACAATGAATATAAATTTACTTATTGAATTAAAAAAAGAATATACTGAATTATTATTAGAAATTTTAGCTCCTCATATTTATGATGGATTTACATATTTATATAAAAAGGCTAATGATTGTAGCACAGAACAAAAAGTATTAAAAACTTTTCAAAAATTACTGAAACAAATCCCAAAATGGGATAATGATATATTAAAAAAAGAATATGAGCGAATTATAAATAATACTAGAGATAAATATCCTTGGTTAATTGATTTAATAAAAGCAGTAATTAAATCAAATATAAAAATTTTAACAAATAAAAATATACCACTTAGTGTATATAATGATATTAACATTTTAAATTTTATTCATACTATATATATTGAAAGTGCTAGAAGAATATGGGACGATCCATTTTTATATTATCACGATTATTCTGGATTAGATTTAAAAAGAAATTATAAAGATTCAATTGAATTAATAGAAAAATCTATTATATCAACAATAAGAAAAATTTTACCTATGAAATTAATTTTAGATAAATACTTGGGGGAAAATCAAAATAAAGGAGAAGAATTTAATTTTGACGTAAATCTTATAAATAGTAAATTTAAAAATATTCCTTTATTATTAGAAATTGATTCAGAACAAGAATCAATTAAAAAAGATAATGAAAAAATGATTAAGATTAATAGTGATAATCAAAGTGATCATAAAAATTATAGTGATCGTCGAAGTGATCGTCGAAGTGATCGTCGAAGTGATCGTCGAAGTGATCGTCGAAGTGATAGTCGAAGTGATCGTCGAAGTGATAGTCGAAGTGATCGTCGTAGTGATAGTCGAAGTGAACATAAAAATAAACATAAAAATAAACATAAAAATAAACATAAAAGTGATAATCATAGTGAACGTCGAAGTGAACATAAACATTATAGTGATAATCATAGTGAACGTCCAAGTAATAATATTAAATATAATTCGCAAAATAAAAATTCAGAAAAATCAATTAATACTCAAAATATTAAAAATCAATTATTAAACATTATTGATAATAATGTTAAATTTACTGAATCAAATGATATTTTTCATAGACAAAATAGTATAAATAATTCATCTTCGACTTTAAAAAAAATAATCAATCAGTCTATTAATAAGTCAGCGGAAACTAAAAGTTTATCTGTAAATAGCAATGTTAAAAAACAAATTGAAAATAATTTAGCAGACACTGAATCATTAACATATAATCAAGAAAAATCTCATAAAAATTATCAAGACATTTTTTCAAATAGTGATATTAAAAGTAATAATGGTATTATAGAACAAGATACAAATATTAATACACAAGAAAAGCATGAAAAAAAGAATAGAGATAAATTTTTTAATAATTATTTGAATATTTGAATATTATTAATTATTATTATCATCATTATAATGAATAGACGGCAATATTCTATCGAATATCGCAAATAAAATTGACACTACAAATGTTATTTTTAGAGTATCTATAGTATTAACTGATTGTTCTGGTATAAAACTAACAGAACTATACATCAATAAACTCATTATAACATATTTTAGTAATTTATTAACTATACTGTTTAAAGCCATATATATTTATATTAGAAAAACATTTCTAATATAAATTAATGTATCCAATATTTCTAGTAATTTTATTTACATCAAGTATAATATATTTATTTAGTAAATCTGATAAATCTTATAAATCTGATAAATCTGATAAATCTTATAAATCTGATAAATCTTTAAAAAATATATTTAATAAATCAAAAACTATAATATTTGTAATTAGTATAATATTATTAGTTTACACTTTTAATAACGAAACTATAAAAATAGATAAAATAGAAAAGGTACTACCAGAAATTTATACAAATAGGGTTAACTTTTAAATTTATAAAATCTACATTAATTTAATGACATTAAAAGATATAAAATTAGGTTCTTCGCGCTTAAGAATACACAAATTTAATATTAAAGAGATGCCAGATAATGTTACAATCGCAATGATAGCAAAAAGAGCATCGGGTAAAAGTTATTTAACAAGAGAAATTTTATTTCATAAAAAAGAGATACCTACTGCTATGGCAATAAGTAAAACTGAAAAATTAAATAAATTTTACGGTGAATTTATACCAGATATTTATATTTATAATAATTATAGTACAGGTATTCTAAATAGATTATATAGCAGACAGTCTAAAATGTCAGAAGATAATAATATAAGAAAAAAAGAAGGAAAAAAATTAAAAGACGATCGTGTTATATTAATTATGGATGATTGTATGTCTTCAAAAGGCACTTGGGTTAAAGAAGAGCAAATTTTAGAATTATTTTTTAATGGACGCCATCATCATTTATCATTTATATTAACAATGCAATATGCAATCGGTATACCACCTGAAATGCGTAGTAACTTTGATTTTATTTTTTTATTAGCTGAAGATTTCATATCTAATAGAAAAAGATTATATGATCATTACGCCGGAATGTTTCCAAGTTTTGATGTATTTCAACAAGTATTTACTCAAGTGACTGCAGATTATGGTTGTATGGTAATTAATAATAGAGTACATTCAACCGATGTAACTAAAAAAGTTTTTTGGTATAAAGCAAAAGAAACTCCCGAATTTACAATGGGTTCAAAAAAATATAAAAAATTTCACAAAAAAAATTATGATCAATATTGGAATAAAAAAATAGAAGTATTTAATATTAATAGTATGGTTAATAAAAAGAAAAATAATATGAATTTAATAATAGAAAAAGTTAAATATTAATATCTGGGGGATCGGTATTTTTAGCCTCTCCTAAATCATCGAGTTCCTTTTTAAGATTAGTATTATTTTCTTGACAAGATTCTAGTTTTTCTTCCATCTTCTTAATTTGTTCATCTATATTATCTAAACTAATTGTTAATGTTTTAGCTTCTTCCATAGATTTTATCTTGCTTAATTTTTCTGTAATTTCATTTTTCAAAGTATTTTTAGATTCAAGATTTTCATTAAGATTATCAACCATTTTCTCGGTTTTCCTCATTTCGTGGAACACTCGTGCTTTTTCCATATTATCTTTATGTCCTTTCATAATAGTATTAAGTTGGTCGTTAGCATATTCTGAATCATTTACTTTATCTGAATTTGGATCTGGATCGTACGGTAACCATTTTCCAACATCTCCTACAAAAACGTGATGTCTATCATCGTGTTCTTGAATTAGTTTAGCATGAGCACAAGCTCTGTCATATGTTTCAAAAACACCACCAATACGAACACCTGTTGTAGTAATAGAAGAATCTTCTTTATTACTTAAGAAAGATAAACAAACAAAAGATTGTCCGCGGGGTACCATAGGTAATACTTCTTGATCTGTCATATAGTTACTATAAAAAATATTCTTTTAAATATAAATTTGTTTTTTAATTTTAAGTTGTTGGATAAAATTCCCATTTCAAATGCTTACAAAATTTACTCCAAATAATATCTTGTTCCATTAATTTAGTTGGTTTTAACATTGGAAAATATACAAGTAAATCATCTAAATCTAATAATTCGCTAAATTTATATAATATATAAGGATAGGATAAAAAATTTTTTCTACCTTTTGGTTTGTATAAATCCCAAGGTTCTTGTATTTGGAAAAACATATTAATAAATTTTTCTTCCATTTCATTAGTAATATGTGGAGGTGGTTGTCCTGATAATTTATTAATAATAAATGGGATATGTTCATATAATTTATTATAACCTAATTTTTTTAAAATAGGTTGAATATTTTGTCTAGAAATATTGGTTAAATTTGTGATTCTTTTTTTATTTAATTCGTTTATAATATTTATGAATATTTCTTCAGAAATATCTGTTGTTTCTTTAGCTTGAAATTGATTCAACCATTCTTTAAAATGATTTCTTCTTTGATAAGGTGAATAATCTTTAATTTGTTTATCTTCATCTATAATTATAAATTCCATTAATCCACAACTAGGACATATATATGAAGATTTGCTATAATCAAGAATTTTTTCCACATTACAAATAGTACAATATTTTATTCTATTTTTTCCATTATCTTTATTAATTCTTATGCCATCAATTCTTTTACAAAAAGTATTAAATAACTCAGCACGACTGTTTTGTTTATCATCTTGTCTTATATCTGAATTTAAAAATTCTAAAATATTTTTAGATTCAGTAATATTTTCAGTATTCTTTCTTAAATCATAATAATCATTTAATAAATCACCTGTTAAATCGTAATAATTTATTTCAGAATCATTATTTTCAATTTTTGTAATTTCATCAGTATATTTATGTTTTAAATTTAATAAGGTTGCTCGTTTTTCTATATCAAAAACAATATGTTTATTCTTATATTCTTCAATTTTATTTAAGTCACTATTTACTTTTTCACGTTTTTTTTTTAGTTGGTCTAATGAATTTATTTCATTACCAATATTCATAACCATTTGTTTATGTTTATTCTCTAATGTATTAGAATCTTTTACATTATTTTTATTTTTATTTTTATTTTTATTTTTATTTTTAATTCTAAAATTGCTCGAAGGCATTTTAATATAATAAATTACTTAAAAAAACCTTTAAATATAATTTTTTTTTAAAAAATGTAACTTTTAATAGTATTTTAATACTAATTTAACAAAAAAAAATAGATTTAAAAATAAAAAATTTAAAAATCTAAATTTTTTATCTAATATAGGTTATATACACAATGGCTGGTGCTTTAATGCAACTCGTCGCTTATGGCGCACAAGATGTTTACCTTACCGGTAATCCTCAAATTACTTTTTTTAAAGTTGTCTACAAAAGACACACTAATTTTGCTATGGAATCTATGGAACAAACCGTTGAAGGTGATACAACTGCTTTTAACTCAAGATTAACTTGTAAAGTCTCTAGAAATGGCGACTTAGTTGGTAGAACTTGGGTTGAAATGACTATTGGAGGTGATCCGACACACCAATGTAATAGAGTTGGTTTTGCTATGTTAAAAGAGGTAGAATTAAGAATTGGAGGACAATTAATAGATAGACAAAGTGGGACTTGGATGAATGTTTGGACTGAACTTACAAAATCAAGTGATCAAAAAAGATTATTAGATGTTATGGTTGGAGACTCAACTCAAAGAAGAGTTAACTTAAGTGATGATCATGGTGTTGTTAACACTACTGTTACCGGTATAACAACTGCTCACGTTCCTTTACAATTTTCTTTCTGCCGAAATCCAGGTCTTGCTTTACCATTAATTGCTCTTCAATATCACGAAGTTGAGCTTGTTTTAACAACTGCTGCTAACGCAAATGCAGTTTCAAAAACGACTGATGCCGTGGATGTAAAATTATCAAATGTTTCATTATGGTGTGATTACATTTTCTTAGATACTGAAGAAAGAAAAACTTTTGCCCAAAACCCACACGAATATTTAATCGAAACAGTTCAAACTGTAACATCATCAATAAGTGGAACAAATCAAAATAGTATCAGATTACCATTTAACCATCCTGTTAAAGAATTAATCTGGGTTGCTTCACACTCAACTAACACTGCTACTACTGGTGATAATTTTAGTAATTACTCAGCTAAAGGTGCTGCTAATGCCGCCGATGGTGTGAATTCATTATCAAAAGGTTTATTAAGATTAAACGGACAAAATAGATTTTCTGAAAGAGAGGCTACTTATTTTAATGATATTCAACCATACCAACACCACACTGGATGCCCAGCAACTGGTATTAACTGTTATTCGTTTGCTTTAAAACCAGAAGAACATCAACCATCTGGAACTTGTAACTTTTCAAGAATTGATAATGCTGAACTTGTTGTTACCCCAGCTGCTTCTACAGTTACAGCAATCACTGTTTTTGCTCACGGATACAATGTCTTAAGAGTTGCCTCTGGTATGGGAGGTCTTGCTTACTCTAACTAAATATAATACAAATATTATTATTATAATATAAATATTAAAATCTGATTATTTTTTTGAAATGTCATATTTTACGTATAAAAAATTAATATTTTAGAAAAAAAAATATTAAAAATATTCTAAAATATTTTTAATATTAATTTTCTCATAAAAAAACAATAATAAATTTTATAAAAATTATTTTCCAATATTTATTTTCTAATATAGGTTATATACACAATGGCTGGTGCTTTAATGCAACTCGTCGCTTATGGCGCACAAGATGTTTACCTTACAGGTAATCCTCAAATTACTTTCTTCAAAGTTGTTTACAGAAGACACACAAATTTTGCTATGGAATCTATGGAACAAGCCTTAACTGGTACACCAAACTACAATAACAAAGTTACTTGTAGAATTGCTAGAAATGGTGATTTAGTTGGTGCTTGCTACGTTGAAGCTACTTTCGCAGAATCATCAATTGATGGTAAAAGAATGTATAATCCAAGACCTGGATTTAATATGATTAAATCTGCTGAACTTAGAATAGGTGGCCAAAAAATTGACAAACAAAGTGGAATGTGGATGGATGTCTGGACTGAATTAACCAGCAGTTATGATGAATCTTTACAATTAAATGGTTTAGTTGGTTCAAGAATACAAACCGCGGTAGGTTCAACTAAAGGAGCTATTGCTTCTGGTTTAATTGGTACTTCAAGTACTGCTGAAGAAGCTTCAACTGTTTCACAAACAGTCAATACTCCATTACAATTTTCATTCTGCAGAAACCCTGGATTGGCAATTCCTTTAATCGCACTCCAATATCACGAAGTCGAAATTGTTCTCGAGTTTGCCAAAAAAACTCATATGACACATTTAACAGGAGAAGTGTCAACGGCTAACTCTAATGTTACAGATTTAGCTAATGTCAGTTTATGGGCTGATTACATTTTCCTTGATACTGAAGAACGTAAAAACTTTGCCCAAAACACACACGAATATTTAATTGAAACAGTTCAAGAAAATACCGATAATGTTACTCAAGGTTCAACAGATAACATTAAATTAACCTTTAACCACCCTGTTAAAGAATTAGTTTGGGTTTACAGTAACGGTGATACAACTTTCGGAAATTACGGTAATGACAACACTGACGGAGGTAACACTACAAACCCATGCTCAAGTGCTATCTTAAAATTAAACGGTCAAGATAGATTTGCTTCAAGAAATGGTGATTACTTCAATCAAACTCAAGTTTATCAACACCATTCAGGTAACCCAAAAACTGGAGTTAACTGCTATTCATTTGCTTTAAGACCAGAAGAACATCAACCATCTGGAACTTGTAATTTTTCAAGAATTGATAACGCTGAATTAAGCATTACTAATAATGCTGAATTAAATTCAAAAACCCAACTTAATGTTTTCGCTCACAGTTACAATGTCTTAAGAGTTGCTTCTGGTATGGGTGGTCTTGCTTACTCTAACTAAATACAATAAAAAATATTAATATTGATATTAATTTAATTATAATAATTTTATAATAATTTTTTAATAATTATAAGATTTTACGTATAAAAATTAATATTTTAGAAAAAAAAATATTAAAAATTTTCTAAATAAATTTTAATATTAAATTTCTCACAATAAATTTAAAATTAATTTTCTAAAATTAATTTTCTAATATTTTTTCTCTAATATTTATTTTCTAATATAGGTTATATACACAATGGCTGGTGCTTTAATGCAACTCGTCGCTTATGGCGCACAAGATGTTTACCTTACCGGTAATCCTCAAATTACTTTTTTTAAAGTTGTTT